CCAGAACAGAGACCTTTTTGTGTGATTCACCCCCTCAAACAGAGACCTTTTTGTGTGGTTTTCACCCCCTAAATGCGTCTGGAACGAAAGAAAAATCGTTACACTGATGTTGTTTTCTTTTAGTATTTAAATAAAAAAAACAACATCACCCTGGAGGAGCATGCCCAAAAGCCAGAACAAAATTCCTGCTGAACGCCGTGACGAAATCAACATCGCCAGGCTGGGCATCATCAGCATCCAATCCCGGGTGGACACCAGTGTCACCCGATGGAAAACCGCCTTCGAAATTGACCGACGCCCATACCGCGTGGAATGCGTCGCACCCGATGGACGGCCCCATGGCATTGACTCCGACATTGTGCTGGCCATCCAGACCCTTTACGTGCGGGCAGGATGCCCAGACCACGGCTGGGTGCACACCACCGCCTACGAACTCGTGGACCTCGCAGGCCTGCAGAAAAAAGGCGGCAGTTACCAGCGCATCAAAGAATCCCTCGTGCGCCTCTACACCACCAGCTTCTTCGTCTCAGAAGGCTGGTACGACAAAAACAACCAGCGCAAATGGGGCACAGACACCATGCGCTACATCGACCGCATCAAATACCTCGGCAAAGACGAACAAACCGAACTGCCCGGGCTGGACCAGAGCTCCACCCTCAGCATCAAACTCGGCGAGCAACTCGCCGAAAGCATCCGGGCCCGGTTCACCCACGTGCTTGATGGCAAACTGCTGCACCAACTGGAGCAACCCCCCGCAAGGGCCCTGTACCGCCTTCTGGAGGCCCACCGCACCACCGGAGGCGTGCGCACCCTTGAACTCATCGTGAACCTCGACGACTGGCGTCACGCCTGCGGGATCAGCAGCGACCGGCCAGAAATCATCCGGCGCACCCTCACCCCCGCCCACGAAGAACTCATTGCAGCAGGCTACCTGCAAGAAGTGCTGCTCGAAGGGCGCGGCAAAAAGCAAACCCTCACCTACCGGTTCCAGAACGACAACGCCCCGGATCCGGCACTGGTGGAAATGCTCATCGGGGCTGGCTTCGCTCGGGGTGCCGCCACCGAAATGGTCAAAGTGCACGAAGACCGCATTGAACCCGCAGTGGCCTACGCCCGGCACCGCAAAGAAGCCGGCTACCAGGTCCGCAGCATGACCGGACTGATCGTGGACATCCTCAAAAACCCCGATCGTTACGTGCTGCCCAGCACCCAGAGCGTGACCACCGTGGCCCTCACTGAAATTGCACGCCTGCACGTCGAACAGGCCGAACAGCAGGCCCACAAAGAATTCGAAGCCCAGCAAGCACAACTCAAAACCCTCACCCCTGCAGAGCAGTACCAGGAAGCCAAACCCGCCCTGAACCTGCTCCTCAAAAAGCACCTCAGCAAAGACGAACTGAAACTGCTCGAACAGGCCTGCCTCTCCGGACGCATCCAAGCAGCAGAACTCAAAGACCAGGTGACTCTGGCCACCGGCAGGCTCACCCTCAGTCAATTCATCCAAGACCTCAAAGCCCAATTGAACGAAAACCAGAACGACTGAGTGTTTTCCGCAAACCCAAACCAGCCACTTTTGAGCATTAAGGAGCCGTGCCACATGCATGACACCACCTGAACCCCTCCCAAAAGACCACCCCTCCCCCACTCTGGGAGGGCTGCACAAAACGCCACAAGCGTGGAATAATCATTCCCAAGGACGGCTGGCGAGCCGGGAAAACGCAAAAAGGACCCCTGGGTGTGGGGACACCCAGGGGGAACGGACAAACAAATTGGTTTGATGGATCCCAAACCTCAGAACTTGGAATCCATCATAGCCGAAAAAGTCTCACCAGCGCAAGCGCTGGGCGGTGCCTCATTGCCTGAATTAAGGCGTGTTGCACATTGAAAGGCTATGGTTATCATGCACATTCAAATTCAGCCAGAGCAGGAAACAATGACCATCACCATCAGTTTTGCCGAGCGGAAGCAACTGCTCAGGACCTGCACCAATGCCTACGAGCTGGCGGGCCTCAGCATGGCCATGCTTGCCTGCGACCTCAGGCCCCTCGACAAATACGAAGAGCTGCCCTGCATGCTCGGGCGCACCGTCCGCAACGTCATCAAAGGAGCCCAGCCGGTGCTTTCCGTATGTGCTGATGTAAGCAATTTGGAAGAATCAAAAGATTTCTTTGTTTCTGTAAGAGAGAAAAACAAAAACCGTACATACCAACATACGGAAAGCATCCCCCAGGAGGACCGCGACCGCCTCCGGGACCTCTCCCAGAAATCCGGGGTGCGCCTCAGCCAGGTGTACGCCGCCCTGATCCGCCACGGCAACCCCCTCGACTTCCTGACTGGGCTTCTGCAGGACATTGCTGCAGCCCCCAGCTTCCAGAGGGTCATCAACGCCACTGGGCTTTTCGTCTCCCAGACCAAACTCGGGGAACGCCTGCAATTCCCTGCAGGGGTGCGCGAAGAGCAGGACCTGCAGGCCATCGAACAGCAAACGCAAGCGCTTGAAGCGCAGCGCAAAACCCAGAAACTCCTGGAGGATGCCGAGTGGCGTGAAGTCATCGGCGACACCCTGCTGGAAGGCATGACCGTGCGTTACCGGGGCGCGCAGTACACCCTCACTGCCCACCATGGTGATCACCTGACTTTGACCGGCTGGGACCAGGACGGTGAGTACCACGAGCAGGTTCAGCTCTCCGCCCTGACCCCCGGGAATTTCATGATTGTTCTTGCAGGCACTCCAGAGCCTTCCCTGCCTTCACCGGAGCCTGCACCAGCACCAGAAACACCCTTGGACATCGAGCGGGTGATTCAGGAAGCCCTGAGTGCGGACCCCCTGACCGCGAAGTTCCTGAAGGGCCTGAAGCGCTCTGGAGGGGTGAAGGCGGCGCTTTCATGAAAGTGTTACGGATTTTCGGGTCTTTTTCGCCCATGAAGCCCTTTGAGGATTTATGCTGGAGGCATGCGCCGATTCACGAAACACCTTTTGATCCTGTCCTTGCTGGCCGTCTCCTGCATTCCGACCGTTCACGCCCAAGTTCCGAGGCCACCCGGCAACTGCTCAGGCACCGGAAGTGGGTGCTGATGAACGTCCAGAGAAACCCGGTGTGGGTGAAGCTGTGGCTGTTGGGGCTGTCCGCTCTGGCCCTGACAACCCTGCTGGGGCCTCCCGGCAACTGCTCTGGTGGGGGTTGCTGAAAGCCTTAGGCGACACCCCTTGACGCCCGAAAAACGTGTTTCAGAGAGGGTTTTTTGGTAGAATGGGTTATGGTTGAGCATGCTTTGAAAACCCCTGAGCCTGTGAAAGAAAGGCCCCATTACCGCCGTTGGGCGGAGGTGCCGGAAGGACTGGTCACCAAAACCACCCTGAGACGGGAGGGCCTGAAGCCCGCCCCGAACCAGCAGCATGTGGCCACCGTGACATACGGGCCAAGCCGGGACACTGCCCTGCTGTACCGGCGCAGCGAAGCCGTTCCCAAAAAACCCCTCACCGAAGCCCAGAAAGCCGGAATCCTGAGGGCCCAGGAGACCCGGGCGGAAAATGAACGTCGGGCATACGAAAAAGAGTGGGCTCACCTGCAGGCCAGAGAGGAAGCCCGGCAGGCGCAGATGGCTGAGGATTTCGAACGCCATTTGAAAGAAGCCCAACAGGAAGCCCTGCAGAACGTGCTGACTTTCCTTGAGCGTCACCCTCGGGACACCTGGCGGATTCTGGACACCGAAACCACCGGTCTGCAAGGCGAGGTGATCAGCCTGAGCATCGTTGATGGGTACGGGAATGTGCTGTACGACCAGCTCCTCAGGCCCATCCGGGATGAGATCGAGGAGGGTGCTTTCAGGGTGCACGGGATCCGGATGGAGGACCTGGAAGGCAAACCGTCATTCGCGGAGGTGTGGCACCTCGTTGAGCCCCTCTTGCGAGACAAGACCCTGCTGGCGTTCAATGCGGACTTTGATCGGGAGCGGCTGTATTACTCCCTGAGGCTCGACCCGAGTCCCTGCTGGCCGAAACCCACCCTTCTGGAGTGGGAGGGCCGGAACTCCTGGGTGTGTTTGATGCTGCTGGCCTCATCACGGCTGGGGTTCGTGAAGGAACACCGGGGGTACTTTGATGGGTTCTGGTGGTTGAAGCTCGACGAGGCCTGCTGGCGTGCAGCGATCACCCTCGGAAAGTTGCCCACCTTGAGGCCCAGGCACCAGGCCAAAGCGGACGCCCTGTCGTCCTTGGAGCTTTTGAATGACCTGCTGGAGCATGGGGCCAGAGAGCGGGACGGTCTGCCCGTGGAGCCTTTTTTGACGTGGCCGACTGCCGCTGAGGTGGAAGCGGCAGGGCTCGGGCACTGGGGCAGGGCATCATCGGCATGGCTGGAGATCACCCGAAAGGGTGCCGTGGTGGGCCGGGTGTTGTGGTGGCCAGTGAGCCGTTTGCTGCCTTGCTTCTGGGAGATGCACAAGAAACTCCCAGATCTGCCTTTTGAGGCGGTGCAGGCGTGGTGGACCGGGGCAGTGGAGAAAGCCCGGGCCTGCCAGCCGGGTGAGCTCGGTGAGTGCCGGCAGGTGATCGGAGAGTGGGGGTTCTCTCTGGACTGGTCCCCTGAACCCGAAGAAGAGGAATGACCGCAGCAATGCAGTTTACACATTTAACAGCAGATGTTTGTTGTTAAACAGATAACATCTGCTGTTTGACGGAACTGAAAGCCCCCTTGCAGCACGCAGAGGGGGGTTTTCAGTTCAGGTTTCTCTGGAAGGGGATTTCAGTGGGTTGCCCGTCAATGAACCGGATCTCGGGTTGCCAGGTGCGGAAATCTGGGGTGGCTTCCCCGAGGAGGAACAGGGGTTCCTCGAAAAGCTCGATCATGACTTGGTGGTGGATGCGGTGGCAGTTGGGGCAGGCGTAGGCCAACCCGAGGTCTGGCCAGTCAAAGTCGAAGGGGTGCTGGCAGGTGCAGCACTTGCCGTGGACCAGTTGGTCTTTCATGGTTTCAGTTTTTCATGGGTGAGGGGTGCTGGGGTGGGTTGGTCTAGGGATCAGGGCTTTTTTGGAGTTTCTTCAAATTGACTTTGCGCTGTAATGCGTTTTAAGGGGTTTCGGGGTGCGGAAGGTATCAGAATACTCAAAAGGGTTTTGAGGGGGCTTGCTTTTGACTTGGCGCAATGGATTTCATCGTTAAACGTTTAACAACTAACAGATAACTGCTGATTCCTACGATAAAGCGCACTATCGTAGACCCCTCCCAAGTTGCAGAGGACAAACCCCTCCGAGGGCTTTAAAATGAAAGGGCTCAATCCAATGGAGGCACCCATGAAATACAGCAAGTTTGAACGGTTCAAAATGATTCAGCAAATGCGCATCCTCAAAGCCCTTTACCCCCTGCAGGCAGAGCAGTATCAGGAGAACATCAAAGTTCTGGAAAACGGCTTTGAACTCGAAATAGACGAATTGAGCGATGGGCTCTACGAAGGGCTCGATCGGCATGGATGCGAAGAAGTTCGAGCCATTCTGGACATGGTGGCCGTGATGCAGCGCTCGAACGAAAACCTCGGGTTTCCCATCCCAGAAGAAAAAGTGAAATTCCAGGGTTTTGCAGGCAACGATCACTTTGCCCAGCACTCCTACATCAAGCACCTGATCGATGACACCAAAGAATATGAGTATATTAAAGGCGTGTTGAACAGTCACAACCCCTACACGTTTCCTTCCTATCAGAAAATGCTGGAGCGCTGGCGGAGTTGGGGGCAACCTCACCAAATGAGCGCTGAGAAAATTTTGGAGCTTCTAGACTCCCAGTGATTATGCAGCTCCACGTGTGCAGTAATCAAAATCAGTAATGCTCAGCAACTCCCGGAGGTTCTGCACAGCCAGAGCTGCTCTGGATTGCTGGGTCATGGGGCCTTGCTGGACCCGCCCCTGCCAGTTCCAACCGTAAGCGGCCCACTGCACGTAACTGCTTGAATCGCTGGAGTGCACCCCGAGGTCTTGCATGAGGTGGATCAGTTCAGGGGTCCCGAGGCCAAAGGCATGCACGTGCATGGGTCCGCTTTCCTCCAGCACCGTTTCCAGCACCTGCTGGACCGCCCTGAGGTCTCTGGCTTTCGGGACCAGAGCACCCACCCCCACCCCGTCGAACCCGGCATCTCGGTAGATGCGAACGGCTTCTTTTGCGGTTTCCGGGCACAGGGTTTGCAGGCTGGCGTAAAGCCGCATGGTTTTCTGCTTGCGGTTTTTGATTGCCCACAGGGCATTCAGGATTGTGTAGTGGTACCGGCGCTTCTGCTCCTGCCAGTCCTGCTCGGGCAGCACCATGAAATCCAGCGTGAAAGCAGTGCTGGCGTGCCGTTCCTGCAGGGCCAGCACCCCTTGAGGGGTGAGGGTCTCCCCTTTCACGGTCATGCTGGCATGGTCCCCTCGGGGGTGGAGCCGGGTGCTTTCGTGCCGACTGGCGAAGCCGCCACTGTCGATCATCAGTTTCACGGGTGGCTTGCCGGGTGGGAGTTGCAAAGCGGACTGGTGGGACACCATCACGGTGTCCACCAGAGCAGGCAGGTGGGGGCGCACCAGGTCATCGATGGGGAAGCGGCCCCCAAAGGTGGTGACCGGAATGAACTTCATGCTTCCCCCTGCTCGAAAGCCTGCTGGTAGCATTCCAGCACCTCCTCGGCACTCTGGAACAGTCGGGGTTCAGGGTCGAATTCGTCGTGGAGCATGGCGTGCCACTGGCCATTCCCGAGGCAAAGCAGGTCCATGTGGCCTTCTGGACCTTGCAGGTTGGCGATGATGCGCAGTCCACGTTGCTCGAATTCCAGAGCGGCTTTGAGCTCCTCGGGGGTGTGGACGTTCAGGCCGGTGTGGATGGCTTCGATGCACTCTTCTACGGTGCGGTGGTTGCCTTGCGCCCAGAGCACGAAGAAGGGGACGTTGTTGGTGAGGATCTGCCAGCCGGTGAGGGTGTAGGGGGCGGAGAGTGCGCGGCTGGGCATGCCAATTTCGTGATCTCCGATTTCAAACAGGAAAAATTGGTCTTTGGTGTTGTTGAAAAGGGGAAAGCCGAGGGCTTCTTCGATGGCAGCGAAGTCTGGGTTCATGCGGCTACCCCATCGGTTTCCACTTCGATTTCGATGTTTCCGGTGCCTTCGCATTCGGGGCAGGTCACTTCGTCGATCTCGGGGTAAACTTGCCCGTTAGAGTATGAGCGGCTTGTTTTGAAGAGGGTTCCGTGGCCTTGGCAGTAAGTGCATTCGGTGGTTTCAAAGTGGGTCATGTTGGTCTCCTTTGGGGTTGGGTGTCGCGCGTTTGCTTCCCGGCTGGGCGCGTCCTGATGTCATTTATTGTATATCGGATAGATATACTTGTCAACAGGTGAAAACGCGAAAAAGCCCTTGTGGGAAACTGTAAAATAAAATCGTTTAACAGCTAACAGAAAACAGAAAATGTTTAAATTCACACAATCTGCTATGATCGAAAAATGGCAACCAACCAGAAATTTGTGATGGTGGCATCAGGGAAAGGCGGCGTGGGCAAAACCACCACTACCGTGCACCTGGCCTACCTGCTGCAAGGGGTGATCGTGGACCTTGACCCCAAACAATCCACCCAGTATTTCAGCAACCTCAAAAGCCCAGTGATTGGCCTGCAAGACACCCTGCCAGAGGGCATGAATGTGATTGTGGATTTGCCTCCAAGCGCAGAGCTGGTGCAGAAGTACGCCCAGCATTATGCGGCGGCCATGACCCATGTGATCATCCCGGTGCAGCCCACCGCTGAAGATTACGCACTGGCCCGCAACCTGCACGGCATTTTTTCGGTGTTTCCGAGGGTCAAAGTGGGCATCCTCCTGAATTTCCTCGGGAACGATCGGGATTCCAAAATTGCTCCTTCTTTGATCAAAGACACTTTCAAATGGGATTTGATCGGCCAGATCGGTTACAAGCCTGCCGTTTTCAGATCGGTGCGCGCTGCCGGAATTTCCATTGATTCGGTGGACTGCTACATGCCCACCTGCTTGTGGGTGAACTCCTGATGGCTGCGAAAAAGAAAACCACTGAAGAACTGCTGGAGGAAAGACGCCAGCAGGTGATGCAACAAACCGAAAAAACCTCTGAAAACTGGAAGGCCCTCAAGGCCCCAGAGCTTCCCGCCATCAAGCCCACCGAGGCCTCTGCTTCATCACCAGTGCTCACTGAACTTTTGGGTTACCGGGTGAGTGAACGGCAAAAACAATGGCTGGCTTACCATGCCGAGCAGCAAGGCATCACCTTGACCTTGATGCTCGAGGAGCTGGTGAATGCCCGGTATGGCATGCCTCCAGAGAACTGGGTTGCGCCTTCCCATTTGCGGAAGAAGCGCAAGAGCAGGCGTGGCCACCGTTGAGTTAGCTGTTAGTTGTTAAACATCAGACCTGCATTGCGCGGGTCTGTTTTTTTGGCTCTGGGAGCCAGAGGGGGCTGACAAGTACATCAATCTGATATACAATTAAATCAAGGAAAACGAGCGCCCAGCCGGGAAGCAAACGCGCTCGTCACACCCAATCCAACCCCCTGAAGGAGAAGGACCATGAATCACATTAACACCCTCAACCCCCTGCAAGCAACCGAACCCCAAAACATCCCCCTGTACCCCACCGACCCTGAACCCACCCCCCCAGCAGCAGGGAAAATCAAACCCACACCCAGCGAAAAGCACGCCGAAAAACTCGAACGGGCAGCCAGAGGTCTTGACGCCACCATCGTGCGCCTCAGCATTCCTGCATTCGCAGGCTGCAACCTCACCCGCAGGCGCGCAGACTTCCGGGCCCAAAAACAAGCCGAGCACGACCACATGAAACAAGTGCAAGCCATCCTCCAGAAAATGGCAGAAGTGGCCCGCCAGAACCAACTGCCCAGCACCCTCAGCAAAATCACCCGCGCCAGCCAGGTCAAAGACCTCCTCAGGTGGTCCGGGTACCTCAACAGCACCGGCTACAACATCGAATACATCTACAGCATCCAGACTGAAAAAACCCTCAAAAGCCTCGGGTTTTCCTGTCTGCAAGACATGATCGATGCCTGCACTTGGGTGGCCACCTTTGACACCCCAGCGGACCCCACCATCAAGCGCATCCAGCAAATCGAAAGCAACCTGATCGGCACCAAAATCCCCGGATTTTTCCCCACCCCCAGACCCCTCATCAACGAAATGCTGCAATACGCCAGCATCCAGAGCGGCCATGTGGTGCTGGAGCCCTCCGCAGGCAAAGGAGACATCCTTGAAGCCATCCAGCAGGCTGAGCCTGCAGCGCAACTGCACGCCGTGGAAATCAACAGCACCCTTGCAGAACTGCTCACCCTGAAAGGCTTTACGGTGCACCAAGGGGACTTCCTGGACCTGACCGGTGAGTGTTTTGACCGGGTGGTCATGAATCCACCTTTCGAAAAAGGTGCAGACATCGACCATGTGCAGCACGCTTACAGCCTGCTCAAAGCAGGAGGCCGGCTGGTCAGCATCATGTGCGAAGGTCCGTTCTTCCGCAGCGACCGCAAAAGCCAGCAGTTCAGGGACTGGCTGCAGCACGTGGATGCCACCATCCACCAGAACCCCGAAAACAGTTTCTCTGGTCCAGAAGCTTTCCGGGCCACCGGCACCCGCACCCGCATGGTGGTGATCACCAAGCAGGCCATGTAGAACCCCCCAGCGTGTTGAGAAGGACGGCTTTGAAGCCGTCCCTTTTCAGCAAGTGAACATGAAAAAGGCCGGGATTCCCGGCCTTCCTTTGGTGCGTGGTTTAAACCAGTTGGTGCTGCCATTTTTTGCCGAGCACCTCGGCGAGCTTGTTGAGGGTTTGCAGGCTGTGGCCGAAGTAGAAGGGGTTTTTCATGCGGTTGATGGCGGCGGGAGCCGTGCCCATGCGGCGCGCCACTTCCCGTTCAGACATGCCAGATTCAGCCAGCGCTGCCTTGATGAGTTCGCTGATGGGGTTCATGGGTGCTGGTTCAATCCAGAGGGCTTCGGGGTTGTTGAAGTCCTCAAGTTCTTCGGCATCGATGTCTTCAAGGGTTTTGGTTTTGGCCTCGGGGATGGGTTGCCCGAGCTTCTGGAGGGTGTCGAGGTGCAGGGTCAGGCCTTGTTCAAGGCGTTCTTTGAGATCTTCTCGGGTTTGTGCGGTGGCGCTCACCTGGATGTCTACGAGGAAGCCGTTCCAGGATGTTTCGTGTGCGATGACTGCGAGGTAAGGCATGTCTGGTCCTTTCTGGAGGTGCATGAGGCTCTTGGGAAGGGTGGGGGAGGGGGCAAAGCCCCCTCTGGTCATTTGAGTCCGAGTCGTTTCAGGTACTTGTTGAGCAGTCCTTTGTCGATGTCGTCCCCGTCGTGTCCTGCGATGGTTTCGAGTTGTCCATCTTTGCTCCACTGTTCGTGGCTGCCTTCTTGTCTGATGGGCTTCCACCCTGCCTTCTTAAAGAGCTTCCGAATTTGGCGGTATTTCATGCACCTCCTTATGTATTCATGTTATCAAATTTGATAACATCTGTCAATACCAAATTTGATAACATTGCCCTTTTTGTACTCAGTTAGATGTTTGCTGTTTTCTGTTTAACAATTAGGATTTTTGTCCTCCCAGAGCGGTTTAAGCGTTGACAAGTATATCTATCTGATATACAATAAATGACATCAGGACGCGCCCAGCCGGGAAGCAAACGCGCGACACCCAACCCCAAAGGAGACCAACATGCCAAACACCCAGCAACCCCAGACCATCGAACAAGACGTCACCTTCACCTTCGACACCGTGTACGAATTCGCCATCCTCACCGGCGCAAACGAAGAAGTGGCCTTGCAAGAAGCATGGCAAGCCGTGGCCAAGCTCGGCATCCAGAAGCCCGAAAAAGGGGTGGTCGCATGACCTCCCTTTCTCTGGGCACTGTGTACCTCCACTGGGTGATTGAAGGCTACAGGATCGGCATGAACCGGCAACGGGCCACCGCTTACGCAGAACGCAAACTGCACCAGCACTGCAAAGACAACGACATCAAAACTGGGCAACTGATCATCCCCACACAGTGGGGGTACACCCAGAAAGAACAGGGGGCAAAGCCAGACGGCACCCACATCACCCTGAAAATCGATCAGGACTGGCTCACCTTCCCGGTGGCCACCGAAACCCAACCCGATGCACAAGACCTCATGCTGAAAGCCCAACAAAGCGGTTGCCTGATCGGAGCCCACCTCATCGACGGACAAATCACAGAAGTCTGGATGGCCCTATGAGCACTTTCACCCCCAAATTCCGCGAAAACCGTGACGGCAAATTCCGTCACTTCTACCGCACCACCGAAAACGGCCATGAAATCAAAGTCCTCAACCTGCAAGACCACACCCCCCGCTTCAAAGGCCGAAGCGACGAGCGATGCAATGGATGCTGGTTCGGCTTCGGCCACAGTGAAGCCTTCCACAACAGCTTTCTGAAAGGAGACAAGTGACCATGACCCACCAACCAGAAGCCTTCTACAACCTCGACGATGACACCTTAAGGGTGGACCTCAGCACATGGATGGAGCCCGAAATCTACCAGCGCTTCATCAAAATGGGCTTCAAACGGTGGCCGAAACAAGAACTGCTCGTCACCAAATGGAGCACCCGCACCGAAGACCTGGTGCTCGAAATCTGCGGCAATTTCGACATTGTGGTCCACGAATCCCTCTTCTCAGACCGGATTGAACGCTTCGAGCAATACGCCCAGAATGCCTCCAGTCGGGCCCAGAGGTTCCAGAAGGCCAGCGACCAGCATTCCGCCCGTTTCTACATGGGGCAACCCATCCTGATCGGCCATCACAGCGAACGCAGCGCTCGGGCCGCCCAGCGCCGGGCCCACAATGCCATGAGTAAAGCCGTGGCTGAAAGCGACCGGGCGTCCTACTGGAAGGATCGCGCAGCCGCAGCAGCCAGAAGGCAATCCCAGAAAGAAAACCCGCAGGTGATTTACCGCAGGATCCTGCGCCTTGAAGCCGACCACCGCAAAGCCAAAAGAGAGCGGGACGGCACCAGAGACCGGCTGGAAAGGATTTATGCCTTTGAAGATGACGGGAAACCTGTGGATTTTGAGAAAAAAGTGCTGGACTTCGAACGGTACTACCAGAGGATCGTTGACCATCTGGAGATGCGCCTCGCTTTCGAGCGTGCCCGACTTGAAAGCGTGGGTGGCCTGGTGATCGCAGACATCAAAAAAGGTGACCTTGTGCGCACCAAACTTGGCTGGGGCGAAGTGGCCGGGGTGGGCCCGAAGAAGCTGAGCATCAAATACCCCAACATGGTTTTCCCTTACAAGATCGGCAGGGAAGAGGTGCTGGAGGTCTGCAAGCCCACTGACAAAAGTGCATGAAAAAAGAGGGCCAGAGGGATACTCTGGCCCTCTCTGGAGTTGCTTTAAAAAGAGTCTCGCACGGCTTGCCGGAGTGCACCTCTGGCCAAACGTTCAAAGAACCCGAAAGGGTCGGTGACAATTTTGAAGATCGTCACGACAATGAAACCCATCACCATGAAGCCCAACAGCGAGGGGTGCTCAACGGCATAAAGCCCTGATGTGTAAGCGAAATAGATCGCGATGAGGCTGCCGAAGCCAGAAAGCAGGATGCCTGGGACGTTGCGGTCATGCAATTCTGTGGCGCAACGCTGCAGCAAGGCAAAAGCGAGAACGGCGCAGATAAAAGCTGTGAGGCCGTTTCCAGCGAACAAAACATAGGGCTCAAATGCCTCCCACATCATTTTCAAAACAATGCTTTTGCCTTCACTTATTGCATCTGGGATGTTTGAAAATGTGGTCTCAATTGTTTTTGTGTGGTCCATGCCTTTCATTATGGGGTCAAGTGCTCAAAAGTTGCTGATGTTTTTCATCTGTCGCCAAACCAGCGTAGACAACGTATAGACCATTTTTTAAAAATAGTCTATAATGATTTGCATGGGAGGACAGACATGACCTACACGAACAGCCAACAGCTTTACAGCGACATCAACGGACTCAAAAGCTACCTCACCAAACGGCACGCCAAAAAAGGCCCAGCAGGGCTCCAGAACCTTCCAAAAGAAACCCAAGCCAAAATCCCCGAAATTGAAGCCCGCATCACCAAAAACCTCGAATGGTTCGACGTCCAGAAACGCACCGAAATCACCCAGAGAGGCCCCTTCTTCACTGGACCCGAAGTCACCGAAGCCCTCTCTGAAAACCTCCTCGGGAATCCAGAGAAACTCCATCGGTTCCTCAAAGGCATCCAGTGCGCCCTGCTCGACCAAAAGGAAATCAAATGGTTTGAAGACATCCTCAAATAAGCAAAGCCCCCCGAGAGTTCGGGGGGCTGAATCACAACTCGCAAACCAATGCCAGCAATCAAGACTTCTGGGAGTCCCCCTTGCCTGACGGACCTTGATTCTGAACCAACGCATTAAATGCGATGGGGGCCATCGCCAAAAGCAGATTTTGAAACAAATCTCGGTCTTTAAACCACCCAAACACCAAAGCCAACAGCACAAGCGAAGCCAAAAGAACCTGCAATACACGATTGCTCATGGGTATTCCTTTCAGAACCACGTTTCCAGCTTCGGAAGGCTTGACAAAGAGCCACATGCCAAAAACGACATAAACGCGTATACTGTGACTCAAGTTCGGACCTCCATGGCCGGATGGAAGCTGCGCCCGACCGTCGGAAGTCAGGCACAGCACTCAAAACTCAGGGCCTTTCACCAGAGCGCCCCAGAAAAGATCAGTGTTCATGATTGGAAGTCGGAAGCACTGGTCTTTTCCTTGCGCACGCATTGTTCATGTTCATCACCCCCACAACCGACAGGCAAATCTGAAACTGAACAGACCACGATTGATCCCCATGGAACTCTGGGCATTGCGCACCAGTTGCTCCTCGAAGGGCTCGATCATGTCATCTCTTGCCCAGTTCTTTAATTCGCCAGTCAGCACATTCATGTAGAGCAGTGTACTGCAAGATTGAAGGAAAGTGTTTTCGTTGTCTGATGGCGGATTGTTGACGTTTGCGGTATGTTAAACACCTTCATTTGGACTTTGTGGAACGTAAAAAAGACACGATGGGCGGAAGGTTTCAGAGTTCAAAAACCATGATGTCGCCAGTCTCATCAGACGGGTAACGTGCCAGTCTCACACCACAGTGATGTGCTGGCCCCACAAAATCAGAATAGAGGCAGAACCGAAGCACACCTCGTTAACGCGAAATGATCCTGCAGCATTGAAGGTAGGGAGTGGCTTTAATCAACCTCTTGATTTAAGGGCATTCACGGAAAAGCTTTTTCTTGTGAACCGGTCAAAGAAGACCCACAGTTCACCGAAGTCCCGCAGTGCACTTAAACTGACCTGAGGTCCGACGCAGTTTGACGCTCTGGCGTTGTATTTTGATCTCATGCACGAATACAAGGTCGGAGCTTTGTACCACCCCCAGAGGACCCGTTGGCCGGAAATCAGCCACTTGCGGATCACGCCGCAAGAAATGGAACTGGTGCTGTTCTGGAATGGCGTCACCAGCAAAGACACCCAGGCCCTCAAGAGGGGCACCAAAGATTTCGGGATTTACTACCAGCAGGACCAGATCTTCTGGCTGTACCGCATTGAGGGCTGCTGTGACTGGAGCGACAGCCCTTTCACGGTGCACCGCACCCCTCAGGCGGAGCGTGGTGCTCCACAACACGATGGTCAAAGGGTGCCGTTCTATGTGCTGATGGTGGAGGCCACCACCGGAATCATCAAAGGCATGCAGCTCGTGAGTCTCACCCCGAGGTTCATGGATGTGCTGCATGAGGCCCTGAGGACGCAAATGGCTGCCCCTTACGACCCGGCAAGCTACGAGCGGAACCTGCAGGCCGTGTACGCCCGGATGACCAGCACGGACCTCCTCAAACAGGCCCAGATCACCGAGACCGCAGGCAGAATATGAAATACAGCACTCGCACCCTGGAGCTGGCTGAGGACGTGCTGCGTTACGTGGAGGAGAACAGCCGGGAGGCCCCGGATGCCCGGCGTTTCAAGGGCGTCACCCGAGCCGAGATGCTGGCTCAAGCTTGGGCTGCCATCCGGTCCCACCACCCGAACCTGAAAGGGGAAATCAACCGCCCTTACCAGCACCTGTGCCTGATGCCCGAGGGAGGCAAGGCAATCCTGAAGGCATTCTGGTCGAGTGCCACGCAGGATCTGCAGGCTGCAGCCGAGGAGCCCGTGAACCTCCACCACCTGCCCGAGGAAACCAGACGCCTCCTGCATGAGCACTTCCTGCAGCGTGGCCACACCCCTGAAGTCCTCGATGAGGTGATCCGCTCGGGCCTCGCTGCCCTGAAAGGAGCAGGCCATGCCTGAGTACACCACCATCGACGGGCTTGCCGACGCCCTGCTGGCAAAGAAAGCCGTGGAGGTCCCCTGGCCGGACAGGATCCCGAAAACCACCCGGTTGCTGGAATCCCGCAAGGTGATGGGCTCCACCCGCAAACTCCGCGCTTTCGAAACCGACTCCGGCACCACCTACCTGTTCAACGACGGCCGGAAACGCCACGCCTTCCAGTTCACCTGAAACGAAAAGACCCCGAGGGTCACTCGGGGTGTCGGACTTCACTGGTTTCAAATCAACTCTTTGGCTCTGGTGGTGAGCTTGCCCTCCAGAATGTCCCTGACGTTCCGGGTGAGGGGCGGGTGGGTGACCTCTCCCGTCAGCAGGTCCGTCACCTGGAACACCAACCGGTCCGGGAAGGGCTTGCGGTACAGGTGCAAGCAGTCATGCAGGTGCCGGACAGCGAGACGCTCCAAGATCTCCAGTTGCCTCTCCAGAGGGGTGGGTGTGGCCTCATCGGTCTCCACCCAACTGCCGTGCACCTGCCCATCGGTGAGCAGTTGCAGGCGCAAGTGCGGCACGTCCACCTCCACCCCCTGCAACCACAACGGACCAGAGGCAGGACCGGCAATCAGCAGGTTGAAGCGCAGCCGGGAGTGCCCCCAGTCCACGCCCTGGTAGCCCCTCAGTGCCTGCACGGAATCCGGGTGCAGCAGATCAATGCTCGGGCTCGGGAAAGTGCCCTCATGGGCCATCAGGGTGCCGGTCACCTCCGGGAGGTCCGGGCGGTTCACCACCAGCCGCATGGTCTTGAAGAAAGTCAGGCGGGGGTGCTGCAGGCCCATTTCAATGCGGACCTGGTCGAGCAGCATCCGGGTGGATGGGTGACGGGCAATTTCGGCTTTCAGGTGCTCGGTGTGGCTGGTCATGTCTGTCCTCCTCAAATCATTCTGCGAGGGGGATGTTGCAACAGGGGTGCAACATCCCATCCAGTCACTCAAGTCCCAAAGCCAGCGTCCGTTGACGCAAATCCTGGATCACCTCTTGCAGCCCCGCATCGTCCAAATAGGATGCAAGACCCTGCACTTCCCCGAGGAGGCTCTGGCGTCTCTCCTGCTGGTCCACAGGCTCAGCCAGCTTGAAGAGGGGCTGCACAAGTTCAGTGGTGCGCTCCTCGCCGATCAGGGGGCGCAGCATGTCCGCGAGGGCCTGCACGTGCCGCTCAGCGTACAGGGAATCGTCAAGCTGAGGGGTGTCCCCGTGAAGCAAATCCACCTGACCGGTGTAGTAAACGAAAACATGCAGCACGCAGTGCCCATCACGACCCCCCTCTGGATCCGGACGCCAAACGGTCAGGCTGGCTCCATCCTCACGGTCAATGAGCCACCGTGCGCGTCCCGAGAAGGTGGTGTGCCCGATGGTACCAAGCTCAGGGTCGATGGAGGCCAAAATGGGATGCCAGATGCCTTTCTCATCCGGGTGCACCCCAGCGGCCTCCAGGGCCTGAATGAATTCTCTGGGGGTGCTGCAGGCCACGGCTTCTTCTTCGGTGAGGGTGGTGGCCCACAGGTGACCGTGGGCGCAGGCGAGCTTGTGGGCAAAGCGGATCTGGTCAGGGGTGAATGGCTGGCTGTTCATGTCTGTCCTCCTGGAGGTGAATTGGGGGCTTCAAGCGAAAAGCGGAAAACGCCTGCTTTCCCCGGCAGGCTCGGGAATGGGGGTCAGATCAGTGCAGCGGAACGGAAGCGACCATCAATGCGGGCATGCTCGGTGATGAACTTCAGGGCCACCCGAGCGGTCTCGGACAGGTCCGCCACTGGGACTGAGCGCACGAAATACTCTGGGGAGTCAGCGAAGGTGAATTCGTACCGGGTGCCCACGAGGGTCTTCCCGTCGTCTTGGAGGCGCAGGCTGATGCGGTCCCAGTAGTGCAGGGAAGTGGTCTCCCAGAGGATCTGGTCGTCGGGCTGGGTTTTGCCTTCCGTGCGGATTTCAGCAAACAGCACTTTCAGGTTCCGACTGAACTGCACTTGCTGCTGTTCGGCTGCACGCTGGGCTTCCTGACGGTCCAGGACCTGCTGGGTTTCCTCTGGGGTGGCTTCGCGGTAGTAAGCGAAACGCACGTATTCCCCTTCATGCCCGAGGAATTGGTGTCCGTACATGCTGGGGGTGCTTTCGTCGCTGCGCCACACCTTACCGAGCTCGTAGTACACCACGGCTTTGCCGTTCACCAGCACAGGGGTGTCCAGAGGGGGTGTTTCGCGGGTGAGGTACAGGTGGCGGGGGTTGGGGGCTTTGCGCTCAGTGGTGGGTGCAGGGGTGGTCACTCTGGGTGCGCTGGCCTGCTGTGCTTTGCTGGCCAGTTCGGTGACCATGCGCTGGGCGAAGCCGGTGATGCCCACCAGGCGTTTTTGTTGCGCGGGGGTGCCGTAAGCCTGCACGCCTTTCTGGAGTTCCTCGGAAGGCAGGGTGCCTTTCTTGGCTTGGATGTAAGCCCGGTCGAGCAGGTCTTCGAGTTTGGCTTGCTCGACGGCACGGGTGGCTTTGTCGGCACGGTCAGCGGCGGCAGCTTTGGCTTTGCGGGTCGCTTGGCCTTTCAAGGCGGCTTCCGTTCCAGCGAACTCAGGCAGGGTTTCTGCGATGGGTTTGCTGGCCAGTGCGGTGTAGGTGCTGGCGAGGGGGCTGTTCTTGATTTGCCCGAGCGCCTGGTGAAGGTGACCGCTGAGGTCGCTGCGTCCGTTCACGGGCTGGATGAACACGGTGTTTTTGCCGCTGGCGCTGAGTTTGGTGACGCCCATTTCGATGCCGAGGTTCATGACGTGGGCGATCAGGGCAACGGTGGCTCTGGTGCGGTGGTGGGGCAGTCCGGTTTTGGCGGTACTGGCTTTGATGGCGGCTTCGGTTTCGGTGAGGCTGAAGGCGTAAATTTGGCTGTTCATGTCTGTCCTCCTACGCAAATCATTATAGACTATTTTTAAAGAATTGTATATAGACTCATTCCCATGATGGGCTGTAATCAAGCCCCTTGAACAGCTCCTTGAGGCCCTTCTGCTGCTTGAAACGCAGCACCTCATCCGCATCCATCCCGAATTCCCTCGCCACCTGGTCATCCGACCAGCCCAGCTGCAAAGCCTGCGCCACAATCTCCATCATCGGCACAATCCCATGCTCACCTCTGGCCCGGTTGTGCCGGATGGTGGCCGCCATGCGGTCCGACAACCCCTGCTGCCCAGAGCGGATCCGGGTGACCGGCAGGTAACCATGCGTGGACTGCAGAACCCGCTTACTGGTCTGCCCGACCTGGCTGCGGTGGTACCCATCCACCACCTCAAAGCCGCCATCCTCGGGAAACCCCACAATCGGCTGGGTGAAACCGTCCGCTTCAATGGAGCGCTCCAGCAGCACCATCTCAGGTCGGGCCACCTTGTTGGGGTTGTAGGCATTCGCCTGCACCCGGTCGGGCTCCACCCACACCACCAGGTCCACCGGATGGTCCCGGAATGGGCTCACTTCGTGCAGGAGTTCCCGCACGGCATTCAGTTTCTGGACTTGCTCATCCAGAGGGAGGGCAGAGATCATCTCGGCGAGCGCTCTGGCTTGCTGCAAAATCGGATCATCAAAAAGCGTCATAAGCACCCCACAAAAAAGGCAGGCCTGCCAGAAGCAGGCCCACCAGAGAATCAAGCGCTGAGGTCCAGCACCCGCACGACTTCCAGCATGCCCTTGCCGGGCTGGCTGACCATTCTGACGGTCTGTCCGACCACGCCTTCACCGACCGGCACCTTGAGCGGCTGCACCACGCTGGCTCCACGCAGGGTGCGTCCGGAGAGGAAGCCCTCATTGATCTGGTCCACGGTGATCACCTCCACGAAGGTTTTCTCTCGGGCAGCCCGGAAGGCTTCCAGCAGGGTTTTGTACTGGCTGCGCAGCACGCTGACGCTGCCTTTGCATTGGTCTTGGAAGAGCATCAGGGTCTCGGCGGTGAACTGCTCGATCTCTTGGAATCGCACGGTCACCAGCAGTTCCCCGGAGCGGGTGAGCTTGCGGGCTTCCTGCATGATCGCGCCTGCGATCACGTAATGCAGGTCGGCGGGGTGCAGGCTTGCTGCATGGTCGATGATGGTGTCCAGAGCGACCTCCAGGGGGTTGAAGGTCATGGGGATGGCTTTGGGGTTCTGGTGGGTGGTGGCGAAACTGGCGAGGGTGGCTGCGAGCATCATGGTTTGGCTGGTCATGTCTGTCCTCCTGAGGTTCAGAATTCACTGGGGTTGGCTTGGAACATGGCAACTTCCCGCAGGTAATCACCAATGGTGTTTTCGATGGCGGTCAAACCATCAGGGTCCACTGCATGAATGCCGTCCGGGCGGAGGTGCTGGATGCTGAAGTGGATTTCTCCATTTTCAATCCAGCAGGGCTGGCTGGTCTGCCATGCGAGGCGACGCTGCAGGTTCCATCGGGAGGAGTTCTTGGCTTCCCGTTGGGCTTCAAACCACTGGTGCAGGGCGAGTTGCTCGGGGGTGAGGATCACCCGGTAGCTGCTGCTGAGGGGCTGGGTGTTGAGACTGATCTGGCTGTTCATGTCTGTCCTCCTATGCAAATTATTATAGACTATTTTTTAAAAATTGTATATAAGTGATGTTGTGATTTTGTATGGCATTGCACCCCAAAACGCTTCTCCTGCCCTCACAAAAGAGGCACACCCTGCACCATCAACAGCTCGTACAGAGGGAAAGACCCGCGCTTGCCAGCCAGAGAGAAACCCTCCTGCTCAAACGTCCGCACGGTCGCAGGAACCGCCAGCCCCTGCACCTGCTCCAACCCGATGGCTCTGGCGTGCTCCAGACGGGCCCGGAAAAGCGCACGGTGCACCCCATACCTCCGGTAAAGCCTGCACACGAAAGCATGGGTCAACCACCCTTTTTTCTTCCCGAGGTCTTGCAGGCTGCCAACGCCCACCACGCAGCAATCATGGATGGCCACCGCCCAAGTGTGATCAGGGCTGTCCGTGAACGGCTCACCCAGCTCCTGCACGATCACCTTGTTGGCAAACAAACGGCCCATGCGTGCATAAAATTCATCGCCGCTCTGGGCACTGCTGTCCAGGTAAATGTCGATGTCCCCGAGAGGGGTTTTCAGCGTCTTAATGTGTTTCATGGCGTCTCCTTGTCGTCCTGGTGCCGATATGGTGATTCCCATATCGGGATTTTGCTGTGTTGGATTCGAAGCGGGAATTCCCGTTTCGGGCCTTGATGCACCCAGAGGATTGATGGCTCTGGTCACCCAACTTTGGGCGAAAAATTCCAACGGAATACTACAGTGGTCACTCGTGTTGCAATCGAGAATGCCGTCCAGCAAAAAAATGGCCTTTTTGAAACGGGTGCAGTTTTCTGGTCAGGCCATGGGTCACAACGACTGGTATTTCTCTTTCAAGGCCTGGAATTTTTCTTGCTCGCGTTTGTTCACACTGAAACTCAGGCGTTTGCAGAAGTAATCGTTTTGCAGCAGGGTGATGGCCACGTTCCGCCACGACCCGGCTTTTTTGCTTTTCTCCATCTCCGGAGTGGAGATGTCTTTCAGGTCCTCCCAGTTTTTGTGCTTCTGGAACCATTTGATGAACACCTGGATTCGGCGTTCATAGTGATCCCGGAGCGCTGGGGGCATGCTGCCCAGCAAGGTCAGGGCATAGTCCTTCCATGTGTCGTATCCGGCTGGGAGTTCGTGCTCCAGTCGCCCGAGCATGGCGGTGTCGCCGTACATTTTGCCGAAGTTGGCCCCGCTGACCCGTTTGACGAGCTTCTGCCAGGTGTCGGGTTCCAGCAGGTGGTAGGTGTCGAGGTGCTTTCTGGCCTCCTCGCTGAACGGCTCATCGATGCGCATGTCGTGCAGGCTCATGCCTGAGAGGTACATCAGGTCGTAAATGCGGTTGTGTGGCACGTCATGATCCCCGTGGTACGTCCAGATGTCATTGACCTCCCAGTCGTAAATCGGGTAGAAGTTCCAGCCGCCTTTGATGCGCGTGCTCCACTTCCAGCCTTCGAAGTTCTGCTTTTCGCGCTTTACGGCACGGAACCGGTTGAGGCTCTCGGAGGCCCGCAGCCCAATCAGGCTGGCCACCTCACCCCCTCGGGTTTCACTGAGATGCTGGAAGAACGCTGGGATGAACTCCTCGAAGGTCATGCCGTGCCGGTAGAACGGGAAAACGCTCGGGTCGCTGATCACCCCTGGAAGGTCGGGGATGTCCCGCACCCACACGTCCCGCTTCTCGGGGTCCCAGCTGGTCCACATGGGTTCGTGGAAGCTGGTGGCGTTGTTGGTGCTGAGCGGCAGGCACACCCAGAGGGGGTTCACGCCTGGGAGTTGCATCATCGTTTGCACGTGGTCGATGGTGGCCTGGTACTGGGCTTCCCAGTCGATGAACAGCACATCAACGGTGCGTCCCCGCTTCTCGGCTTCGGCGAGAGCGAGGTGCAGGAGGACCGTGCTGTCTTTGCCTCCAGAGAACGACACGGCGATGTGCTCGAAGTGATCGAACACCTGCGCGATGCGTTCACGGGCAGCGACCAGCACCGACCTCTGGGGGTGGTAGGTTTTACTGGCTGTCTTGCTCATCGTCGGTCGGGGTGGGGAAGAGGTGCATCAAAGCCTGCAGGTAAACCTGCACCTCGGATTCCGCCTCAATGGTGAATTTGGGGAACACCACCGTCACAGTGCCAGTGCCAACGATGATGCTTTTGGGTGCGCATTTGAGGCGCACGAGGGTTTTCTGGAGGGCAACCACCGCTTCTTTCGCAGCAAGGCCATCCCGGTAGGCTTGGCCTCTCTGGGGTGGCTTTTGGTCTTTGTAGATTTGCAGGGTTCGGTCATCCAACCAGAGGCTTCCCACGTGGTTGGTGATGCCTTCCGGAACCAGTTTGTGTTCTCTGGCGATGTCCATGGCAGCCCTGGCTTTTTCGGGGTTTTTGGCGGCCCTGGCTTTCTCCAGAATCTCTTTGCGGGATGGCTTGGTCATGGGGGTCTCCTGTGTGGGTGAAGGGACCAGCATCGCTGGTCCCTTTGCGGTCTCAGATGGCGATCTGGAAGTCTTGCTTCAGTTGCATGAAGACGTACTCGTTGGCCAAGTGGCCGTTGAAGTACAGGTTGGCGGCTTCGTCAAAGGTGATGTCGATGCGGTAAACGACGAATTTGAAGGCTGAGTCGTCTTTCAGGAACACATCGAAGAAGCCTTCGCCGTCTTTGGGGGCCGGAAGGGCGTTGACGTTGTGGCCTTTGAAGTGCAGGTGAGCGTAGAGCACGCCGTTTTCGTCGATGTCCATATTGAAGCCGCTGATGGTTTCGCTGTTTTTCAGGAAGGCTTCGGCTTTCATGCGCACCAGTCGGGTGAACACGTCGCTGGTGACCGTGACGGTCAGGGTGCCGAGAATGTCGCTGATGTCTTGCAGGGACAGGCGGGTCATGTAGGGGGAAGGGTTTTGCTGGATGGTATACAGAATTTGCTCTTGCAGGACCTGAATTTCTTTCTGCTTGTGTTCGGGCAGTTGGCCGTCTTTGAGCACCAGGCCAACCATGTCCAGGGCGGTTTGCAGGTGGTGGGTGCCAGCGCGGGTGAGCATGTTCTCGAATTCGATCACGTCACCGTAGGTGTTGAGGGCTTTGAGGGTTTGTTGTGCGAGTTGGATGATTTGGCTGTTCATGTCTGTCCTCCTATGCAAATCATTATAGACTATTTTTAAAGAATTGTATATAGCTAGAGTTTGCGGAGTTCCTTGATCAGCCCAGAGCGCCCCTGCGCACTTCCCAACTTCCTCTGGAAGGTGCGCATCAAATTCTCCTTGCGGGACAGCGCCTCGTGGATCCGCTCATCCATCGAATCCCGGCACACCAAATCAAAATACGTCACCTCCCGACCCTGCCCGATCCGGTGAATACGGTCCTCACCCTGCAACCTGACCCGGTACGGAAAATCATGGTCGTAAAACACCGCAAAAGCACACTCATTGAGCGTCAAACCCCGACCGCCGCACCTCGGACTGGCCACCAAAACCCCACCCGGGGTGTCCCGCCACCCCTGCAGGTTCTGCATGCGCCGCTCCAGAGGCAGAGCCCCATGGAATTCGAACACTTCATGGTCCATGCCGAGGTCCGCGACCATCTGGCGGATGGAGTGATGGAACACCGACCACACCACCACCCGTTCCCCCTCCGGAACCTGCCTCAGGACCTGCCGGAGGGTGTTGATGCGATCATGCTCCACGGTGTGCATGCGGTGACCGGAGCGCAGGCCTTTGCGGATTTCGTATTCGGTGGCGGTGTCATGCCAGTACCCTGAGCAGATTTCCCGGAGGGCCGTGAACAGCTTGAACAAGTGGTGGCTGCGGAAGTTCTCTGCCGGCATGGACAGCAACTCCATTTTCGCCTGGTGGTACAGGGTGCGCTGCTCGTGGGTCATCGAAAAATAGTGCGTGCAGTAACGCTTTTTCGGCAAGTCCACGCATTCCTCTTTTTTGATCTGGAACACGTAAGGCTGAATCTTCCGGGTGAGCAGGTCGGTGTTCAAATTCTGCACCACCAGCTCGGGATAATCCTTGTGGAACTCTAGGTGGTTCTGGGAAAAACTGTAGTAACTGTGGTACCCGAGGATTTTCGGGGACAGGAAGTACATCTGGCTGAACAGATCACCGTAACTCTCGCAGGCGGCGGATCCGGTGAGCAGGAACCGGTAGCGGGCTTTCTTGCCGAGCAGGGTGATGCGCTTCGTGCGGGTCGCAGTGTGCCCTTTGATCAGGTCCCCTTCATCGACCACCACCAGGGTGTTTTCGGTGATCAGACTGTGGGTGGCCAGAGTGACCCGACTGGACTGGCTGAACGACTCAAGGCCCACCACGTAAAAGTCCGCCTCCGGGATCTTCCCGACCCTCGTGGACGATGTGAACACGCACACCCTGGGGTTTTTGATGTGCTTGTGGAGTTCCATCTGCACGTTCTGCAGGGTGTTCACCGGGCAGATGTACACCACCCGGTCGATTTTCTCCCAGCGGTCTTGGATCATGCCGATCACCGTGCGGGTCTTGCCGGTGCCGGGATCCATGAACAACCCTCCGATCCGCAGTCTCCCGAGGTGCTCCTGGGCTGCCCGCTGGTGCTGCATGGGGGCGGTGAGGAGTTCGAGGGGGGCTTTAATCGTCGAGGAGGCTGGGATCGACACCATTCACCTCCTGCTGTGCTTCCAGGTGCTTCCTGGCAGCTTTGGGGCTCTGGACCAGCAGGGCTTGTTCGAGCACCTCCCGGAACTGGTCGGCCACCGCTCTGGCTGCAGGGCTGAACGAAAAGCCGTGCATTTCCGCGAAGTCCTCCACCTCCAGGTGGTGCTCTGGGGGCACGAGCACCGAACCGTCAGCATATTTTGCTGCGGTGATCCGCATGGCTTTGTCGTACAAATCTTTGTTTTTCGGCCAGGACAGGGAAAAGTAATTCTTCCGCGGTCCTCTGGTGACCACGGTGACCCGGCAGGGGTTCTCTGAGTTGAACGCCCCACGGACCACCATGTCCTGCACCCCTGTGTGCCTGAGGCCCACCCGGAAGCCAGCCTGCAGGATGTTGTGTGCGGTGCTGGCCATCACGTCTGCCTGGCGGTCCATGGGGCAGTCCCGTTCCCACACCCCGAGGGTGCCGTTCCAGGAGAAGTTCAGGCTGGTGATGAGCACCCGGAAGGGCTCCAGTTTCTCGGGGAAGGACAGCTGGATGGTCGGGCCGGACTGGCTGACCCAGCACACCGTGCGGGTGCGGTGCGGACTGCTTTCCGGGAGGAGGATGGTGCTGGTTTCAGCCCCGAGCGTGCTGGTGGGGGTGAGGGTCCTGAGGGCCATGCCCATCAGGGCACTGAGCTCCTCAGGGGTGTAGGCGTCAAATTTGGCTTGCAGGTCTTCAGGGATGTGCAGGCGGGGTCGCCTGAGCACCCCCTTTTTGGGTTTGCGTCCCCTCGGGTCTTTTTCCGGTCCGCTTTTAAGTTTTTTCTGGTCCGTTTTTGATTTCACTGTGCCTGTCCTCGTTTTCCGGGCTTCTCTGGCTGTCCACCCTTCAAGAACATCTTACCCTGAATTGAATTGGAGTACAATTCAATGTATGCTGAAAGCACCCCGGCACCAGCCAGAGAACACGCCGGGCAGGAGGACAGACATGAAACTGCACGGAGGACCCTTCATCGGCGGCACCCAGATCCACCCACTCCACAGCGTTTACGCTCTGGAGGTCACAGCGGACCCCAGCAAAATCCACGGCACCGATCCCACAGGGAGGCTTGCGCGGTTCCTCGCAGCGAACCTGCAGAACACCTTCTTCCGCGTCCGAGGGGAAAAAGGACTGGTGCTGGAGTTCGACAACCCGGACCCCAGGAACGCCGTTGCCTTCAACCAGCCCAGAGTGAAAACCGAGTGGTTTTTCCAGCCTTACGAAACCTTCCGGTCTGTGGAGGATTACCTGCTGAAAATCAGCGGGGACATCGTCCGACAGGTGGAGAAAGACCAACCCCAGAACCTCGTGATTCGCTCTGGTGGACAAGAATTCAGATTCTGAATCGGAAAAAAGAAATCCCGAGAGGAACAGCCAGTTTCTCTCGGGGTTGCTCTTGCGTCATTGCGTGACGCGAGGACAGACATTAGGATTTTAGCATGAAAAAGCCCGGCGCGCCAAAAGGCAACCAGAACCGCAAAGTGAAAAACCCGAGGGTGCACCGTCTGCCGGCTGTGCGCCTCACCGAGCAGGAAATGCAGGAATTCCGGGCAATTCTGGACGGTGCAAAACCCGCCGAGCGGATCCGAGAACTCATCCGCAGCCGTTACCAGCAGACCAAGTGAGCTTCAAGCCTGCTTGTCAGCCTCCACGTAAGGTTCTGGCTTGGCATCCGCAGGGTTTTCCCGCAGGGCCTGCTCATGCAAATGCGGCTCGCACTTCGGGCAGTAAGGCACCTTCTGCTCGTATACACCCATACCCAGCTTGTTCACCCCCACGATTTCAGCGTCCTCGGGGGGGTGAGGGGTGGGGAGTCGGTGCACCAGGTTCCTGAGTTTCGTTCCGCAAGTCGGGCAATTTGAGGTTTCCATGCCTCAGTTTAAGCACCATGTTACGAACGGTCACTCCGGTATTTCCTCTGGTTGATGTCGCCCCCTTCGCTCTGGGTTGCTCAGTCTGTGACTTTCTCGCAACTGAAACTTCTTCCAATGTTGTGCAGCCGGTATCGGGTGAAGACCCCTGAGACCTCCAAGGCAAGGCTGTAGTACCGCAAAGTTGGGTCTTGTCCTTCCATGGACCGGACTGTGCCACCCAGTTGATGTCGGACCTGTCCAGTCTTCTCGAACGTGTAAGCGACCGTGAAATTCACACTCCAGGCAACCCCCAGAGGGTACTGCCTTGCCAGTTCGGAGGGTTGGGCTGCATCTATGATGTGTTGTGGAACGAATTGCAGCAGTGCGGTTTCGCCGGGTCGAATGATGCGTTTGTTTTCTGCTGGCGCAATGGCAATGGTGGGCCCTCGGTCCTTCCAGAAGCAGGCATGTTCCACGTAAATCAGCCCGTCAGACAAATTGACCAGTTCCATGCCCATGAAGGTGTCCGTGAACCTGATTTGATCAGGCATCGTCACTGGTTCGGCACGGAATTGCAAGAGCATGTTGGGTTTCAGGGAGTCTTGCAGGATCTGGCTTTGTTCGCGGGTGGCTGCAGCAAGGGCATCCATGGCTTCTGCTTGCTTTTTGGCATTTTCGATGACTTCGTGTGCTTGGGACTCAGCTTGCTCAGCCCTCTGGGTGGATTTGAAAGTCAAACCCAACAATAAAATGGTGATCACCGCAGAAACCACACTGGCAATGCCCTGAATGGTGGCTCCCCTGTACGCAGGGTTCATCAAATCACCCCAAAGGGAAGCCATGAGAGCAACCGTGATCACGAAAATTCCAAGAATGGTGTCTCTGATCCACTTCAAATCCATAATTCCAGCATAACAAAACCAAAAAGAACGCAGCCATTGCGCTTTTCCTGGATGTTTTTTCGCAATGAAAACCCTTAAACTGAAAACATGTTGCTTTCGGCATTTGAACCCCAAAAAATCCACCCTTTGGCTTTTCTTGTGTTTGCTGCGCTCCTGCTGGTCTCTGGTCCACCCAAAGGGTGCTCTTCCTGCAGCACCATCAACCTGTCAACACTCAATTCAGTCCTGATTTTCAATCTTGATACCGATTCGGACTCAAAACAAACCCCTTGCAATGGCTGTAGAGTCCCAATGGTCACCGCTGAAGTGGGTAAGCCTTGCGGGTACTGCTGATGGCCATGCCTCACACCCTCAGCATGCGGCACGCAACACGCCCACAACCCACCAGTCACACCATGACCTGGGTGATTGCTGTCATTGCCTTCCTCGCCCTGCTCTGGCCCATCAATGGCTGCGCAATCTGCAACCCGATCACCCAGCCTTCCATCCAACTTTCCATTCCGCCAGTCGGTGGCTGCAGCACCTGCAATGCTCTGGCTGCCGTCACCTCAGGCCCCTGCCCCTTTTGCACCGCAATGGCACCAGCACGGGCCTCTCAACCCACCGTGACCTCAGGCCCGTGCTCTGGATGCAGCACCACGACCCTCCCAGAGCAGCAAGTCCCCTGCAATTGGTGCATGGTGCTGCATCCAAAACCACCACCAAGTCCTCTGGTAAGCCGTCCTTGCTCAATGTGCTGAAACAAAAAAACCCTGACTATCGGTCAGGGTTTTCAATTCACACAGTAGGACCTACAGGATCTGTCAATGCCAAATTGAGCTCCAGCAAGTTCGTCAAGATTTCAAACTCACTTAAGGGCCATGACCAACCATATGCCTGTGCCACCAGTCCATCCAGCTCATTTTCAGCTTGCAACAATTGAGACAACCCTTGGTGCTTCTCTTGAGTGGCTCCCTTTGCAACAAAATCCTCAAGAGCATTATAGATTCCAGTCAAGGACAAACCCGATTTGTCTTTGATGAAAGTCCGCATTTGATCCAAGTACCGTGCAGCCTCCTCAATTTGAGCACGCATGGCATCATTGCATTGAGGGAAAGGGAAAGACTCAATGCAAAGGTTCGTAAACTGAGGCCGGTCCTCCAGAGAACTGCCAACGTGGTGCGCCCACACTGCGTGAATTTTACTGTTCAGAACGCCATAAGTAAAATTATCCTCTTTGGCAATGACCGCCAGAGCATTAGACGGAATACTATCAATGCTTGCCCAAGAGTACGTCCTGTACTTGGCCACACGAGGCGTCACCAAATACCTCTGGAAGGAAGCCACAGCAGCCCGAAGTGCAGGCCGAGGACGGCCAAATTGCCACCACATCTCCCTGCGGCCTGCGTTACGGTTTGTATCTCTGAGAGGCTTCACGTGCTCTTGAGCATAAGCAAATGGGGCTTTATACTTCCGTGCCTCTTCTAAGGTCATGTCATTGAAGTCAATGATCCAGTGCCCTACAGGCTTGCCTGTGATGTCATCACCTTTGAGATATGGTTTTAGCACATCTTGATTTTTGACCCCTGAAGGGTTGGGGAGGTCCAGCCAAGAAGCTGCCAGTTCCTTTGGAATGTCGAAGGGACCCGCTGGCTCCATGCCTTTGTAAACCAAGTTCACCTGTTCAGGGATGACTCGGGCGGTGGCAAGGTCAATGTCTGGCCTCAAATCCACTGAAATGCTGTCCACTTGGGTCAACACTTTTTCACCTGTGGACCCTTTAAATGTGAGAATCCGCTTATTGCTTTCAGTACCGTTATCAAAGCAAACAATGCTCACTTGCACGGAGGCACCATCTTGAATCCAAGGGCGATCTGGCCAAGCTAGAAAGATGTCCCCTGATTCTTTGATGCGAGCCAAAACGTTACGGTTTGAGGTTTGCCGGATGGAATTGGTGGCAATCAACCCCACACGTTGAGTGGTGCCTGCTTTAACCATCTCGTAAGCCTGAGCGAACCAGAAGCAAACCAAGTCACTTCTTCCCCCTACGAGGTCTTCATAGGTGGCCCTGAGCTTCTCGACGTAAGCATCCGACAGCTTCTCCCGCATCTTGTGGTTCCCCAAGAAAGGGGGGTTGCCCACAATAAAATCCACTTTCGGCCACTTGTATTTGCCGTCAGGCTCACCCTCGTCCAGCAAAGCATCATGGTGTTGAATGGTGGTCAGGTCTTTCAAGATGGGTTCACGGCCCGGAACCCCAACATCACCCACCACCACAGGCTCATTCAGGGCTTTTCTTGCCTGAATGAACCCAATCCACAGCACCATGTTGGTAATCTCTGGAGAGTATTCATTCAAGTCAATCCCGTGAAACTGACTGGGGTGAATGCGGGTAGGCACAGGCAGCCCATCATTCACCGGCTCCAGCTTGGCTCGCACTTCACTCTCAAACTCAATGAGGCGTTGCTGCGTCAAGTACAAGAAGTTCCCACTTCCACAAGCCGGGTCCAAAACCTTGATGCTGGCCAGCCGGTCTAGAAACCCTGTGATTTTGCTTTTGATTTCAGCCTGTTGTTCTTTGAGGTTGTGGGCTGCGAAGAGACCTTCATCGCTGTGGTACTGAGCGTAAAATGCTTGAATCGCAGGCTCGATTTCTTCCCGAATGGCATTCCACTCTGCACGCAAGGGTTCAATGATGACTGGTTCAATCACATCCAAAATGTCACTGGCAGGGGTGTAATGCGCACCCAACTGGCTGCGCCTCTCAGGATCAATTGCCCCCTCAAACAGGCTGCCGAAAATTGAAGGCTCGATGTTCTTCCAGTCCTGAGTGTAAGCATCCAGCAACTGCTGAATTCCATAACGGTCCAAGCTGGGGGCTTCACTGTCAGTAAAGATGCCTCCGTTGAAGTAAGGGATGCGTCCCACAATGGACAGCCCCCCGGTGTTCATCTTGGCAAAAAGCTCTTCGCACATGAATTGAAAGTCAGAAGGGTACTCCAGAGCAGCTTTCAGGAGGCGACCAAAAGTTTTGTCCCCCAAGAGCCCTTCGTGCTCAGCAAAAAGGGTGAAGACAATTTTGACCAGAAAGTGCGCCGTTTTGTCTGCGGAATACCCCAAGTTGAATTTCAGGTGGTCCGCCAGTTTCTCCAGGGTTTTGAAGGTCGCCTGGGTGAGGCTTTCACGGTCCTGCCTCGGGTTGAAGGCATTCGGGTCCACCCAGGCTTGTCTCAGTTCGTCCCGTTTGGCTTTGGATTCCAAGTCTTGCAGGGTGTAAGTGTAAATGGTTTTGGGGACACCAGTGAATTGCGTGTGGATTTCAATGCGGTCCAAATTGCTCACGATCAGCAAAGGGGGGTTTTCCAGGTCGTCTTTATAACCCAGCAGTTGAATGTAAGCGTCCCTCAGGTCAGATGCGTTTTTATCTTTGTACTCCCAACCAAAACAGCCTTGCTTCCAGACATCCGCAAAGCCCTTTTTGCCTGTCGCTTTTTTGACATGCTTCTGGAAACAGTAATGCGTGTTCCCAGAGGGGTCCGCTTCCAGAGGGGTGGGCACCCCCAACAGTCGGCAAAGGTCATTGAAGTGCTCTCGGTCCGCTGCGCTCTCTTTGGCTGTGACTTTAGACCATTTTTTGATGAATTCACTGGGCGTCATTGCATCAAAGCATAGGGCATGGGATTCCTGCCTGCAATGCTATGGAAGCTCTTTACAACCCTCTAGCTACAATACAAAGGCCCTGTGGCATCAAAGCACAGGGCCTTTCTCAGTCTCAACCTTTTCAGACTGGATCTTTGAGCACGAAATCTTCAAGGTGATCCCGAATGCTGACATGGGATTTGGCAAACCGGTTCCATGGCACATAGTGCAAAAACTTCAGTCTGCCGATCACTATGGCTTCATGTCTTCCCAACTGGGAGGCAAATGCTTTGATGGCCCCTTCACTGAAATCACCATTCCAAATGAAGTCGTCGAGAAGTTCTGGTTGAATCAACCAGCGGGCAGCATCGTCATTGGCTTCCTTTTCCTGATCTTGGTTCTGCATGAACTGATCTTCTTGGCAGTCAGGCCCAGCATCCCGGTGTTCCCTCATGATGTGGGAAAGTTCATGCAGCAAGACAAACCAGAAGTTGTCAATTTTGCCGTAACGCAAGGAGAGACCAATGTAAGGTCTTCCTTGTGCATCCCAGTCTGCAATGCCATCTACTGGGCACTGACTGAGATTGGGAACAACCACCAAGCGAATACCCAGAGCACGTACTTTCTGGATCACTTGAGGCACGTGGTCCGGGTGGTCCGCCAGAGCCACCAGTTCACCGATCTTTTCCTCGGACAGCCCAGAGTACTCTGGAACGTCTTGAAGGTTTTGGGCAGCATTGTAGACCAACATGTGCCAAGCACTCATGCTGATGGTGTTCTTTTGGCGAACGGGGGACAGTTTGTATGCTGGGCGTGCCTGAAATTCATGGCTGAATTTGGCCACTAGGTATTCAAGTAAGGCTGTGGCACTGCTGAACTTTGGGATCCAGCCTCTGTTTTCCAGTTCCCTGTAGAAAGGGAATTTGCTTCTGATGTCTCTCCGGACAGCAATTTCATCGGTTTTTGCTGAGCCTTGCTGGGCTACCCAATACTCCAGTTCCATCTGGAGCCACATTTTTGCGGGAACACCAAGTGCAGCTTCCAGTTCCAAGGCAATCTCGGGACCGATCCGACGTTGGTTGGTGACCAAGTCATTGATGGTTTGTACGGGTCGTCCCATCACGCCGGCGAGATCGGATTGGCTCCAATTCAACTCGTTAAGGTACCAGCTCAGAACCTTCCCAGGAGAAGCGGATTCATTGAAGTGATCTACTGTGTCACTCATGTTACTCCCACGAGGGTACTATACAGACTCTAAGATGAGTCTTTCAATGACCAAACAAGTCGGTCTGTCTTTGGGTGCGGCGCTGGCCTGAAGGCGCAGGGCTTTTCCGCATACCAAAACCAGCTTGCCGTCATCTGTGATGTGGCTTGCTCGTAAGGCCTTGAAGAGTTGCTCAAGGCTATCGGCCACTTTGATCAAGGTGAATATGACTTCGAGGGTTTCAAGGGCTTTGTTTTCATGGGGTGTCCTCCTGTAATTGTCTTGGCACAAACCAAGCAATTTGGGGCATGTGATTTTGTAGTGCACCTTCCCTCCTTGGTTTCAGGTTAGCAGGTCTGCCACCAAGAGGGTTTGATCTTGAGAAAATCACGCCTCAGAAAGGATTATATCACGTTTCAAGATTTTCCCGAACCCCAATTATCACAATTTTTCTTTAAACCGAGTCTAGATATACGCCTTATAGCTTGCGCAAGAATGGCGGATGTACTACCATGTCATCCAGTGGAGGATTCACAAATAATATTGAGGAGCAATGAGAAAGCCCGAGCTCCTCAACGGTCACACGACTGCCATCGTGTTTCGTCACCAAGCCCGGGACTGAAAATCCAACCTCGAATTTTGAACTTGAGTAAGGATAACTCAGTTTCCCCTTTTTTGCAATAGCCACAGAAAAGAGGTGAAGTATGTCAACTGGCGATGTCTTCTACGACGAACGCGGAGCATTTATCCTCCGCTGGACGCGTAGAACCAAAACGGGTGCAGTGGTGAGAGCCAAGCTCAAACCCTTCAAAATCTACATCAGCAGAGAAATCTGACGTAGGTTTGCTGTCAGGCGCAAACCTGCGCCTGACAGTCCCCGAAGCCCAGTGACAACCTCACCATGTGAAATGATGGCTAGAAAGGGACCACATGTCCAAAATCAAAAACGTCGGGCACCGCGTAGGAGCAGACAAAGGCCGCAGTCAAGTCCAAAACCCCAAAACGGGACTCTGGACCAAGCGTGACACAACCACAGGGCAATTCATCAACGTGAAGACCACGGGTGGCAAATTCAAGAGCACCCGACGAGAGAAATAAATGGACCTCGTGAGCGTACTGGTTGCACCAGAGATCCTGAACTCTTGGTTCATCCAATTCCTGAAAGCAGCAGGGTCTCTGGTGTTTTTTATTGGATGCGTCACCGCAGGATTAAAGCTGAAAGAGATTGGCTTCAAAGTTCTGCTCTATGCTGTTTCGATTGTTGGTCTGCTGGCAACTCTGAATTTCGGAGTTGACGTTTACTTGATGTACAGCCCAGGCATTGGCATGGTCTTGCTGCTGGCTTTCCTATTGTTCATGGGTCAATCCCCCAAAAAGAAACATCGCAGACGCTACCGCCACTGATCCACAACACAGAAGCCCCTCTGGCATCAAACCAGAGGGGCATATTTTTGATCGCACACTCCTGAGGATCAACTGAGTATACGGGCTTTCCAGTTGTTAGAGGGTTGCGTTGCCCTGATCCCGCTTTACAGGAATCCCACGATGCACACAGCACCCATCAGCAGGTACCCTGCACTGGTGTTTGAATTCATCCTCCTCTTCGCTGTCACAGTCGCCCTTTCCCCTCTGACCCTCCCCCGAGAAATTGAAGAACCCGACCCTTTCGAGGACCACGAAGAAATCCGGCGCATGAGGGACCGCCTCCCAAAATGAAAAAAGCCCCTCTGGCGTCAAACCAGAGGGAACTGCTTGTGGAGGGGCTGAGGAACGTCGCAGGATTAACTTAAGCAGGCGCTGGAATCAGGACGCGCGCACCAAAAGCACCCCCAACAGAAACACGTTGGCTGCCACGGTGTCGAGCGCGTCTGCTGCCACACGCCTTGCCCTGATCCCGATGGGCCTATAATTGGCGCTCTGGTTTGCCGCCACCCGAGTCAAAACGGTCGGGTAGGCGCTGCCTTGGTTGGGGGCCACTCCTGCCACGACCCCACCGGGTGCACTGAACGCCCCACTTGCTCCAGAGGCAGGCATGGGGGCACTGAACCCTCCGGTCCCAAGGGATTGCAAGCTGGCCTCCCAAGCCACACCGTTGTTGCTGCCAGTGTACCCACTTCCGAGCGCAACCGTCCAGACGAAATGGATGTCAAATGACTGCCAGTGGGATGGGATGTCCACAGCTGCATTGACAGACATCTGCGTGGCCGGGTCAAAGCTCCACGCTGGCATGGTCCCGGCGATGGCCAGAGTCGGGGCACCCTCGGAGGCGAGGAACTGAGCAGCTGGAATGAACCGCCATGTTTCCCGCATGGGAGGGGCCTGAGGGGTCACAAAACGGCTGGCCTTGAAGTGCCTTGCCACCTCATTGGCCCAGAGGGGTGAGCCTGCGTTATCGTTCGGGTGGATGCCGTCCAACAGCAACAAATTCGCCGTATAAGACGGATCATTCAAAAACGCCTGTGTGACGTTAATGCACCCGTAGCCCTCGGAGGCACAGAGTTCCGCCACCACCCGCATGCGGATCAGGTGGTTGGTCCTCTCGACATCCCCAGTTCCCCTCGGGTTCTGAAGGGTGCAAATGATCCCGGCACTGGGCCACGTCTCCTGAATTTTGCGGATCAGTGGGTAGTGTGTGGAGCGGTAGGTGCTGCCCACCCCTGTGGTGTTGTGGCCGTAATTGATCATCACGAGTTGAGGGGTCATGCTGGACATCACGGCCCACCGTGCCTGAGTTGCCACTGGGTAGGATGCCTGCGTACCGGACGCACTGCCGTTCCAGATCGTCAGGGTGCGTCCGTTTGTTCCGGTTTGCAGGGTTACAGCGGAGTTCCAGGTGTCGTTTGTGTCCTTCCATGTCCTGTACAACACGGTCCACGCCGGGAACATGGCTGCGAGTTTGAGGGCCAGCAGGTAAACCCATCTTGTGTTGCTGGCCCCGGTGCTGTCCCCCACAACGAACATGGCTGCATCCTCCGCCCCGAGCATCATCCTCTGAATAAGGATGGCAGCTTGCTGAGCAGTGATTTGACCGCTGGCAGCAATTTCGGCAGCGAGTTGGTCTTTGTTGAGGCCCGTGGTGTTGATGCCCATCTGGGAAGCCAATTTCTTCAGGTCTTGACTGGGAGGCGGACCAAATGACATCAGTTGCCTCCATAGTAAGTGACGTACAGCTTCCCCGAGTTGCTGGCTGCAATGAACCGAGCTGCTGCAATTTGGGCTTTCAGCAGCACGATGGAGCCACCGTCATACTGGATGTACCCACTGGTGGCCGTTGGCAGTTTTGCTGCCCCGAGCAGTTTGAAGCGCACATCAATTCCTTGCACTTGGATTTCGGCTCGGGTTGCTCCTGCAGGAATGCTGGCCAGCGGGACTGCCACTCCTGCAACAGTCAGTTCCTCATCATCAAGGATGTTGAGGACTGCTGGACTGGTAGCGTCCCCTCCCGTCACCACCGGAATGCTGCCACCCTTCAGATCGGGAGTGCGGTCCAGCAAGGCCTGCAGCCGTGCCCCGAGGGCAGTTGGGAGCACTTTTCTGACTCCAGGTGAGACTTCCACCTCTTCCTGCAAGACAACCTTAAGTTTCCCGGAAGCATCATAAGAATCCGGGTTATCCTCATCGAGACGCCCAGGGTACTTCTGGTATTCGGTCACTCCAACCCCACCTTTCTGGCCCAGAACTGGCCTTCCTTGCGGTCCAGCAAGGCGTCCGCAATGACGTTCTCTCCGGCCAAGGGAAGCACGAAATTCTTCCTCGGGGCCATCTTCGGCAAGGTGCACTCCAGATGAAGCTGCACGGCTTTGCAGGAAGGGTCATTCACCCTGAGATCCACCCCGCGAATGAACAAGGTGCCGCCCAGCAGGTCTGCTTCCCCAGAGGAAACCACCACCTGCTTGCTGTCAGCGGTGACCTTCCCACCGTGGGGGTCCACGGGGCCTTTCTGGAACACGAAGCTGCACGAGACCAGCCCGAGCAAGCTCAGCAGGACCACTGCCCGGAAGCCCCTCACTTGGCGTCCTCCACACGCCCAGGCTCAAGCTCTGGGGCATCGGTGACGGGGGGTTCGCTGAGGGCATTGAGTTTCCCGAGCAGGAATTCGCAGGCCTCATCGAGCACCTCATCGACCACTTTCTTGACCCAGCGGTCATCGATGTCGGTGTCTTTGAGGACGGGTGTGTTCGCAGTGAAACGGGCGTACAGTTCCATCACCCGAGCGGTGGCCTGCTGGCGTTTTTCCTCAGAAAGCCACTTCTGTCCTTCTGCAGCGGCGAATTCAATGGCGGCCACTTCAACTTCACTGACGGCGAGCAGGGCGAAGCGGAACAGGTGGTCTTTGATTTGCTGAAGTTTTTCCATGGTCGTCCTCCATGACGAAAATCCCGCCAGTTGGCGGGTGAGAAAGAGAGCGGATTTTCAGGGGTTTCCGGTCAGATTGTGTTCCCCATGTGCCCAAACCTAAAAATTGAGTGAACTCTGGAAGGGTTTTCCATCGGCCCAGAGGGGAATCTCAGATTGTGGTGCCCATGTATCGGTTCATGGGTGTTCGCTGAGTGATGCAGGCATCAAATGGAACATAAGCTCTGGCGAATGGAGCATAAGGACTGAAACTCGGCTTATGATCCATTTGAAAGGTCCTTATCTCGGGTTTGCAGGCCTTATCTCGGTTCCTGAGGGCTTATCTCGGGTTTGCAGCCATGGCAGTAAGGGCAGAGCTATGGTTTTAAAGCTTATTGCCATAGCTCTGGACTGAAAACCACAGGTTTCCCGAGGGTCAGCAGGGCTGGATGTGCCCTTCCTGAACGAAGAAGTGCGCCTTGCAGTTCTGGTGCCCGCAAATCACCGAAGGGCTCAAGGTGGGTGCGGGGTCGGGTCCGGTCAGGTGCTGCTGGATGCTGCTGTAATTCAGGCAGACCGGGCAGCAAATCAACCGTTGGCCATCGGATCGGATCAGGATGTCGCCGGGCAGGGCTGCGCGCAGCCGATCCGATCTGACCACTTTGCTTTTGAGGGACTGGAATTTCATTTCAGACTCTGGTAAGCCACATTGAAAGCCCACTTGCGGGTCTCAATGCCGTGGTGACCACCGTTCACCCCTCGGGTGACGCTGTAAATGTCATTCCGGTCGGCAGCTTCATTCAAATTGCGGGCCTTCCAGTAAGCGGCAGCCACCAGAGCGCTCACTCCAATTTGCAGGAGCAAGTCCGGGTTTTGGAGCAGGTTGAAGCCGGTCATCTGGCCGTAGGTTTTGTAGTTGCTTTTCCCGGTGAGTTGGATCATGCCCATGCCCCGGTAGCGGTACCCATCGCCGGACGCTTCATCGCCGTTCCCCATGCGGCCCGAGTAGACTTTGTTGGCGAGCCTCTGGGGGTTCATGGCGTAAGGGCGGGCGGATTCCACGGTCGGGAAGCGCAAAGGCCACACTTCAGTCATGCGTTTCGCACTGTAGTACAGCACTTCCTCTTTGGGCACCAGTCCGGACTCAGCGGTGAGTTGCCCGAGGAAGTGGGCTTTCCGGAGGGGCGTGTTGATGCCGAATTGATCGCAGGCCTTCTCCAGTTTCTCAGCGGTGACTTCAGCGGTCGCTCTGGGAATCTTGGGGTTCAGGGCGAGCACCAGCTTTGCAGTGATGGGTTTCATGGTTTCACCAGGTTGATTCGGCGCACGGCGAGCACCCCGGCGACCCGTTCCAGTTTCATCTGGAGTTTCAGGCCGGGGCGAAGCTCAGCCCAGAACACCGCCCGACCAACCGGGCGGCCATGGATCTGGTAGACCGTGCTGAACGTGCAGTACAGCTCCCCGTGCTGCAAAGTGTAGATTTTGCGTTGCACTTCGCTGACGTTGTAGGCCACGCCGGACGTGGGAATCCACTCCGCGCGGGCCATCGGCAACACCAGCAAGGCAAAGGCCAGCAGGAAACGTTTCATGCTCCTCCTCCTCTGGATTTCATCAGGAGCCTGCGCACAGGTGGAACGAAGTGCGACAGGATCACCGACACGTAAAGCAGCAGGAAACCCCAAGTGAGACTCGGGGCAGTCCTGACGAAAGTGGTGACCATCAGCAAGACGGCAATGAAGGCCACCAGCCAGTTGATGGTGACGAGCAGCGTGGATTCCCTGAGGTACCGCACGCCCGTCATGAAAAATGCAATGGCGAACATCAAATGCAGCACCAGCACCCACAGCCAGGAGTCCTGCCCGAGGGGTGTTTCCGTGAGATAAATGCCCAGGGTGAAAAGCCAGTCATGGAATGTCATTGTCCTCACCTGCTTTCTTTTCAGGGGTGGGCTTGAGGGCCCCGAGGATTCCGGTGGTGGCGTCGATGACTTTGCCGATCACGGCGTCCACTTTCGGACCGTGCTTTTTGATGGTGGCACGGGCCCCGAAGTAACCGGTGATGGTGGACACCAGCAAAGCCCAGGGGACACCCAGTCCGGATTCCAGGCACATCCAACCGAAAATGACGGCGAAGAGGGCGGAAAGCCAGCAATCTGCGATCAGCACCCGCCACTTGGGTTGGTGGCGTGCAAATTGGAGGCTTGCCAGTCGAGCGAAAAGCCCGAGCACTGCAAAGGCCGTCAGGTAATGCCACAGCGGCAGGGCGTTGAGGGAGTTTTCAGGCATACGCCGTCCTTTCTGCGCACGAGCAACCAGCATGCAACCCCCACTGGGAGACAATGGGGGTTGCACGAGCCCCCGAGAGATGACGCCTCTCGGGTTTTTTGTTTACGGGGTGGTTCTCCATTCGACCCAGCGGTGAATTCGCACAGGCAAAGGCCTTGCCAGGTCGAGTTCCTTGCGGATCAGCAGTCCTCCTTCCCCCCCGGCGAGCAGGGCGAACAGTGGGTTTTCGGATGGTGAGAACGTGTGGGTGCTCTGGCTGGCCATCTGCTGGCCGTCGCTGGAACGCCACACCCCTCCCAAGGTCAGGGTGCTTTGCACTGCGTTGGAGGTGAGGGTGAATTCGAAGCGGTACTTCACTCCGGTCTCCAGAGCCCCGAGGTCACCGGTGGGCGTCTGGTTGCCTGCGCCGATGCCTGTCTGGAGTTTCAGGGTTCCAGTGTGGTCCCTGAGGAGCCCGAAGAAAGTCCGGGCCCCTGTTTGCATGCGGTTTTGCTGCACCCCGAAAGCAATTCCTTCCAAGACGTCCGGGTGCAGGTGGGGCAGGGCGGTCAGTTCGATGATGCAGTGCTGCGTGACCACCCCTCCAACCGGGTTGCTGGTCGGCACATCCAGCCGGGTGAGGTGCATGCCGGACACGTCGTAAGTGCCGGCTTGATTGACAGTCACGGCTTCCGGTTCGATGCGGTCCCCGATGTTCTTGAAGGCCATCGGCAAACTGATCCCGGCAGGGGCGTAAGGGGCGGTGTACACCACTCCGGCAGCGTTCCTGACCAGCGTGTCGGTGATCAGGTTCCGGTCTTGCAAAATCCCGCCGTAACTGTAGAAACTCGGGATCACCTGAATGTCTCCAGAGATGCGTTTCAGGCGGAGTTGGGCATCTTTCGGGAACACCGGAAGGCCCGGGAAATCGAAGTCGATTTGCGAGTGGGTGTTGTTGGCGATGTTGCCGACATCCACGCTGCAGGCAGACACCACCGTCGCCCCGTCCATGATGGCCAGTTCGAACAGGGCGGTTTTGGTGGGGTCGTTGCTGCAGTTGAACCACACGGCGATCTTCTCGAAGATCAGGTCGGTGCGGTTCATGAATTCCACGTACCATTCGCTGTTCGCCTGGTGGGAAGTGTCCATGCGGAAGGTGCCGAAACGGCTGATCGTCCCTCCGTACAGAACGTCCTGATCTGCCGTGGTGAACTGATCGGATCTGAGCCCCCAAGATCCGGGTGCCTGGTCTTCGTTCAGGCCACTCGGGGCAGTCAGGAAGCCGCCAGAGTCGTACAGGCCGACTGGGGCGAGGGGGTAAGGGACGAGTTCACCTGCCGGGTTGCTGCGCAGGCCGTAAAAGGCAGGGGTGCCGTCAGGCATGCGCAGCTTGCCGGTCAGCAGTTCCGGGACTGCGAAGGTGACTTTGCCGCCAGATTCAGACGGCTGCACCTCCCCATCCTCATTGAGCAGGGACAGCAGGCTGACAGGTGTCAGGTAGTCGGCTTTGTGGCCAATCACCTGCATGGGGGTGCCGCTGAACGGAATGACTTTCAGCAGTTCCCCCGCCTCAAAGGTGATCGGCAAGTCCCCTGGGAGGTTGATGAACATGCCGTTCTTCTGGATGTCTCCGCCGATCACCTGGGTGATGGTGAACGGCAAGAGGTTCTCTGGGATTGGGAATTCCATGATGGAGCCCGCCACGATGAACGGGGCGGGCAGGTGCAGGTTGGTCATGCGGGTCCTTTCTCAAGTTTTGACGCTGGTCACGCACCACACGAGCTGGCTGACCTGAAGGCCGTTTTCGAGCTGCAAGGTGAGGGTCAGGCCGTCCATGGGTTGGATGCTCGTCTGAATCACCAGACTGAAGGGCCGCCAGCCCCTCGCTGGAACCTCCTGACCTTCGATGGTCGGCTTTAGGCCACGCCCGAGCCAGAAGCACTCGGGTTGCGGACTTGCGGGGGTTTTCAGTCCGGTGAGGTCGCCTTTTGCCCGGCCGTGCAGTTGGATCACGGTGCTGCCCTGCACGGGGATGGGTTCGAAGGTGAGCCTAAATTTCCCCCCTGAGATGTACGTCTGGTCGTTCTGCTCGTCTTGGCTTTCCCAGCCGAGCGGCAAATCCATTTTCTTCTGGAGGGCTTCAAGGGCTGCAGCTTCCGCTTCGGCTTTCTGCTGTGCGGTGCCCACGAAATCCATGATTTCCACCGATTGCACCGTCCGAGCGGGGGTTTCCCCTCTGGGAACGGGCAGCATGCGGAACTCAATGGCTTTGAAACCCAAAGGCTCGAAGGTGGAACCGACTGGGCTGTACCCGGGCTTGGTGGCGTCCGGAATTTCAGGCACAGGGATCACATCGGACACCACCAGTCCCGTGCGGGTGGTGGGTACACTTCCGCCTTCCTGCAGGTAAGTGCGGTAATCCAGGCGGCTTTTTGGGCGGCTGAGGTCTTGCTCTTGCCACTCTGCTGCCCCGAGGTCGCGCCATGCGTCAAGGTGAGACAGGCCGATGATGTACTTTCCGGCTGGGTGTTCTGCTGCGATGTGGCAGCGGTCCAGTGGGAAGCTGTGGTGGGCGTAAGGGCTGGTGGCCGCTTTGAACTCCAGGTCTTCAGGGAGGCCCATCTGCCTGAAGAATTCCGGCCAGGTGAGGGTGAGGGTGCTTTCAAGGTGCAGGTGGATTTGCACGTGTGTGGTGCTGCACAAAATCAATGTTTGCCTGTCTGGTTTCCCTTCCTGCACGTCCCTGAGGGCAGCCCAGTAAAGCCACATTCCGGTGACCGGTTGGCCATTCACTTTCACGTGGCTGTCCGCGAACAGGCGCTCACCGTAACCGTAGTAGGTTTCAGCGTCATGCACACTGAAAAACCCCCCGAGGTTCGGGCTGGTGAAAAAAGGCCGGTGGTCCATCGGGGGCAGGGGGGCAGGGGGGGTGTTCCCGTTCGGCATGGAGACCAGCACGGCATTGTCGAACTCCGGGCCTCTCCTCTCATTGCCGCCCGGAACGTCCGGGAATTCACCGGTGATGGGGTTGCAGCTCGGCACGGGCTCCGTCCAGTCTTCCTCCTCGTAGAACACCCCGCCCGGCGAGAGCCGCCCGAGGGATTCCGGCATGAATTCCGAGAGCAGCACCAAGTTGGTGACCGGCCACCATCCGTCCGTGATCGGGCAGTACGCCTCCCAGCGCGCGAAGTCGGGGTAAGGCTCGAAGCGACCTGTCTGCCAGTTCCAGCTCGGCATGTACACCATCACAATGCGCAGCTTCCCTGCAGGCTGACGGTACTTCTCTGCGCGCCTCGGGAAAGTCAACGGTGGGTCCAAGTAACGCCAGGTTTCGATGTACAGGGTGGCTTCCTGCCACACGCTCACGTCGGTGCTGGTGGTCAGTGACTCCAGGGTTTCGGTGCCTGTCTCGTAATCCACCCGCGTGCCTTGGGTGGTGTAAACGATGCGCTCACCGGACCTGGCACCTCCTTCCCCGAGGTGAAAGTACGCCTGGCTGTCAACGAACACCGTTTCAGTGGTGATTTTCGGGTAGCCCTGCAGGTACTGCGCGAGGGTGCGGGTGCCAACCGGGGGCGGCAGGTGGTACAGGTTCGACTCCAGGTGCAGCCCGAGCTGGTAGGTGCGGTTCACGTCAGGCACGTAATGGTGGATGGTGTAAGCCCCACTGGAATACTCTGGCCGGAAGGCCGTGCGGGTCTGGTGGTCGATTTTCTGCCATGCCGAGGAATTCCCGAACGACAGGTAATGCTGGTGCCTGACCCCGAGGTCATCGAGGGGCTCTGAATGCCTCGGGGAATGCTCGCTGTGCTCCTGCGGAAGCAGGGTTGCGCTGAAAGCCGGGGCATTCAGGTGCAAGCGGTTCAGTTTCGGTTGCCAGAGGTCCGTGAAGCGCTGCGGTCCCTGGAAAGCCAGGTCGGTGGGAATCCCGACGTGCTCCACCCGGTAGGTGTTCACTCGCCTGTGGGGCTGCGCCTGGAAGTGCATCCGCTGCCCTTCAAGGGTCGGGGTGAGCCTAACGCGGGTTTTTGGCCTCGGGTTCTGCAGGTACCTCGCTGGGACATTCACGATTTCACTGGAATCCAAGCGGACCTGCACGAACGTCGGAGTGGTGAACAGCACCACCCCCCACGCTTCCTGCACCGGCACCGTTTCGGTCTTCTGGTGTTTTCGTTTGATGCCAGCCAGGTACTCCCAGATTTCCGTCCAGGAGTACTCTTTCATGCGCCCACCACCCATTCACCGGTGAGGGGATCTTTCTGGAGGGTGACCCTCTGGCCCCGAGGGGGGAAACTGTACCCCTGCACCCGGGCAACCATGCGCTCTTCGGTGCGTGCCCCGTTCAGGATCCGCAGCCTTGCGCACATCACCCCTCCCAGGGTCGGGTACAGCACGTGCGCCTCGATGGTGTTGTCGTTCACGGCAGAATCACCTCCCCGGTGATGGTCATGCTGAAGCCCGCAGCGGACTGCATGCTGGCCTGAATTCCAGTGATGGTGTACCCGTCGATCACCTCCCGGTAAGCAACAGGGATCGGCAAGCACACCTTCCACTCGCGGGTCTTGCGGACCTTGCTGTTCTCCAGGATGTAACTGGCGAGGCCCTCAAGGTTCGTTTCGGTCGGGAAATCCTCCTCCTGCCTGCCCGACCCGTAAGGGTCCACATGCTCGTGCTCTCTGGGAATCAGGATGGTGTCCTCGTCGCACTGGCAACTGCTGGAGTCCGGGGCGTTGTCGGTGGTTTCAGACTGGCTGCTGATCACCCCGCTTTTCTTCTCGACGCCCACCCAGCTTTTCCCGGTCTTGTCGAACACCGGGACGAGCTGGTCGCCGCTGGTGGTGGTCTTGTAAATCCACTGGCCATTCCCGATCGGCAACCAGGTCTCCTCGGTGACGGTGTTCACCCTCAAACCAGTGGTGAACTGCTCATTGACCGTGCCCATGTTCTCGACGGCAAGGCTGCCTGTTTTGGTGGTGAGGGTCACCCTGCGCTTCAACCACCCTTGAGGGCTCCACTCGTACAGCACTTGCGTGGTGCTCTCCGACAAAAGTTGCCCCGCAGAAGTCCCGAACTGGTAGCCCGGAATGCTCAAAATGGCCTGCTGGAGCTGCGCATTGAACGGGTAAGCCCACTCGCGGTGCTTCTGGTACGTGCTGGTCAGTTGACCTTCGCAGGTGCTGGAGTACCGCTTGTAGGTGTTGGTTTCGCTGATCGGAACCCGAGTGAACACCCGGTCCGGCAGCTTCTTCCCTTCAGGGGCCTTCACCGTCACGGTGCTGATCACCACGGTTCCTTCCCGCACCACCTTCCCGCCCTCTTTCTGGACGCTGCTGTACGTGGTCCCCCCAGGGGTGGACGTCTCACTGCGGTCTATGTAATTCTTGCTGAGCTCGAATTCCTTCGCGGCCTGATCCGGGTCACCAGACAAATCAAAAGAAGCAAAATTTGCCTCCTCGGGCATCCCGGTGAGTTTCAGGAACCCGAGTTTCTCCCGGTAAGGGGTGTTGCTGGACGTTTCCTCGCAGTACCTGCGCAAAGTGGAGGAGGATATTCCAGCGGACCCCTTGTTTCCGCCCGGCGCGATGACCAGCAGGGTGTCATTGTCGAGGGTGGCGAAAGTCGCCCCGAGCTTGCCGTAAAAGTCATTCAGCACCTGCTGCAAGGTCTTCCCGAACGTGCTGTAATCGCTGCTGGTGCCTTGGATGATTTCACCACTGAAAGCACTGGCAAACGAGCCGGGCAAAAAGCGCACCTGCAGGTCCGCAGCTTGAATGGCTTCCTGCAGCAACGCCCGGACAGGCTTGCGTTTCCTGAGGGCTTTTCTCTGCGAGCAGGACGCCCCAGAGCGGCCCTCCTCGGGCATTCCGGCCCACGGGATGAGCTCCGGCAGGGGCGCGCCGAGCTTCTTCTGGATGGGTGAACTGAAGTTCAATTGCGTGTCCGACCCTGAACGGGTGGTTCGGGTGCTGGACGCCCCGTTCCCCTGCAGGCGTTCCGTGGTGAAACTCAACCGTTGCCTGTTGGCTTTGTTGGTGGCCACCACCGTGATGCGCTGCAAACTGTCCGACATCGATGCGTGCAGCCCATCGAACGTGCACTGCAAACTCACCCCGAGGCCATCGGGCCTGCTGTACGTCCAGCTTTTCAGTTTGTCGCCCAGCACACTGGAATGCTGCGTGAACGCCCAGGATTCCGCCACCCCGGACCGGACTGCGCCGTGGCCAGCGGGAGAGGACGCCCGCACTTCATGCCGGGAGAGGTAATCGCTCGGGCTGGTGCAGGCCCGCACTTCATGCACCGCAGTCAACTCAGGCCTGACCCGGGCCACCACCAGGTGACTGAGGTCCAGCTCGGGCATGGTGCTCGCCTGCACTTCGTGCTGCAAGCGGATGCTGGTGCTGGCTTTCACTTCATGCCGACTGAGGGTGCTGCTGCTGACCTGCACTTCATGCCGGACGCCGTAAGAGCTGCTCGCCAGCACCGTGTGCGCCAGATGGTAATCACCGTTGATCAGGATGAACGGCATTCAGCCCCCCTTAACGGAACTTGGCTTCAACGTAGGCATTGTCCATGGAGAGCGGCACGGCGTCCGGAGGGACCGTCCACTGCAAATCCACGGTGATGTGACTCCCAGGGTCGAGGGTCGCAGCGAATTCCGTGAAATCGTCGGTGAGGGGGATCCCGGACACCGATCCGATCAGGCCCCCATCGGCCATGCTGCTCTGGTTGAGCCGCAACCGCACACTGCTCACGGTTTCCGTGCCGGTGTTCTTCAACCACAAAGTGAAAGCCGGGGTGGTGGTGCCGACATCCACATCCCCGAGGTTGGTGGTGTCCCCTGCTGGGGTGTCGTCGGGCTTCGTCCAAGTGAGTTCTTTGCTCATGCGTCCTCCTGGTACTGCAAGACGAGCTTCAGGCCGTAAACGTCGGCTTTCGGCCCGGTGGTGTTCGGGTCCATCAGTTTGCGTGGGAACGAAGGGTTCTCGGCCACCACGCAGTTCTGCCAGACGGTCAGGGTCGGTTCGGTGTAATTCTCCCTGAGGGTGATCACGTCCCCGACCTCCAAGGTTTTCAGTTGCTGGTGCTCAGCGGGCCAGAGGGGTGCGTCCTCTGGCAGTTCGATGGTGATGCGCCACACCCGGGTGGGTGCGACGCGCGTCACCCGCAGCCCATCGAGCGTGGAGACCTCATTGACCTCTTTGACTTTCTGGGCATTCACGGGCTTCTTGTGCACGGCTGGGGGGCTCGATAAGGTCACCCCGTTGATGTCGAGCACCAGAGGCAGACGGCTCATGGGTTTCCTTTCAGGGTTTCTTCTCTGGCCATGCCAGATTTGATGAGGTCGAGGGTTCTGCTGGCCGCCATCTGGGCGAGCTTCTCAGGGTCGTTCACTTCGTAAGCGTGGATGTTCACGTCCCCCACGTGGATTTCGGTGTTGATGACCTGAGAGACCCGGGTGGTGCCTTCAGCGACCGGGACGGGTTTCACGCCGGTCACCTCTGGGACTTTCAGGTTGGCGAGGCCCCGTTCCATTCCGGTCCGGACGGCCACTTCAATTCCGGCAGTCAGTTCAGAGAGGCGGTCCGGCAGGGCCTCAAAGAACGAACTGAGGGGGTCTTTGTCCTTGAGGGAGTCGATGATGCCCTGAATGTCAGACAGGGAATCTCGGATGGTGACGGCGTTCTCTGCTGGGATTTCGAAGGTGAACGCTTCAGCGAGCGATTGCACTTGCGCGAGCCTGCTGGCCGCGTCGTTGATGTTGAAGCGGAACTGGTCGCTGCTTTTCGCCACGCTTTCCACGGCCACCTGGGCGTTCACGAGCAGGTTCACGTCCTTGCTGACCCCGAGGCCGCGTTCATCGGCCTGGGAGAGCACCTGGTCGTATTCCTGCTTGGCTTTGGTGAGCGCCTGGAGGGCATCGGCTTGCTCCTGAGGGCTGCCGGTTTGCTGGGCTGCCTTGAGGAACGTCAGGGCGGCTTGCAGTCTGCCTTCAGCCACTCGGGTTTCATCCCGCAGTTGACTGTCGGTGAGTTCACCTCCCTGGAAGGCTTTGCGGGCCTCGCTGATCGCACTGAGCAGGTTGCTGTTCCCGGTGAAAGCGGCCTTCTGGGCATCAGCGACCCCTTTCAGGGCTTCCCGTTTGCGGTTGATGGCCTGAATCAAACCGTCCATCTTCCCGGAGGCTTCCTGTGCTTCCTGTGCGGTCAGACCGATGCCCGACCTGACTTTCTCCAGCAGAGGGGCGGTCTGCGCGGACACCAGAGCCAGTTCGCTTTCCGCCTGCATCAAATTGCGGGTGGCGAGCTCCACCCCTTCGAGGGGCACCCCGGCTGCGTTCTGCAAGTCCCGCATTTTGCCTTGCAGGGCAATGCGGAGGTTTTCACGCTCCTCAAGGGCTTTTTGCAGCTGCTCTTGCTTTTGCAGCTCAGCGGTCTGGGCTTTGGCGAGGTCCACTTGGAGGCGTTTGCGTTGCAGGAAAGTCAAATCCTGCTTCTGCAAATCCTTCTGGATCCGGCTGACCTGCTCACCGGCTTCCAGCACATCAAGGTAAGCATTCGCCACCCCGTCATCTGCCAGACCGGACAACTGGGCGAGGCCAGCAATTGCGGCATTTCTGGCTTCGACCTGCAGGAGGTTCAACTCCACCCCGAGGTCAAACAACTCACCTTGACGGTCCAGAAGCTGCCCGTACAGGCCGTTCCGTTCCGTGACCAGCTGGTTGATGCTGGCTTCGCTGTCCCCTCGGGCTTTCGCCAGCAGGATTTCACGGTCCTGGAATTGAATTTCTTGCAGCACCCCCTGAATGCGGAGCCCCTTGACCCTGAGTAAGGCCTGCTCGCTGTCCGCTTGCCGTTCCAGCAAATCCAAGTTGCTGTTCTGCAAGGCGACGCTGGCCTTGAAGCGGTCCTGTTCCCGTTGACGCACCTGGTCTTCAAGTTCATTCCGGGCGGTCAGCAGGTTCGTTTCGGCATTCACCACCTGAAGGCGGGCCTGCAGCACATCCTGACTGCTCGCACCAGTTTGAAGCACGGAATTCAAGGTTTCTCTGGAGACGGCCAGTTCACGCTCAGCGAGCTGAACCCGCCCCTCCTGCACCTGCAAGGCATTGCCGTCCGAGCGGTCTGATGCAGCACTCCGGTTGAGGAGGGCCGCAGCGAGATCCAACTCGGCACGCAACTGCTCACGCTTCACCCCGAGGGTGCTTTGCAGCAGGTTCTTCTGGGCTTCATACAGGGCGGTTTGCTTGCCGATCACCTCGATTTTCTGCTGCTCAATGTCCTTCGAGGACGCCCCTTGCCGTTCCATGAACGCCAGCACCCCTTCAGCCGCCACCAATTCCTGCTCAGCCAGTCCAACCTGGGCTTGCCGGGAAGCCAGCACCTGCTGTTCCGTCACCGCGCGCGCATTCTGGGCCTGCACCTGGGCGGAAAGCAGTGCCAGAGTGCCTTGCAAGGCACCCCGTTCACTCTGGATCCGGGCTGCGAGTTCCTGCGACCGGGCTTGATTCAACTGCTGCTCTTTCGACAGCACCTCCACCCTCTGGCGGTCCAGTTCGACGCTCGTTGCGCCGTTCTGTTGCAGCAGGTTGAACGCTGCCCTCGCAGCGGCCAGTTCACGTTCAGCGAAAAGCACCTGCTTTTGTTTCACCTGCAGGGCTTCGCCGTCCGTGCGGGACTGGCTTTCACTGAGCTTCAAGGAGGCTTCCTGCACATCAAAGCCCCGGGTCAACGCTGCGAGCTGCTGGTCCAGCAGGGTTTTGGAGGCATCCTGCTGCGCGGACTCCAGAGCGGTGCGTTTCTGCACGATGGTGGCACGCTGGCTCTCAAGGTCCCGAGCGGAAGCCCCGTTTTTCAGCATGGCGGCGAGGATGCCTTCCTCAGCGGTGAGTTCAGCCCGGGCAAGATCCACCTGGGCTTCCTTGGCACCGAGGACATCCTGATCGCTTTTCGCGCGGGCCACCTGACTGGCCACCAAGGCAGCCTGCAACGTCAAGCCTTCCCGCAGGCGGTTGCGTTCCAGTTCGATGATGGCATTCAACTCATCCCTCTGGGCTTCATACAGGGCGGTTTGCTTGCCGATCACTTCGGCCTGCTGCTTGTTCACGTCCGCGGCACTCGATCCACCTTTGACCATCAAATCCAAGAGCTCCTGGCTGTCCAGCAGCTCCTGCTGGGCCAGAGCCACCTTTCTGGTTTTGGCTTCAACGGTTTCACGGTCGCTTCTCGCTCGGGCAGCCAAGGCAGAGGCTTCCGCTTCCAGCAGCACCAGCCCTCCACTCAACTCATCCCTGCGGGACTGCACGAAACCATCCTGCAGGGCTTTCTTGCGGGACAGCAGTTCACTTTCCGCTTTCAGCACCCCGAGGTTCGCATCCCGCACCTGCTGGGTGTTCCCGGACGGGCTTTGCAGGGCATTCCTCTGGGTTTCACGGGCCAGCAGCAGTTTCTGCTCAGCGATCTGCACCTCTGCACGCAACACGCGCAGTTGACCCTCGGACCCCTCCGCCTGCTGGCGTTGCAAGTCCAGCAGGGCCTGAGCGGTGTCGATGTCGTACTGCATGCTGGCCTGACGGTCCTCGAAAATCGCCTGCTGAAGGGCCTGCTGTTTGCTGTACAGCTCGGTTCTCGCCGACAGCAAGTTGTTCTCCAGAGCCGCCAAGTCCACCCCTTGTTGGTTGGTGGACAATGCAGTCTGCAAGGCACTTTCCAGGTTGCGGACCTGCTCCTCACTGGCCTGCAACTCCAGACGCCGGGCAGTGAGCACCTGACCTTGCGCCTCAGCGAGACGCGCCTCACCCTGCAGCCTTCCTTGAACCGTCTCGGACACCCGACCCTGGTACTCCGATTCGGCACGCAAACGGGCCGTGTGCCTCTGGGAGAGCACCTCAAGCTCCAAAGTGTTCAAAGACGTCAACTGGGCCCGGTACTGCTCGAGCACCACCGTGGAAACCGCCCCTTCCGGAACCCGAGCAAGGGCTTTCGAAAGGGACTCTTTTTGCTTCTGGATGTTCTTCAGTTGCGACTCGAAAGGACCATCCGCTTCCGCTCTGGCCCGGTCTGACCCGGTGAGCAGGTTCTTGCTGAGTTCAGCCCCAAGGTCCCGACTGAAATCCCTGGCTTCACGCAAAGCCGACTTCAAACCCAGCACGTTGTCGAGCCGCACTTGCCCCACCTGACGCAAAGCGTCCTCAAGGGCCTTGATCTCACCGGGGGTGCTTGCAGCAGCTCGACGGGCCCGCAAACGGGCCTCCAGACTGGTCAACTCTGCGCCCGTCAAATCCTTCAAGTTGCGAAGCTCACGGCCCAGCACGTCCTGCAAAGCCGCCACCCGAGCCTCCTGCTCCCTGCGGATGGCACCCAAACGGGCCTGCTCCACCTGGGTGCTGCTCGCCAACTCGATGCGTTGCTTCTCCTGCTGGAAACGGAACCGGGCTTGAGCTTCCGCTTCCCCTTTTCTGGCCCCGAGGCTCTGGGCGTCCCGCAACTCCTGCTCCAAGGCACCCTGAGCGGAAAGCAACTCCTGATCCCGCTGCACCCTGATGGCCGCCAGACGCAAATTCAAAATCTGCTGGCTGTAACGGCCCTCAATCCGCAAACGGGCATCCCCGCTCTGGCCGTACAGCTCGATCTCCTTGTCCCTGAAAGCCTCCAGACTGGCCACCGCAGCATCCAAACTGCTCCGGCGTGCCCCGAGGGCAGACACTGCACCAGCAAGGAGTTGCCGTTCGGTTTGCAGGTCGTACTCTGCGATGGCACGCATGCCCTGCTCGGTGAAGGTCTTCAGTTCATCGGCCTTCAGGAGGGTCAACTTCTGGATTTCAACTGCGAATTTCTGACGTGTGCCAACGTCAGGCGCTTCGCTGGCCTTCTTCTGCAGTTCGGCAAGCTGTTCATCGTACTTGCTGGAAATTTCATTGAAGGTTTTGGCCTGCTCCAGCATCACTTTCGTGCGACCATCCTGAGTCAGGGCAATCCGGCGATCCTGAATGCTCTGTTCCGCCTGACGCAAATCCTGCTCGGTGGATTTCAGTTGCTCAGCCACCAGTTGATCCAATGCCTGCTGCCTCACCCGGTCAATTCGGGTTTCCAACTCAATGCGGATGGTGGGGTCCGGGATTTTCTGGCGCACCTCGTCCAGCATCGACTGGAATTCCAGAGCGATTTTCCCGGCTTGCTTCCCGAAATCGGTTTTCACATCGAGGTTCAGTTCCGCTTCACGTTGACTCAGGGACTCATCGATGGCCTTGCGGTTCTCCAAGCTGAGTTGCAGGTCCTTTTCGGCCTGGAATGCCTCTCTGGCTGCACGTGCCTCCTCTCGTTTTTTGGCAATCAAAGCGTCGGCGTTCGAAAGGCGGGTTTTTGCTGCTGCTACCGCAGCTTGATTCCCGCTGACTTCAGCGTCCTCAAGGTCCTGCAAAATGCGACCTTTGGCTTCCTGAAGCACCACCACCTGCTCAATCAAACCCACGAACTGCTCACCGAACTGACCGACCAGGCGCTCTCGGGACGCCTTCTCGGCTTTTTCGGCATCCTCGTAGATTTTCTCGGTGGCCTCCATGTAGCCTTTCACGGCCAGCACAGCCCCAGCCACAATTCCCGTGAGGGCAATCCACGGGCCTGCCAGAGCCAACTTGTTCAACATGGCCTGACCTGCCATGCCGGACATGTAGATTTTGTAATCGTTCATCAACTTGTTGGCTGCAAAAATCCCAGCGCTGACTTTCGCCAGAGCCCCAACAAGCAGAATGCCCCCGGTACTGACAAGAAACAGCCCCGCGCCCACCTGCAAAAGCACCGGATTGAAGCCCTCCATCACGTTCAGGAAATTCGTCGCGCCTTTCAGCATGTCTGTGACCATCGGAACGAAAGTCTTCCCGAACTTCTGAATGAAAATCAGGCCTTCTGAAGTCAAAGCGCTGATCTGACCGGCCATGCTCTGCATCAACTCGGGGATGTCCTCAACTTCCTGTTTGGTTTCTTTGAGGACCACGTTCATGATCACTTGGGCTTGCTGCAAATTGGTCAGCTCGTCCTTGGTGACCCCGATGCTCCGGGCGTACTTGATCATCGCTGGTCCCACATCCCCAGAGATGCCGATGGTGTTCAGTTCTCGGGACAGTTTGGTGACTGCAACGTTCTGAATGGCCTCGAAGGACTTCTGGACCGTGCGGCCCGCAGCGAGACCGGACGCGGCACCCGCAGTGAGGGTTTTCACGGCGTCGTTCAAGGTGAAGCCGTTCCTGAGCATCACTTTCACGGACTCTTCAGCCACGCTCGGCACGGTCTTGAAGGTCTTGACCAGTTGATCAATCGCCTTCTGGCCTTCCGCTGCCGCGATGCCTTGACGCCCGAGTTCCTTGTTGAACAGCCTCTGGCTGACTGTGGCTTTGTCTGAAGCCTGAGCCATCTTGAAGATGCTCACCGCTCCAGCGGACCCGGTGAGCAGGGCGCTGTTCGAAGCTTGGTTCATGGTGCTGGCAATGTTCAACCCGGCTTGACGTGCCCGCTCCTCCAGCCTCCTCAGGGACTCGGTGGCTTGATTCGCCCCGGTTTGAACGCGAATCAAACCCTCGGTGATCTGGTTGGATTTGAAGCCATTGCTGGCATCGGTGAGCTTCTGGCGCAACCGGTCATTGGCGGCCACCAGTCGATCCAACTCCTGAGCGGCAGCACGTAATTGCTCGGGGCTGAGCCTGCGGCTGTCCACCTCTAGGGTGATTTTCTTGATGTTCCGGTTGTTCTTGTCGATCTCACCCATCAATTTTTCGTAGGCGCGTTTCGCAGGATCGACGTTGGCCTGCAACTCCAGTTTTTTCTTTGCCAGGTCATCGATCTGCTTCTGCACTTCCTTCAGGGCCTTGCTGGTGGCCACCATCCGAGGGTCGCTTTTCGGCACCCCTTGGGCTTTCAGATCATCCTGGAGGCGTTTCGCTTGATCGCGCACCACCTTCAACTCTTCCCGGAGTTGCGTCACGCCCTGCACGGTCGGATTGAAGTTCGCCTGGTTGCTGATCGTCTGGATTTCACGCAGCAAAGCCCTGGCTTTCTGCAGGTCCGTGACTGAAGGCCCAGAGCCACCACCACCACCGCCGCCACCCGGGGGGATGGGGGGCACTTTGATGGACTCAATCAGGGTTTTCAGGGCTTGCGCTTTGACGATCACCTTGTCCAGTTCCGTGGCGAAGGTTTGCAGGCCCGTGGCATTGAAGTGCGCATCGACCTTCAATCCCTTCTGGCGGGCATTCCACTCGGCGATGAACTGGCCGTGCTCGGTTCTGGCATCGGCCCGCATTTTGCGAAACGCAGTGAAAAATGGCGAGGTGTCGAGTTGCTGCGTGTGCTTGATTGTCGCCATTTCTTACAGCTCCTTTGCTAGATTGGGGGAATGAACCCTCAAGATGAACAGCGAATCCGGGAAGAATTTGAGTTGAAAAGGCAATTGCAGGCCGATGCAGATGCAGCAGACACCGTTAAAGGCTGCCGCACCTTGCTCTGGCTGATCCCACTGATTTTGTTGGTGTTGATGTGGCCCTTGATCTTATTTGTGATCAACTTCATCCTGGCCTGAAGGTCCATCAAGGCCAAATCTGCTGGATGAGGCCCTCAAAAACCCGATTCATTTTCAGTCCGGCCCACACCGCTGCCCTGAGGTGAGCGGGGTTCGGTCTGCGCCACCTTCTGGCCGTGCGGCCTTTGTAGAGGGTGGTGGTTTGCTCCCCGAGGGCTTCCGCTTCGGCCTGGAGGGTGCTTTCTGCGCTCTGGCCGAGGGTGCCGAATTCCACGTCTGAGGCGTACCGGGTGCTGTTTTTCACGTCGAGGGTGAAGCGGTTTTTGGTGCTCCGGTTGATCACGTCGATGTTCATGAACAGCTTCCGGGTGCGCTGGTAGATGCCTTCCGGGGTGTCGTAAACGCCTTGGTTGACGCCGGTGATGGCCAGAGCGAGGGTGTACTGGGCGATGTCTTGCACTTCTCGGGTCATTTCGGCGTGGAGGCGAAGCTCCCTGGCTTCCTCTTCAGCCAGCCATTCATCGAAGTTGCTGTCCAGCATGACTCACTTCCTTTGCTCAAAGCCTTGTCTCCAGGCGTCCAGTTGCCGTTGGGCTTCTTGCACCTCGTGATCCTCTGGGGTACTGGTCTGCTGGGGGCGCAGACCGCCGTTTTCTTCAAGGGTCCGCAGGTACGCTTGGCGTGGGCTGTCATCGTACCGGTAGGAGGGTTTCGGTTCGGGGCCCTCTCCGATGTATTCGGCTTTCACGCCCCATTCGGAAGCCATCAGGTGGTCCCGCATGCCCCATGCCCTTTCCCGGGAGAGACGCCTTTCTCTGGCCTGCCAGACGTCTTCGATGAGGACGTGGGGGAGGTTCTGGACGTAATCGAAGCCTTTTTCTTCGATCAGTTCCGTCAGGGGGTCGCGTTCTGCAGGGCTTCCATCTCGGTTTTTTGCGCTTTGGTCAGGCGGCCCCGCAGGTTGATCGCCAGCGCTTCGACCTTTGCCAGCAGGCTTTCGAGCTGGTTGAGTTCCCAGAGGGTCTGCATGATGAGGGGCATGTCGATGAGCTGCACTTGGTTGACTTTTTCGATTTCGGTGACGCTGTGCTCCAGCATTTGCTGCACAGCAGTGACGTACTCACCTTCGATGAGGATCCCGAGGGCTTCCTGGTTCCCGTCTGCGGTGGCGAGCATGGCACCGACGGCGACGAAGTTGAGGAGTTCCCTCTGGTGGGTGCTGGCGTGTTTGAGCTTCCAGGCGGTGAGGGTGAGGGTCTGACCGGAGTCCAGGGTGATGGTCCTTTGGTATTTGGTGTCGTACATGGGGCCTCCAGAGGCAAAGGGTCTTCTGTTGTTGTGAAAGGACCCCCGAAAAAGGGTGGGGGTCCTGTGGTGCTTCAAAAAGGGGGTTTACAGGCTGGCGAAGTAATCGACGGCGAGTTCTGCTGCCACAGTGTCGAGATCTTCGTTGGCGATGCCGCCAATGGTGAAACCTCCATCTGCGGTGGCTCCAACGGTGAAGCCGGGTTTGCTGGTGATGCTGGCAGGCAGCGGGAAACCTTTGGATTCCAGAGCAGTCAGGTTGAATTTGAGGGCGCTGCCGTTCGCTCCGTCGAGGCCTGCCCCCACGCCATCCCCAGTCAGTTGGGCGTTCGGGTAGACGCGCAGCTCACCTTTCCCGCCGTCCGCTGCGGGGAACACCATGATGGCCATGCCATCCACGGGGGTGCTCTGGGTGGGGGTCACCCAGACGCTGGTGGGCAGGGTGCCTGCGAGGGCGAAAGTCACGCCGCCACTGACCACGGTGCTGCCTGCTGCGGTGGGCCATGCGCCGGGCGCGGCCGCTGCGGACTCTCCGGCCACGGTGACTTTGTACAGGTAACCGTTGGCAACGGCGGGGCGCACCAGGTCGCCCACTTCGTAATCGAAAGTGGTCTGGAAGGCAGCCACGTCACTTTCATCCAGCCAGCCTTGGATGTTTCCGGCGTGCAGGTAACGCACGCCGGGATCGTCCACGCTGATGGATTCGAAGGTGACCACGTCTTTGAAGCCCGTCTGGAAGATCCGGACGGTTTCTTCTGCGCCGTTCGGGGCGGCTTTCATTTCCACTTCGTTTTTGGTGGGAGAGAACTGGGGGCTGCGGGTGTACCCGAGGTCGAAAGTCTTCAGGTCTTTCTTGCTGGGGAAGTACATGCGGAAGCCAAGCATGCGGGCTTTGTCGGCACTGCGGGCTTTCGGGTTGGCCAGAGTGATGGTCATGGTGTCTCCTTGTGGGGGCCCTGGAAGGTCAGGGTGGTCTTGTACCCCCCGTCGATGGGGGTGTTGTTCTCCGTGAGGAGTTCGTATGGGGTGTTGTAGTTGCTGCTGCTCGGGTGCTGGTGGAGCCTCCGGGTGATCCTGCCTGCGAGGGCTCTGGCTTCGGCTTTGCTGGGTGCAAGCACGTCCATTTGGACCATGCAGGTGCGGGTGATGCCGTCAAAGTTGAGGGTTTGAGGGCTGTAAATCACCACGAAGCCACCGCTGTCTTTCAGGTACGCTTTGAAGCCACCGGGGTAACCGTAAGGCAAGTCGGCTTCCTCGTCGAGCAGGGTGTTCACGGGAGGGTCAAGGCCCGTCAGGTGGTTTTTGAGGGTTTCATCCATGGTTCACCGGGAGAGTTTCGCTATGAAAGGCGTCCCGAGGGTGCTGCGCCTCGGGGTTTGCAGGGTGGTGAGGGTGAGGGTCCCTTCCGGGATTTCGGTGGTGGCGTTGATGGCCGGGAGGGTTTGCCCTTCTTTGAACTCTCCGAGCCAGGTGTCCCGCTCGGGGCTGGTGGCCATGAAGTCGATGCTGCGGCGATCGGTGGCTTTGCTGGGGTCCCAGGCTTTGAACCGCAGGGTGACGGTGTGGGTGGTGGGTGCTGCTGGCCTGCCGTTCACGAAGGGCTCTGCTGCGGGGGTTTTCCACGTCCAGGGGTGCTCGCGGTTGTAGATGGAGGTGCTTTGCGAGCGGGTCAGGGCTTGCATGTCAGCGAAAGCATCATCAAATTCCGTCACCGGGCCACCCCCGCAACGAGCCGGAAGGGACCTCTGGGGGGCCTGCAGGCCTTTTCGATCAAAGCAAGGGCTTCAGCTTTGTATTTTTCGCTCTGGTCGGCGTGCTGTTTGATGCCAGAGCTTTCCCGGCGCACCGACCCTTCCCCTTCGACTGTGACGGTCAGGCCTGCCTTCTCGGCCTTCTGGAACTCGTTGTTGGTGTGCAGCAAAACCAGCACATACAACGCTTTGGCGTGCTCCAGCAGGGAGGTTTGTTGCACCGTCCGGTTGTTGACCTGCATGACCACCCAGGCTTCTGCTGCTGCGCAGTAATCTTCTTCCTTCCCGGAGGGCAGCACCACAGCCGGGAAGTGACTCAAGAATTGCTCTGGCGTGAATTCCATGTTCCCTCTCAATCACCCGACCTGAGGATTCAAGCCTGGCTTGCAAGCCAAGCGTTGTATTCCTTGAGGGTCCAGTAACGCACGGTCTTGCGACCCTTCCAGAGTTCCACCTGGGCGGTTTGGGGCACCAACTGGGGGGTGTGGTTGATGACGAAGGGTTTCTCTCCATCGGTGATGGTGTACTCCCCGCCATAACTGGCAATTTGCTCCACCACCGTGGCGATCACTTGCCCTTCAGGGATCTCCTTGATGGTTTTGTCGGCTTTGGGAGACTCGGACAGCCCGAGTTCCTGCAGGATCTTCTCGGGAGGGCTGCTCTGGCTGAGCAGTTCAAGCAGTTTGGTGATGCGTTCAGGTTGCTCTTTGAGGGTGCTGGCGATGCTCTCAGCGGTCCCTTCAGGCCAGTCGGTGGGCAGGTTCACCAGTTGGATTTTCTTTTCGGAGAGGAGTTTCTCAACGGCGTCCCGGTCACCTGCTTCAAGGTGGTCTTTGATGGCCTCCAGGTCCTTTTCGGTGGGAGGGGATTCCGAGGGGTCGATGAGCGGTCCGGTGAGGGCGAAGATGGCGGCTGCGAGGAGCCATTTGCGGGATACGTTGGACATGGGTTCTCCTGAAAAAACCCCGGCTGGTGCCGGGGTTCAATGCGTGAGGGCTTAAAGTTGGCGGGAGCCGGTTCGGACGCCGTCTTTGTCGGCTTTGCCGAAACCGTAGGATTCACGGAACACCACGCGCTCGAAGCCTTTGACGATCAGCTTGTCGTATTCCACCATGGTGAGTTTCTCATCGACGTACTGTTCCAGGCCGAGGTTGGTGTCGATCAGGGCGACTTTGCCGGTGCCTTCGAGCACGCTGCCTTTGGGGGCACGTTTGGGGGTCATGCCGAGGATGCTGGGGAAAGCTCCGGTTTCACGGAAGCGGGCTCCGTCAGAGGTGGCATCAGGGTCCACCAGGTGGGCAAGGGTGAGCAGCTTGCCCAGCTCCACGCGGTCACCGGTGATCACGTTGGGTTCAGCGTCGTTGTCGTTCATCAGCAGCATCAACTGCACGAGGTCTTTGAGGTCCCAGAGGGTGGTGGCGAAAGCGGTGTTGGGGGCAGGGTTGCCGTTCTCATCACCGTTGATGCTGACTTCGAGGGCCTCATTGACTTTCTCGCGTGCACGTTTGCGGCCCACTTTGGCAAGGTACCGATTGAACAAATCCAGTCGGACATGCGCCAGAGCCTGGTAGCTCGCTTCGAGCCTCCAGGAGCGCTCTTCGAGGTTCACGCTCTTTTTGGATTGGGTGAGGACAATCACACCCTGTCCTGCCCCTTCGGTGGTGTCGCCAGCAATGGCGTCCCCTTCGATTTCATCCAAGATGCCGTAACGCACGGCGGTGCTGCTGGTGGGCACCACCACGCTCACCAAGTCATTCAAGCCCAAGAGGTGCATGCCGACCTTCTCGAATTCCCGCACGACCTGCTCGACCATCACAGGGAAGAACACCTCGTTGCCGTTGTCGCTGAAGAAAGAAGCTTCGATGTTGCCTGCAGCGGGGCCCGTGGTGATGATTCCGGCGTTGCGCAGGATTTGCGCGATCGGGCCTTTGCCGTGCTTGTCTTCCACGTCAGGGTTGTACACGTCGGTGTGGAGCTGGTTGGTTCTGGCCAGTCGCAGCATGAAAGTCAAAGGGCTGATCTTTTTGGCTTGCGCTTCGGCCAGCACGCCTTTGGCGTCTCGCAGGTCACTCAGGTTGTATTTGCTCATGGGTTCTCCTCCGGGGAGCGAAATGAAAAAACCCCGAGTGTCCTCGGGGCTGGGGCTTCAGGTTGAGGTGGATTACCCGAGGTCCACTCGGGCGAAATGCTGGCCACCTTCAGTCCAGGTGGCGCGGATCCGGCATTGCAGGCCACCTGCAGCCACTTTGGCTTTGCCGGTGCCGTCCACCACGAGGGTTTTGAGGCCGACAGTGAGCAGGCTGGTGGTTTCGATGTCGTGCACGCCGCGCTCTTCGACGGTCACATTGCCGTTCGCAGCCCGAACGGACACCAGTCCAGTCAGGGGGTCGCCGTCCGCACCGAGGCCCACCGTTTCATTGCCGACGATGGTCACGCAGCTTCCAACCACCACGTTGGCGTTGTTGGCTTTGTAGGTGCTGGCGCTTTCGCTGGTGTAGGAGCGGTAACTGCGGATGTTGTTGAAAGACTTGTTCTTCATGGCCATGATTAAGCCTCCGTTGCCCAGTCGATGGGCTGAGTTTCGTTCTCGGTTTTGGAATTGCCAGAGGAGGGTTTGCTTTTCCGCCCGTCAGGGACAGTGGCGTCGGCTTGTTTGCGCACCAGGGCGACTTGCTTTTGCAGGTTTTCGATGCTCTGGTTTTTGAAGGCAGTGACCATCAGGTCACCTGCAGCCGGGCCATCCTGAGCGCCGTGCAGCCTGACGCACTCGGTGCGCAAATCACCCAGCAGGGCTTCCCGGTAGGCCGTGCCGTCCGCTGCGCGTGCACGCAGTTCAGTGAGGCTCTGGTCGGTGAGGCCTTCAGCGGTCTGGACCCCGAGGATCCCTGCGATGCGGGAGCGTTCCGTTGCTGCGCCCAGGGAGAGCACACCCTGGTAGACTTCGGCGTGCTCGGTGCGCAGCACTTCAGGGGTGAGGGCAGGGGCGTTTGCCGTGGTGCCGCCTGCAGTGGCGGGAGGGGTGGCTGTGGTGCTGGAGCTCCCAGCTTCAGCGGCAGTGTTTTGGGCTTCCTGGTTTTCTTGGGGCATGGATGCCTCTCCTTTCCGGTCACGGCCTCTGGTGCCGGTTGCCGATTGAGGGATGGAGTCGAGTTCTTCACGGACGATGTCGGACAGGGTGGCAATGCGGTCAGCGAGGCCCGCATCGATGGCGGCTTGCCCTCGCCATGTGGCACCCGTGGCGAGCTTGGCGGCTTCCTCGTCGGTCATCTCTCGACCAACTGCAACGGCATGCACGAACTCGTCATGGATGGCCTGCAGTCCGCCCATCCAGTCTTCGAGGGTCGCTTCATCCATCGCTTCGAAACGCTGCCCTCGGGCTTTGCCGGGCGTGGAACGCACGTAAGTGAACTTCACGCCTGCCTGAGCTGCCGCTTCGGACTGGTCAACGTGCGTGGCGATCACCCCGATGGACCCGAGTTCCGCTCCGGGCGCCATGACCACTTCGGTGGCCTGAGAACCAATCCACAGGGCAGCGGAGTACATGCCGTCATTCACCACGGCCACCACGCGTTTCTTCTCCGCTGCTCGGGCCACGGCGCTGCCTGCAATGCCCGTGCCGGAAACTGTCCCTCCGGGACTGTCGATGTTCAAGATGATGCTGTGCACCCTCGGGTCGTCAGCGAAAGCATCGATCTGCGTGGCGAAACTGTGCGGATCCACGTAACCGCACATCTCCAACCAACCTGCCCGGGCCATCACCGGGCCAATCAAAGGCATGATCGCCACGACTTTCCCGCCGCTGTCAGCCGAGGAACGACCTTCAGCGGTAGGGGTTTTCAGGAGCTCAGCGAGGTTGATGCCTTCGTCGGAGGCACCCACGGTGATGTTGTACTGGCGGTCTTTTCGCAGTTCAGCCAGCAAGGCCGGGTCGGCATCGATGCCTTCCATTCTTGCGGTCAGGATGGCCAGCATCGTTTCGACGCCCTGCTCGGACATCAACCAGCGCCCACGGGAAAAGTAACGGTTGATGATGCTGTCAAATTTCATGTGTTCTCCTCACAAAAAAACCACCCTGAAGGGTGGCGAAAAAGGGTGCTTCGGGCGCGGTCACTGCACCTGCCTCACCTCCTCGTAGGCGTTGCTGAGCTTGTTGAAGGCCAGCATGGAAGTCACGGCATTTTCAGGCTGCTGAGGCATGTTCGGTTGACCATCTGCGAGGTCCTCGGTGAGGTCCAAGCCGTGTTTTTGTTCGATGCGGGAACGCATGGCTTTCGGGAACTTCTCGTACAACTTCAAGTCGGTGGCCACCTGGATGCTCTCGGTGTTCGCTTCATCCAGAGCGAAAGCGCTCGGGGCCTGCTGGAATTCCACCTGGCAGGCCACTGGGATGCCGGAGAGTTGCATGTGCAAGTTGATGCCGAATTCGAATTGCCGGGCGACCACGTTGGCGAGGTTCCACGCTTCGGACTCCACCATCGGGTACTGCACTTTGGCGAGCGCTTCGGTGGTGGTGTCCACGCTGCCCCTCAGGAAGCCCAGGGTGCGCATCCCGGAGAACTTCAGGCGTTCCAGGGCCTTCATCACGTCAGGGTAGCCTTCTGCGCTCTTGGCGAGGTGCGTGACGTTCAATTTCGTGCCCAGAGGGGTGATCAGCAGGCCCTGCTCGGCCTGATCGATGATCAACGAGGCCATTTCGGTGTGGAAGTCCAGCACTGCCGACTGGTAATCCTCGTCGGTCAGGGGCCCTGAGTCCGGGTCGGAGTCGGCTTCCAGCTCTTGCCGGGTGGGTGTGGGCACTTCGGCATGCAAAAGCACCGCTTTGGCCATCAAACCCACCACCCGCTCAAGGCTCTGGATGGCTTTGTGGTGCATTTCGGTGGCTTGAATGGCAGGAAGCATGAGCGGCACCCCATAAGGGCTGTCGCTGTCCGTCTGGATGGGAATGTACCTGTACGTGCGGGTGTCGAGTTGCACTTGCGGACCGAAAGCCTGCTGGAAGTACTGATAATTCCCTTCTTCATCCTGCGAGATGCGCACCGTTTCGCAGGGCACAATCGCCACGTCCTGCACGCCTTTGCGGTTCTCCAGAGGGAACCATTCGCAGCTTGACGCTCCGAAGATGGCTTCGCGGAGCTGGTTGTTGGCCAGCCCGTTCAGGCCACCGCCCACAGGGTAGATGCGCTGCGCCCACACTTTGAATTCCTGCTCGGCTTGCTTCACGGCCCTCGCTCCACCGGTGAACCGCACGGTGTGGCCGGGGTTGGCGAGGGCAATGAAATCACGGATTGCGCCGCTCATGTCCGGGTCGAATTGCGCCAGCCAGCGCAGCAGTCGCACCAACCGGACAGCTGAATCGTTCGGGTAACCCGAGAAGGCCATGGTGCGCATGCCTCCCATGCCGAAACTTCCGCCGAGCTCACGGGTCGGACCGCGTGAGATGCGGCCCCCTTTGAGTTTGCTGCTCACTGCGCGAACAGCTTGCGCCCGAAGGTGGGTCAGTTGACTGCGGGCTTCCGGGGTGACAGGGGGGTCCCTTTTGGGGCGACCCAACCCGAGCAGGCGTTGAAAAACATTCATTTTTTGGGACCTCCAGCGTTTCTGTTCCGGGCTGCCTGCATGGACTTGAGGACGGATTTGTATGTGGTGGCAGACACAGGGTTCTGTTCTTCCTCTGGGAGCAGCAGGGCCGTGGCGGCCCAGACCAGGGCGTCCATGCGGTTGGGGGATTCCATGCCGCGAATCCAACCGGTGAGTTCCTCTTCAAGCAGCTCAAAGAAACCCACGTGTGAAACCCGGCCTTGCATGTAAGCCACAGCGATGGGCTCCGCGCGGATTTGTTTGCCTTTCGAAGCCCAAACCAAGGTGATTTTGGGGGTGCTGACGCCGACGCTCTGGCAGTGCGCGCGCAGCACCGACGAGACCATCTCACCACCGTTGTTCTTCTCAGCGATGATTTCATTTGCCTGCCAGAACCGGTAAGCCTGCAAAGACACCACAGCCCACTCGTCCGGGCTGTAAGACCCAGTCAGGTCCTCCAGGACGTAACCGCGACCATCCGACCCGAGGGCCATCACCACAATGCCGCACTCATCACCAGATTCGGAGGTGCTCGGGTCAAGGGCGACCACGATGCGCACCAGACGCAACGTCTTGAGGTCCACGGTGGGCGGCACCCGGTGGTCTTGAATCCACTGCATTTGCCAGAGGGCGGATTCACTGTCGGTCGGGTCGTTCATGTACTCAATCCGGAAGGACTGGGGCGTCATGGCTTTGCGGATTTCCTCAAGGGCCTCCAAGGACCACCGGGTGGGCCACAGCAGGCTCCCATCCTCCAGGATCGCCTGGTACCTGCGGGTCACCCAACCGCCATTCTCACCTTCCGCCAGCAGGCGCATCAGCAGGCTTTTCTTGTGCAGGATCGTGCCGAGCACAATGAAGTGGTATTCTTGCGCGCCAGGCAACGGCAGCAGTGCACGCGTGAACCAATTCCAGAGTTTCTCCCTCTGGGATGCGGTGTACACGTTCTCGTCGTTCTCAAGGTCATCGACGATGATCAAATCTGGACGCTTACCGCCTTTTTTCAGACCACGCAACTTCTGGCGTGCCCCGACGCCCATGAAGCGAATGCCGCCCATGGTGATCACGTCCCGCACGGTTTTCTTGGTGCGTTTCTTGCGGTAATCTTTCGCTTCAGGCAACCGCAAATGCGGGTATTTCTCGGTCAGTTTCTCGTTCTCAAGCAACTCACCGTACAAATCCCCCATCAACGATTCGGCCTGCGTTGCCGTGTCAGACACCAGAATGATGAAGGCCTTCCTGAGGTGCGCCGCTTCATACAACGGCCGGCCCAGAGAATGCAGGGTGCTTTTCGCATGGCCACGCGGAGCGGCAATGCACACCCGGTTGTTCTGCAAAGCCAAACTGGCCGTCTCGAAATGGAACGCAGCAGGTTCACTCGGGAAGTGGTGCGGCAAGAACTCCTGGCACCACCCGAGCATCTTGAAGCCATCCAGGCTGATTTTGCTGCTGGCATCCCGGGTGCTTCCGGTCAGGGAGTCAGCGATGTCCTCCAGGTATTCCATCCACGCTGGGCGGTCACTCTGGGAGGTCAAATTCGCGGCTTGCCCACTTGCCCGTAACATTTCGGTATAGGTTGGCACGCGTAACTTCATCGATCCCCACCTCCCTCATGGCTTCATCGAGGTCGATGCTGAGCAGCAGCATGAAGTCATCGAGCGCTTTTTTGAGGGCTGCCCGGTCAAATTTCGAGCCTGAGTTGCGCTCCACCTGCTCAGCCGTGCGGATCAGCATGCTAAATTCGAACACCGAAAGCTTCTTGATGACCTCCGGGCTTCTGAGATGCTCGGAGGTCATCATGGCCAGCACCCTGCAGACCTGCGCAAGGGTGCGCCGCTGGTCCAGGGTTTTGGCTTTGTCCTGCGCAATGCGGTCCTCATTGAACCGCCGTTGCCCTTCCCGGACTTTCTCCTGGAAGACCTGCCGGACTTTCGGCCAGTTCTCCTCAGCCGACCAGCGCTCCAACGTTCGAACGGTCGGCGCATCCGGCTCTTTGGCGAGATCCGCAAGGCTGCAGTCGGTGGTGATGTAAAGCATCCGCAACTGCTCACGCAGCACCTGCTTCACTTCAACTGCAACGGCCTTCTTCGGAGGGGGCTTCTTGCGGGTGGTTTTCTTGGTTGCAGCGGGGCCGTCTCTGGAATTCTTCCGGCCCCGAGTTGCAGCCGGGGGTTTCTCTCTCGGGGCCATGTCACCTCCAGGTGGCTGAAAGGTCAGTGATCAACGCTTCTGGCTTGCTCCAGTTGACGCTTCACGCACAAGGCGATTTCTCGCATCATCAAAGGCGGCACGCTGTTCCCAACCCGAGCCCACGCCTCCTTGAACTCACCGGGGAACTGGTATTCATCCGGGAAGGAACCGAGGCGCTTCAGCTCACCGAGGTTGATCAACCTCGGGTAACGCCAGTGGTAAATGCCAGAAGCGCCATTCCCGAACACCGTTTTGCTGATCGTCAAAGCAGGCTTGTTCGGGTCGAGTTTGTGGCTGTTGAACCAGTGGCCTTTCGGGTGGGCCTCATCGAAGCCCTGGCCGGGTTTCACTTTCGCCCAGATGGACTTCCCGAACTCCGACTGGATCAAACCGGAGTCCTGGTCTTCAGGGAGACCCTCGAAAGCCTCCCGGACGGTGACCGGTCGGGTGTGCGGCACCGGAAAGACCGGCTGCAGCTTCAAGTCTTTGCGGAAACCCACGAAGATCATGCGCTCCCGGGCTTGAGGCACCCCGAGGAAACTGGCATTCAGCTTCCGGCAGGCCACTTCGTACCCGCAGGATTTCAGTTCCGTGAGGATCTCAGCAAAAACCTGCTTCATTTTGCCTTTCACCATCCCGGCGACGTTCTCCATCACGAAAGCCCGGGGCTGCACGCCCCTCAGGAGGCGCACGAATTCCCGGAACAACTGGTTTCTCGGGTCATCAATCATGCGCTTCCCGCTGGTGCTGAAGCCCTGGCAGGGAGGACTCCCGTCGAGCACGTCCAACTCACCGACCTGCAGGCCCGTCAAACGGAAGAATTCAGGCACCGACAACTGCGCGATGTCCCCATGCCACACCTGCAAGTGAGGGTAATTCAACCGCAAAGTGTCCACGGCGTGCTGCTCCCAGTCCACCGCCAGAACTTCCTTGAAGCCCGCCATGTGGTAACCGGTGCTCGACCCGCCACCCCCAGCGAAGAAACTCGCCACGGTCGGTGCTCCTTGCGCTCTGGGGGCATGCGCGTCCGACCAGCACTGCCTGAGGAAATCCGGGTAGGTCATGGCACGAACTCCTCACCGCAATGCGGACAGGTCACCTTCTTCACTTCCTTGGCGATTTCTTCGGTGTACTCGGGAAATTCAGAAGGCAAGTTCTCAGCGTTGAACTTCTCGAACAGGGCATTCACTTCAATTTCAGAGAAGCCCGTCCCGAGCAGAGACCCACCATCGGCTTGCAGTTCCTGCAGCCACGTGGACAGGTTGGCTTGCACCCAACCGCCCAGTTCTACGTGCTTGTTGTCGGCAACCACGTAAGCCCGGGCGTCCACGTCGCTGGACAGGTGCACGCCACGCACCACCGGAATCAACCACTCGCCGTCCTGCTCGGCCACCCGGTCCGGTGCAGGCTGACCAGAAGCTTTCAGGGCACTCAAGGACTCCAATCGACCGTGCCCAGCGAGGATCTTGTTGGTGGTTTCATCCAGCAGGATCGGGCTGACGTACCCGAACCGCCCGAGGGACTCTTGCAGCTCGGTGATGGCGTGGTCTTTGGGGTTCCCATCCCAGGTGAGGGACAGCAGGGCCGAAAGGGGCATGTACTCAATTCGCATGGTTTGCTGTTGCATGATTCACTCCAATAAAAAACCCCGAGCCGTACAGACTCGGGGTGGGTGTGTGGCGATCCGGGCAGGATTTGAACCTGCGACCCTGCGTTTTGGAGACGCACGCTCTACCAGACTGAGCTACCAGATCACGAAAGCCCAGAGTGCCCCTCTGGGCTGCATTTCGTCAACGAAAGTCTTTCAGCGCCTCCCGGATTTTCTGATCGCTGTCCGGTGTGGGCTCTGGGTGTTTTGCGCGCTTGGCATTGCGGTGCTTCTGGATCACCTGCTTGGTTTGCAGGGCCAGAGCGAAAGCCATCGGGCTGGGCTTCATTCCCGCTCAGGGTAATGCCAGGTGCCCACAGCTTTCGTGTCCTCATCTTGCGCGATGCTGGCCACGCCGTAAGGTGCCTGTTCGGTGTCATTGAAAGGATCAGGGAAAACTGTGGCATTGACCCTGTTTTCACTGCTCTCAAAAGCGTTGTTGACGATGGCGGGACGGTGCCACTCTTGGCCGTGTCGATCTGTGGTGACGTAGTGAATGATTCTTCCAACTGTCGCTTTGGTGGTCATGGTGTTCTCCTGTCGGGTGCCTGTCTTGCACTCTGGGTGGGCTGAAAGGGCTTAAAGCGGAACGTGGTGCCATTTGTCGCATGGCTGCGAGATGGGGATCACCTCCTTAGCGCAGGGCGCCACATGCTGATGGTTTGGGTGCATGGCCTGAAACGGGGTGCGGTAAGTGCATTTTCATGGTCTACCTCAGGGCCACCCGTTAGCTGTTTGTTGTTAAACGTCTAACGGTTCGTCTTGGAACAGTTCACTCAAATCAAAATCCGGCCGTGTCCTGCACTGGCCGGATTTCAGTGGCGCACCTTTGACAGCCAGAGCTGCTGCGCAAGCTGCAAGGGTGGCTTCCCGCTGTTGAGCTTGGGACCTCTGGGCAGGCAAAACCAGAAATTTCCTGCCGTTGGCCTCCTCCCACACCCATCCCCTCTGGCCGGTGATGTCGCAGAACACATGCAGCATGCGCGCTGAAAGGTCAGGGTTGCAGTGCGGGTCGAGGATGCAGGCATGCAGCTCATGCAAAGGCGCAGAGAAGCGCTTGCTGAACCATGCTGCATCAGCGGTCTTGCCATTGGGCAGAGGCGTCGCTTCTATGAAATTCCGAAATGACATGCAACCTCCCAGAGCAGCCCAGGCCGGGACTCTCACCCGGATCTTCCCTCACGGGACGCTTTCCTTAAGCGACCTGAACGAAAGCCCTGACCGTGAAGCCAGGGACCCGAACGGCAAACATCGAACCGGTGCGAGCAGAGCCCATCATGGATGCTTCGCACCGACTGGCTTCTCGCGCCAGACGACCCCCTTGCTGACCTTCCCTGCCCGGGTGCTTTGAGATGCCCATCCGGCAACCCTAGACCAGCAAGGACCCTCAGGAGGTGACCCCCTATCAACTGGGCCCGGAATGCCACCGGGGTGGGTGCATGCGCCACCTTGCACCTCTGGCCTGAAACCGCCACGGCGCTGGCAGGTCCACTTCGCGCTTCAAGCCTCGCGCAGCCTCGCATCTGCCTGCAAACCGAAACGAAAAAGGCCTGCACAATGGCAGGCCCTGACAGACTTTTTGCAGCTTAAATACATTATACGGGGTTTTGCGTGTAAAAGGTCAATCGGGGTTTTCCTCCTGCTCCAGCAGGGCAGCAGAATCCCTCAGGAATTGCTGCTCTGACTTCTGGTTGAAGTGCTCCACCAAAGTGGCCTGCTCCAGAGTTCCATCCTTGTGGACCAGCACGCTCACCCCTCCGGCATGCACAGCCTGATCCGGGCTGTTCCCATCAGGATCCTGATCGCCCAGCACGTCCCGCACGAAAGATCGGGCTTCTCTGGCCTTGAAGTTCCTTTCAGCCATCAATTCTCCAGGTGTGTCCCAGTGCATGGTCAAAGACAACCGCAAAGCCTCCAGTGCCTGCAGCATCCGCGGATGCTTCTTGCGGATGGCGTCACGCAGCACCAGAGCACCCCGGTCCTCTCGCCACACGAGATGCATGTCATCTTCGATGGGCCGACCATTCAGGGTGGCTTTGCTGGAAAGCCATGCAGCCAGGTCCTGCCAGGCGGCAGGGTTGTGGGGCCTGCCGGAGAGGATGTCGAGGGCTTCACCGTTCACGATCTCCAAGGGCCTCTCGGGGGTGTTGGTGTGCAGCACAATCAATTCGAAGTAAAAGCGGATCCCGTCGAGGGTCATGAAGTGCACGCCCGGCTGGTACCTTCCGGTGGCCACCTTGCGGTTCTGGTCGTATTCTTTCCTGCAGCGCACAAACCTGCGTTCGGCATGCACGGCCTGCACGGCGAGGGCTTTGGCATCATCGAACTGGCCTCGCCACACCAGGAAACTCATTTCTTTCAGCAACCGGTGGGATTCCATGAACGCATCGATCATCTGCACACTGGAATGGTCCGCTGGCTGCTCGGGGTTCGGCAACCCCATCAAGTTCAAGTCAAAATCAGGGAGGCAATGCCCCAACCAGATGGCTCTGGCAATGAGGTTGTGTTCCAGTTTCATGTCGGGGGTGTATTCGCGTCGGTTCATCCTCAGTGTCTCCCAGAAGAAAACCACCCTGGGTGCTCGGGTGGCTGGTGTTGGTGTTCAGGTGTTGGGCTGTCCAGTCAAATCCGGTGTGAGGTCACGATGGGTTCAAAGCCGTCCCTTTCTGCGCTTCGAGGCGTTCGGGTGGCGCTTACGCAACCGCTCTGGCTTCCGATGAGGTGCAGGCTGAGCGTGGATTTTGAAGGGTGCTGGGGCATGCCGAATCAAGCCCATCTGCACGGAAAGGAAAAATTCCTTCAGGCTGATTCCCCTGCACGCCAGTTCCTGCTGGATGCGGTGCCTCGGGTACCCGGCGTGCTCCAGAGACCGAATCATGCTTTCGTTTCTGGCATGCTGCCGTATGAACCCATGGAGGTGGCCGTTGTGTGTCATCTCGTTGCCCTCTGGGAGTGACGGTTTCGCATTTCTTCTGCGAAGTCCTCCCGGTGGAGTTGCACGCCACGCCAGAAGGCGGCAACCTGCTCGGGGTGCGTGTACGGACAGTGGATGCTCCATTTGAAGCCTGAACTGTTGGCTTTGAGGGCAAACAGGGCTTCTTCGTAACCGTGGGTTTCGGCTTTCTCCAGAGCCACCCTGACGGTTTTCTCGATTTGAAATCGGGTTTTGGGCAAAGGGGTGTGTTGCTCTGGGTTGGTCATGGCCATCCACCTGGGGGCACGTCGAAGTTTTCTTTGAAGACATCGGGGTTTTGCCATGGGGGGGTGAAGTCTTGCAGTCCGGTCGGGGTGATGGTTTTGTAGCCTCGGGTCATGCCGTGCACCAGGGCGATGAGTTCGCTGCAGTCGCAGAGTTCACCTTGTGGGCCTTCGAATCTGGAGTTGAGGGGCAGGATGATGGCTTCGTCCACTTCGATCCACTGGAAGGGGGGTGGCGGGGTGGGCATGCGGTGCCATGGGCGGTCTTTGGCTGTGCGGGTCGACCAGAGCATGGGCATGCGGTACCAGAGTTGTGTGGAGAAGGTGCATTTCGCTTGGGCTTGCTCAGTGAAAGCCAAGTCGACGATGCTTTTGTCGAGTTGGTGAAAGGGTGCCAGTCGGAAGCCATTGAAGTGCAGGATGCCTTTGAGCATGCGCATCAGCGTGGCTTCCACAACGAAGTTGTCCTGTTCGCTCCACGCGTTGCTGTAACTCTGGTAGCTCTGGCTGATCAGGGGTTTGCCTGAGAGGGCAAGTTCGATGCGTGCAGTGCTGGGGTCGTTGTGGATGAAGAAGTGGTACGGTTCGAGCAGGTAATTTCGGTTCAGGGCGTCTTGCAGGTTTTGGAGGTCCTCGAAGGTCAGCAGGTTGAATTTTTGCTTCTCGGGCATGGTGGGTTCCTTCTGGGGCTCATGGGTTTTGCTTGTGTTTCTGGAGGTGCCTGTAGCCTTTGGGGGTGAGGCGGTAAAAGCAGACTTCTCGGGGTGAGTATTGGATTTTGCGTTTCAGCAGTCCATCGATGACCATTTCGCTGGCCAGCCTGCCGACCAGAGCTGGGCTGTGGCCGGTGGCTTCTGCGATGTCATGCACGGACTGGAATGTGAAGTTGGTGGCGTGCAGGATGTGCAGGCTTTTTTTGGGTGCGCGCATGGGTCTCTCTGAATGAAAGAAACCGGGTGCTTTTGGCAGCCCGGTTCTGGTGAGGTGGGGGTTCAGGGTTCGGTTTGCTCTGGCTGTGGCTCTGGCTGTGGGGTTTCAGCCCAACCGACTGTGAAGTGAGGTCCTTTGAATTGTGCGGCTTCTTCTTCGCCAGTGAATTCCTGCACGGTGTATCCCCAGGCGTCGAGGGATTCTTTGACGATCGGGTTCAGTTGCCCTTTGACGTACAGCATGGGGCTTGTAACCCATGGGTTTTGGGTCATGGTGATGATTTCACGCATGATGAACCCCCACTGTGCTTGCCATTCGCCAGAGGTGACGTTCTGGTGGCGTTCTCGGGCGGTTTTGGCGTCGATGATCATGGGTTCGTGCACAGTGGGGTCTCCTGCTTCGATGGCGTACTGGCGTTGTGGGTGGCGTTTTTGTTCGAGGGTGAGGATGGTTTGGGCTTGGTTGAGGTCGGTGAAGTGGTGGGCGTGCTCCCGGAAGTACCGGTGGAAGTTGTGGCTTGCGAAGTATTGCTGGTGGCCGTCTTCGAAGGTGATTTTGATGCAGTAGGTGGTGTCGGGGTGCTGGAAGTCGGTGCTGGTCATTCGAAGATCACCTTGATCATGGGCACTTGGGTGTTGAGGTGTGCGTGGATGTAGTGGATGCTTCCTGCGGGCTCGGTGCTCTTGAACCAGTACAGGTCGCCTGCAATGAAGGTGGCGTGCTGTTCGAGGGTGTGGACGTGGGGGGCGAGCAGGGTGTCCCAGAGGGCTTGGGGGAGGGTGAGGGTGACGCCTGAGGGTTCGCTTTCTTCACCGAAGGTTTTTTCGGTGTGGTGGGTGTGGGTGAGGGTGATGTAGGGGGTCCAGTTTGGGGCGAACTGGGAGAGTTTGCGGTCGAGGAAGATGTATGGGCGGGAGGTTTCGGGGTGTTTTTGGGTGTGGAGTTTGAGCATGTGCTCCAGGGCGTACTGGAGTTGCTCGGGGTTGAGGGGCAGGTCGGTGTTTTTGTGGGCTTCTCCGATGGTGAAGGCGATGTGCTCTCGGGTGAAGGGTTTGAAGGGGGTGTGGCGGTGGGTGCCGTGCAGTCCGTCTGTGTAGAGGGTGTGGTAGTAGGTGGTGTGTTGTGTTTTCATGTTGTCTCCTGTGCGCGTTTGCTTCCCGGCTGTGCGCGTTCTTATGTCATTCATTGTATATCATTCAGATATACTTGTCAACGCTTAAACCGCTCTGGGAAGGCAAAAAATCAAATTGTTAAACAGAAAACATCAAACAAATGACATTTGATGTCACACCAAAAACGTGATGTCTGGAGTCCTCGAAGGTGGCGCATCCAGCAAACGAAGCACGCTGGTCCCGCTGTAAGAGAACCCCAACCGGGTCCGGTCATCCGGACCCACCACGTGACCCACCGAATGCAGCCAGAGCAGCTTCCCAGTGAACAAAACCGGATGGGCCTTCAGAAGGTCCCGGCCTGGCCACAGCAGGTTCTTCAGCATCGGCGCAGGCACATGCAAATCAAAGCCCGAGAACTTCAGCTCAGGGCACACCTGAGGGTTCCGGCAGTAAAAGAGCTGCGCCCTCACCTCATCCGACCATGTGGGCGGCAGGCGAATGAAAAAATCATCCAGATCCACGCACTCCACCCCCTCCGGCGTCACGGTGGTGCCCCAAGCCAACAGGTATTCCGCGGTGGCCACCGCCTGCCCAGCGGTCAGTTCGCCCCGGTAAGCCTCTGGCGTGCAACCCAGACCGTACACAAACCCTTCCAAGGTGAACGGCTTGTAGAACCGCCCACGGTCAAACTGCTCCCGGGAATCCCTCAACCCCCTCTGGAAGATCTCAGCGAGCAGATTCGAATGGAGCGGGGTGTATTGACTGTTTTGGGGGTTTTTCATGTCGATCCTTTCACGAAAATGGCCAGCATCCGCTCAGCCAGATCCTTGCAACTCATGCCATAAGGGTTCCGGGTGCTCCTCAACACCCCGAACCGCCAGCAACCCATGTGGTGAGGACCAAAACCAAAAGTGTCCATGTGTTCCACCGGGCATTCCTCCAGAGCTGCATCCAGCAGCACCCGCGTGAAATCCCGATCGAAGGCATGCCCGAGGTCCTGGCAGGCACGCATGAAGGCATCCAACTGCTCATCTGAAATGCGCGCCCAGCCCCGCTCCTCTGGGCGTTCCGCATGCCACGCCACGAAGCCCACAGGAATGGAGAACCCCAAAGTTGGCGTGAACAGCACTTCCCTCACCAGAAAAAGCGCAGGCTTCGGCTCCACAGGCTGACGGTCAAAATCCGCCATTTCCAGCAGGGCCCACCAGAGCACCACAAAGAACGACCGCACAGCCTGCATCATCCGACCATCCTCCGATCAAGGCTCTGGTGTCCTCGCCGGGCCAAGCAGTACGCCCGACCCAGACCATCCCCTGGGCTCAAGCCCGGCAGGGACGTGAACACCCTCAGTTCAAGGCCACGTTTCGAAGGGACCGGCACGCGCACCTGGTACGCGCCTTTCTCCCGGCCCCAATCCCAACCCAACTGTGCGACCCGTGCAGCCAGAGCAAAGAACAACTCCTTCTCCAGCAGAGACCCTTCCTGTGGCCGGTCAGCCACTGTCCACAGGCCCCCGTTCAGCTCGTAAACGCTTTTCATTCCGGCATGTGGCCGCACGAATTCCGGATCCACGAAAGCCAGCTCTTCAAACAACACCAAACTCGGCATCGAGCACTCCTATGGTCTTTGGGATGATCTCCCAGGTGTAATGCGGGAACGGACCATCGGGGGTGCTCACGGTGGCCACCCAATGGCAATGAAAAGCCTTGCTGCGGTCCCCAAGGTGCTGCCAGCGCAGCACAGCCAGAGGGTTTCGCTGGTGCACCCGCATTTGCTCAGCGGCCATCAACCGGCATGCTTCGACGGAAGAAAACAACTCCAGGTAAATGAGGCGCTCACTGCCCTCCACCGTCCGGGCCACGCACCGCAAAGAAAACACCCTGCGGGTCTTCTGCAAGGCACCCAGCCACTCCAAGAACCGCAGCCACCTGAGCTTCAAAGCGACATCAATTTCGACCACATCATGGATCCTTTCACCCCTCGGGGAATGCAACAAACTGTACGAGGCTCAAGATGAGCGGCCCGAAATCCTCAAGGTCCGCCCGATCTCCTCTTGCAACTTCGAATCCACCCGCGCCTTCAAAGCAAAGAACCCCTCGGTCTGCTCGGGGCCCAGAGGGGCGCGAAGCTCAATGAATTCCTCAATGGCTTTCAGGTGGCCACGGTAGAACTGCAGGTCCTCATGGAACACCATGCAATCCCGAATGAACCACGCCCGGCGACCCGGCAAGCACACCGCTTGGTGCTGCAGCAGCAACAGCGACCGCTCATGGACCTTCAGGCGCTTCCATTCCGCCACCAACTGGCCGGGACGCCACGCCTCGAAAGGCAAATCCCAGAGGTTCACGGGACGCCGCTCAAACCTTCCGCCTGCCATGACGCACCTTCCGGGTTTCTCTGGCAGCACACCGCTTCACCTTCTCAGGCGAAAAGCGTTGCGCAGGAAAAGGATTCCCCTCTTTCAGGAAACCCGGAGCCCCCCTGTTCTTTGTGAGGGGTTGCAGCGCAGCCACCGCAGCCCGCAAGCGGGAAGCCTCCACTTCCAGAGGCACAGCCGAAACCACGCTGGCAGAACCCTGCTCTGGAGGCATCAAAGCATCCAGCAGCCCTCCCGTCATTTGGTAGGGGCACCACTCTGGGACCTTCGGGCGTTTCGTGACCAGAAAGGCCCTCAAAGGATGCGAAGGGTGAGAGAGCGGGGATGCGCCTTCACACCACACCATCAGCACGTCATCGTCTGGCAAGTCCTGTTCAGCGAGGAGCCACTTGAACTCCCAGCCTTCCGGAAGGCCATGGGAACCCCGAAACCACCCTCCACCCTCACCCTCCACGGAGCACCATCAAGCCATGAAATTCAAAGAACAACCCCAGCACCGCGAAAGCAGCAGCTCCAGGCGAATGGAAAAACAGGGCCGTGGACCCCAGCCCCACATGCACCATCGGGCGACTCAGCAACCCGAACCAGTGCACCCGCATCAAATTCACCAAGGTCAAATACAAATTCAACCCCAGCACCACCCAGAACAAACCCTCTGGCAGCCCGAACTTCCTGAAACCCAAGAAAGCCAGGTGGTACATCGGCAGCACCAGAGCCACGACCAGCAAACCCCACAGCACATGCTCCGCTGCAGCTTTGGCCTCCAAGGACTCCGAAGCGAAAACCACCCTCCGGCCACTGTGCAGCACATCATGCAACACACCCCAGCACAACACCACGCAATACACCCAGAACATGACGGTCAAAAGCAGCACCATGAAAGAACCTCCAGCAAACAGAAAACCCCGAGGATCTCGGGGCCCAGAAAGTCAACTTGTGTCGGTGACACCCAGAGCACCAGAAAACACCACGCGAAAGCAGCAGCCACAGCCACGCAACCCCCAAACGCAAAGCCCTCTGGCACAACAGAAAAAGCCCCCACTCCCACACCACGCCAACACCACCACACGTGACGGCAAAACCACCGACCCGCCCGGCCCACAAAAACCCTCTGGGACACCCCAAAGGGAAACTCGGGGTACACACATCACCGAAAACCTTCCGAAAAACGCTTTTTTGCAACTCCGGTTTTTCGCCCCGAGGTGCCTGCCAGAGGGTGGGTCTTTGTGGGGTTGGTTGTTGTGCTGGATGGGTTTTAGGGGTGTTGGGGTTTGATGTTTGTGTCGATGATTTGGAGGTTGAATTGTTGGCTGAGGGATTGGATGAGTTTTTGGTTGGTTTGGTTCACGCAGATTTCCGCTTGGATGAGGATTGGGGATCCGTCTGGGAGGGCAAGGATGAGGTGTGGGTGGGCGTAAGTGTAGTGGTCGGTTTGGAGTTTGTGTTTTTCGAGCCAGCGCTTGAGCCAGAGCTGGCTTTCGCAGAGCACGAGGGTGGTGTTGGGTGGGATGGGGTTGGTTGTGAAGGCGGGGATGGGGTTGGGGGTGGAGAGGAGGATTTCGAGGGCTTGGAGGGCAACTTGGTCACCTGTGGTGGGTTTGAGGGAGCCGCCTGCTTGTTCGGGTGTGGGTGGGTAGGGTCGTGTTGCGCTGTGCCAGGTGAGGAAATCGTGGAGCCGGATGAGGGTGTCTGCATTGATGGTGTGTGTCTGGCCGTGCATGTCTTGGTAGGCGAGGGGCCCGGAGGCATCGATGGGCTGGTAGAGCTCGTGGAATTTCTCGGGGGACAGGGCTTCTCGGGCACCGTTGTGGTGGGTGAGGATCAGGTCGCCTTCCCGGATGATTTGAATGGATTGGTGGGTGGTTCTGATGAAGGGTTGCCATTGGTCGATGCCGAAGCCGCGGTCTTTGAGGCGGTGGTCCATGTTTCTGGGGTATTCAGGGTCGATGGTGCTGATCTGGTCGGGGTGTGGGTGGAGGGTGGTCCATTTGAGTTTTTGGATGTGGATGCCGGAGAGGGTGACGCCGTCTTCCATGCCCCATGTGAAGGGGTGGGTGGTGACGGGGTTTTGTTTTTGGATGTACTGCTGGGCTTTGGGGGTGGTCATGGTGGGTCCTTTCACTTGAGGGTTTGAAGGCCGATGTGGGCGATGGTGGCGATGAGGATGATGCCTGCGAATCCGCTGTATGTGACGGTGGTTTTTGTTGTGGGGTAGAGCCTTTGGCGCAGGTCGTGGAGGAGCAAGCTGAGGATGTGGTTGGCGATGATCAGCCAGTAGATCCAGAGGGGGATGTGGAGGTGGGTGAAGCCGAGGTAGTTGAGGTAGTAGATGGGGATGGTGATGGTGATGAGGATGAGGTCTCGGAGGGTGTGGTTTACGGTTTTGGGTTGTGTGGGTTTGGGTGGAAGGATGGTGAGCAGGATGGTGAGAATTGCGAGGATGGCGTTGATGGTGATGTATGCGTAGAGGCTGATGGTGAGGAAGGTGGTCATGGTTGCTCCTGGTTGTTTTGGGGTGGTTGTTTGAGGATTTGGATGTGGGTGGTTGGCTCATGCGCGTTCATGCTGTTGGTGGGGTGTGCCTGAGAAGTTGAGGCGGTTGTACAATTCCCGCAGGAAAGGTTCGTTCATGGGTTTACTGATCACCAAGGTGCTGGCGTGCACCCGGTCCATGCGGCGCTTCTCGTTCCGGGTCAGTTCTTTCCAGAGCAGCCCGTACACGGGAAATTCGTTGTTGAGGTAGCGCTGCAGGGTGGTGAGCCTTTGCTGCCCGTCGATGATCAGGTTGTCGTATTCGTCTGCATCGGGGCTTTCGGTGATCACGAAACGCCCAATGTCGAGTTCCAGCCAGCAGCTTTCCATGAAGCACACCTGTTGTTCCTGGGTCCACACGAAGGCCCGTTGAAAGTGGGGGAGTTTCAGTCCACAAATGAGGTTGGGGTGTCCTTCTTGAGCTTGCTGGTGTTTGTAGATGAAGTGGCTGAGCGAAAAGTCGTGGCTTTGGCCTCTGGCAAGAGGGGGTGGGATGCGTTGGTGGTGTTCAGGGAGTTCAGTCATGGTGCCTCGTTGGTTTCTCTGATGGGTTTTGGATGGTGTTCTGGATGATTTTGGTGTTGGTGGTGTGGGCTTGTTGGTTGTCTTCGTGGGTCCAGAGTGGGGTTTGGAGGGCGCTGGGGTACCATTCGAGGTTGAGGGGGTGGGGTGGTGTTTTGGGGTGTTTCATGGTTTCCTTTGCAGCCAGACTATAGACAATTCTTTAAAAATAGTATATGATGGTTTCAGTTAAGGGAGGACAGACATGAACAGCCAGATCAAAATCCACATCCACAATCAGGAAGACAAAGGGTTCTTCGAACTCATGGGTCGCTTCTTCGCCAGCTTTCAAGTGCGCCAAGCCATCGGCAGCCCCCTCAGCAGCGACGAAACCTACACCTGGGCTGTGGCCACCTCCGGCAAAGCTGTCCTCGGCTTCGCAAGCATCAAACCCCTCAAGAACGGAGCCGCCACCTTCGAAGCCGTGTACACCACCGAAGGCAACGAACTCAAAGGCCAACTGGTCCAGAGCATCATCGAGCACGCCCGCAACCACGGCATCAAATCTCTCAAAATCATCGCCAAAATCGAGAACGCTGACTTCTACCGCGCTCTGGGCTTCGTGAGTGGCCGCCTGCAAGGCCAGTTCATCACCCTCGAAATCAAACTCTGATTCACTTTCACTGAAAGGAACCTGACCATGACCACACTGAACATCACCATCGAAAACGAAGGAATCTACTTCTGCCAGAGCGAGAGCGTCGAATTCTACTTGATCCAGTCCGAGGAGGGGGGTTTTGAGCTCGGGAATGAAATGTGGGACACCGAAGCCCTGAGTGCCGAGCCTGACTGGGAGACTTTGAAGAAGCAGGCCATCGAGCAAGTGGAAGCCGGTGACTTCCAGGAGCCTGCAGAAGACCTCGACGACTGAACTCCTTTTCCCTTACCCTTAACTGCCCTCAGGTGACCCCTGAGGGTTTTTGCTGGACGCTGTTTCTGGTTTCACTGCCCCTTTTGGTTTGGGAGGGGTGTGACGCTCTGGGGGATGGTCAGCAGCTCGATGCCAGGGAAGCGGTCACTGGGTTGCCAGTCGGCAGCAACTTCATCACAGAAATCCAGTCCATGCTGGGCCACTTCGGGGTACCAATCTGGGCCAGAGATGTGATCCAGAACTTGCTGTTCGTTTTCGGCTTCCACCCAGCAGACCATGATGGTGTGGGTGTGTGATTCCCCTGAGCACATGAACCATTTGTGGGGGGTTTGCCCTTTGATGGACCTCATGTCATTTGCTTTGAAGCGAACCCAGTAGCGTTTCAGGGTGCTGGTGCTGGGTTTGGGGACCTTCCGGAATCCGAATTTGGGTAGGGCCCTGTAGAGCATGCTTTCCCGGTGGATGTGCTGGGGCTTGTATGTGACGGTGCGGGCCTGCTCGTTTTTGTGGTCTTCGATGAACAGGTGATTGTCCACGAAGTGCTTCCAGCCTTGATCGTAGTCCTGGGCGAGACTGAAAGGGTTGGCTTGGCCGTTCTTGAGTTCCATTTCAACGGCCCAGTGCTCCGTCTCGAAAACCGGGCTGTATGGGGTGCCGGGTGCGGGGGGTGCCTCCTGGGCCACCAGCACTTCAAGCACGAGGATGATGGTGTATTTGCGCGCTGCGCCTGCAGGGGTGGCATTCAGGGTGTTCTGCTGGGGGTCACTCATGGGTTTTCTCCGGGTAGAAGTGCCTGCTGGCCCATCTGGCCAGAGGTGCGCGGTGCAGGTTGTGCCGGTCATGGTCGGCGAGCATTGCGAGGTCCGGTGTGGCTTGCGGGCGGATGGTTGCGAGGTACTTGAGGTGGTGCAGGATGTTGTACTGGCCCATCAAGTCCGGGTGGGTGTCCATGATGACCAGAGCGAGGGCAGTTGCGCGGCTGTTGCCGTTCGTGCTTTGGATGTGCAGGTGCTCGGGGCGGTGGTGCTCCACGAACAGGCAAGCCACCCTGCATTGCAGCCACGGGCGGATTTTTGGGGTTTTGGGGTTCTGGGGGGTGCTGATGTGCTCGAAAGTGAGGCGCAAAAGGGGCCTGCTGGTGTCCACCCATGCGGGTATTCTTTCGGTGGGTTGCCCGAGGCTGATCACCATGCTTGGGGTGCTCTGGGGGGGCTCGTTGAGCCCTCCGATGGTGATGATCACAGTTGATCTCCGGTGAAAGTGACGAGGATGCGCCTCTGGGTGGAGGTGCACACCCCGAAGTGGGTGTATTCGTCTTTGGGTTCAGGGAGAGGGGTGATGTTGATGGGGTGGCTGAGGCCGCAAGCCGAGCAGTGCCTGACTTGGATGGTGGTGCTGGGTGTGGCTGCGCTGGTGGTGTTTTTGGCCCAGTTCTCTGGGAGTTGAGGGGCAATGAAGGTCCGGCCCCGGTTGTAGTGCGGGATGGGGTCTTCTGTTGGGATGGGCACGCAGCTCTCCCAACTTTCGTATTCGTTGCCGTCGGCGTCGAAGTACAGGGTTTTCCCCATGGTTTTTTGGGCGGTGAGGCCGTGCTTTTTGAGTTCTTTGCGGTCGAAGTCTTCAGGGGTTTTCCAGATGACCGGTTCGATCTTCCAGCCGGGTGCGCGCTGCAGGTGATTGAAGGCCTCGTTGAACACTTGCAGGAGGTCCACGAAGTGCCGTTGCCATTTGAGGGGCATGCTTTGCAGGAGTGTCCGCTCCAGCAGCAGGTAGTTGGCGTACGACAGGCTGAAGTATTCGTGGATGGCCCCGTCACGGCTGATTTGCACGCCGTCCGGGGTGTGGGTGGTGTACTGGGTGTCCGGGTCGAACCGGTCCATGAGGTGGGCGAGCGCAGCGTAACCTTCAGGGGTGAGTTGCTGGCGTTGTGCCTGCAGCAGGGCCAGCCGTGCCCGGAGGATCAGAGAGGTGAGGTCGAGGTTCTCCAGGTACAACGTTGTGGCGGTTTCGCTTTGCAGGGTCACGGCTTGGCAGTCTCCATGCAGGAACTGGAAGCGTTCAAGGCCGTCTTGCAGGTCTTTGGCGTAAAGGTCCTGCAGGGTGTGCTGCTTCCCGCAGTGCTCGCAGTGCAGGGTCATGGTGGCGAAGCAGTACTTGATGTGCGCTCCGGGGGGTGATGTGCTGGGCTCGGCGACTGGCAGGTAACGGTGGGTTTCGTTGACGATGTACTTGCGGTCCGATTGGGCCCACAAGTCGGGGTTTTTTTCAGCCCAGAGTTGCAGGTTGGTTTGGGCTTCGTCTCGGGTGGAGCCGTGCACCATGGGGATGTAGTACTTGTTGTGCGGGTCCCAGGTGCTGATCACGGTGATGGGGTTGGGTTCACTTGGCATGCTTTTTCTCCTTTGCTTGCATCAAGGCCTGTTCGATTTCGGTGATGGCCTGCCCACTGGTGACCTTCTGGGTGGTGTACCTCAGGACCGTCCAGTGGTTGGTGGCTGCGAGGTTGTATTTTTCGGTGTCCCGTTCGTAACCGTCTGGTTGGGTGTGTCGGCTGATGCCGCGCGTGCCACCTTCGATTTCCACGGCGAGCATGAATTGTGGCCATGCGAAATCGAACCGGAAGTTGCGGTGGATGCTGAATTTGTATTCCCGTGTGGGTTCAGGCAGCCCGAGGAGGTGGATTTGATGCAAGAAAAGTTCCTCCCCAGGGGATGGTTGCCTGGGGAGGTGGGGTTTGTGTTTTCGTGTTTTGAGGTCTTTGATTTTCTGGAGTTCTTGACCGGCCCGAGGGTCGCCTTGCTTTGCGCGTTTCTGCAGGTATTGCGTGGCGGCATCCTGGGTGATTTTGCGGCGGGGAATGGTGGGCCTCCTTTGTGCAGGGGGGTGGTGGTTTGGGAGGGGTCACCTGCGGGGTGGAGGGGGGTTCAGTTTCGTGCAGAGGTGGGTGTATGCCTGAATGAATGCCCGGGTGATCAGCGGGTGCTGGATGTGGGCGGTGGCGCGTTCCCTGCAGCCGTTTTGCTGCCAGCCATCGATGAGCAGGATCCCTGAGCGTTTGCGCCAGATCCAGCCTTTGTGGCAAGCGCGTTCTTGCAGCACGGGCAGCAATTCCAGGGAGAGTTTCCTGAGGTTGACGTGCTCTTCGAGGGGCGGCTCGGTCCAGTTGGGGTTGGTGAAGTTCACCGTGATCCATTCCAGGGGGGTTTGGAGGGTGACTTTCTGGTGGGGTTCGGTGGTCACGGTGAGGGTGGGGTCAGGGTCGGCGAGGGTGAGGTTGTGGAGCAGGTTGAAGGTTTCTGGGGTGAAATCGAGGTCTTGGATCATGGGGCTTCCTGCATTTCGGGGACGCTGGAGAGGGGCTGAACCGAGCCGTCCATGTGAATGATTTCCCGTTTTTCGGTGTCCATGACGCAGAACCGCTTCTCGGGCCTGATGTCACCTCCAAGGTCAATGAAGTAACTCACCCGGCCATCCTGATGGGTGAGTTTCATCGGGTGGGGCAAAGGTGTGTGCCCATGCACACTGAACTCCACACCCCTCGGCAAGAACCTCAAGGGGTGCACCATCGGGCGTTCCCAGAGGTGGCCGTGAATGCCGACTTTGCTGGTGTAAATCTGGTCGTGGTCGTGCTGCGGGGGCATGGCGTGAGAGGCAAGCAGGGGGCCTTGAATGAACACTTCCGGTTGGTCTTTCAGCCAGAGCAAATGCCGGGTGAGCATCGATGATGCGTCACTGAGGAAACGACGCTCGTATTCCCGCCAGGTGGCATGACCTCCATGCTTGTGCCAGTGCCTCATGTCGCTGGCGTCACCCCAACGTGCATACATTGCCATGGCTTCATGGTTGCCCATCAGCAGCACCGCCCGGCCTTCCACCACCAGCCGCTTCACGCCTTCAATCACTTCCACGTTCTGGTGGCCACGGTCAATCAAATCCCCGAGGAACAGCAACGGTTGGTCTCCGGCCACCCCAAGGGCGAATTCGAGCAGCCTGAAACTGCCGTGGATGTCTGGGATGATGATCATTCTTCACCTGCCTCTTGGGGGGTTTTGGAAAGGGGATGCATGCCGGGGGAATTCAGGGACAGGTACTGGTCATAAATCCTGTTCAATTCATTGACCTCTCTGGTTTCGCTTTCCAGGTACAGAAAGGCCACATCTTGGTTGTTTTGGCGTGACCTTTCGTACTCCTTCTGGTAGTGCGTGACCACGCGTTGCTGCCGCTCGTGCTGCATGAGCAAATCCAGTTTGAGTTCAATGCGGTCCAGTTGTTTTTTCAAAGCCGGGTGGATGGGTTCATCGCCCATGGTCGAACAGCTTTCTGGTCACCGCTTGGCTTTTCTGCAAGAACCGCCCGGTCATGGAGTGATGGAATTGCCAGCGTTTGAAGACCCTTTCCATCGATGGGATCACCACCTGCTTTTCCAGTCCCGTCTCAGGGTCCCTGCACAGCACTTCCGTGAAGCCCCGCTTGGCTTGCTCCTGAATCGCCCGGTTGACCTGCAGGGATTCCCGCACGCATGCAGCAGGCGAATCGTACTTGCCTCGCTTCACCATGTCCTGCAGGGTCTCGTAAGAGCAGGCATCGAAGGTGAACACCACCCGGGTCATGGTTGATCCTTCAAGACTTCCGGAATGCTGCCTGCAATGTGCTGCAGTTCCGAATCGTTCATGCCCATCGCTCCGACTTTGCCTTTGCTGCAGCGCGCAACCGCCACCACCTGCACGATCAGCACATCACAGTCCGGCGAACTGGTGCATTGTAGGGTCCCTGCGACCAGAGCGTCAAGCTTGCTCTGGGTGGGCTTGGCTTCGGTTTCAGGGATGATCACGGCATCCTGTGGTTTGGGAGGGGTGCTGGTGGCGAGCACCAGGTAAGAGCCGACGTCCAGGATTTCACTCATGTTTTTGGTCTTTCTGGGCGTTCTGGCAGGCCCGGAGGTGCGCTTTGAGGGTGGCCAGCATTTCACTGGCATGCTGCTCGGAAACCCGGTCGTGTGACGTCTGGTTTTCCTGAAAGGAGTGCAGGAAAGTCACCGTGAACACCCGATTGAAGTGATTCTGGTGCACTTCCCGCAAAAACCCGAGTTCCGAAGAGCGCCGGAGGACCGCCAGAAACACGCTCTCCATCACCTTCTGGAAGTCCACGTGGGTGCTGGGGGTGATTTGTGCTTTTTTGGGCAGGTAAACAGCATGCGTCTGGTGCTGCAGGCACAGGGAGTGCCGCAAGTCCTCGGTGGTCACGGCAAGCCCAGGGTCGGCCTCTTGGAGGTCCTCCAGCAAATCAAATGCCTCCCTGGGCGCGATGAGATCAAGAAGGGAAGGCAGGGGGGTCACTCGTTCTCCAGGTGCTCAAGCCAACGCTGGACGTTCACCACGGTGAGCTTGCGGTAACCCATTTCCAGGTGGCCTTCTTTGTGCAAATCGGAAAGGATTTTGCTGGTTGATTCACGGATCTGGTGTATGAGCGCGGATATGTCCTGGTGGGTGATGGCCACAGTGCAACTGCCGTCCCCATGATGGTCGGCGAGCGGCGTGTCCAGCAGTTGCGCAAGCAGGATCTGGATGCGTTTGCGCCCAGGGAACACATGCAGGGCCGAAAACACCCCCATCCTGCCGATCTGTTTCTCCAGCGAAGCCACGTCCACCTCTGGAACCGCAGTGAGCTTCGAGAGCATCGCTGCCGTGAAAGACACGCCGGTCGGCAAATGGAAACTTTCGCCTGGCAGAATCAAATTCGTGGTGACTTCCTCACCGTAGAGGAACGTCGGCACAGCCAGCACCCCTTCATTCAGGCGGTAATTCAGGCCCTGCCAGCTCACCGGTGAGCTCTGGCCGCGATGCAACATCAACTCAGTCATGCTTTCTCCTTTTCAGGGAACCACTCAGGCCAATTGGCTGGGTTGCACCTCTTGTTTTCAATGGTCCAGAGGGCGTCTTGCAGGGCGTCATTTGCCCAGCGGCACCCTTCTGATTTCAGTTGGGAGCCATCCACATAGAAAGCCAAATGGTTCGACCAGGGGCCTTCGTAATAAACCGGGTGGGTGCGGTGGTGGTCCACGAAGCGCACGAAACCCATTTCGATGTGCAGCACCCAACCTTCCGGGGTTTCCCAGCGCAACTGCAAGGATGGCTTTTCGGCGTCTTCAGGCATGCGGATGGGTGCATGAACATCCGGGGGCCCGAGCAGGTCGGTGAGTTCAGTTGGGATGCTGGCCATGCAGTGACCGGTGAGCACTTCGGCACTCAACGCGCGGATCTTCTCGGGCATCAGTCCGCCGCCTCCTGACGGGTGGGGTAGAACAGCAGCTTGTTTCGGGTGGAAGAGCGCTCAGCGACCACCAGCCCATCTGCCTGCAGGGCTTTGACGACCTTTTCGATCTGCCGGATGGGGGTCCTGCGGTTGAATCCGATCTGCTGGCAGATGGCCCTGACGGTCACGCCGGGCGTGCCTTCAATCACCTCTCGGACCTTTCCCTCAAGGATTTGCTGCTCCTCGCTTTGCTCCTCTGCACTCAAAGCCCTGTACATGAAAGGGTCTTTTTGGCTGCCGGATCCAGCGCGACCAAGCAAGTTGTTGTCCAGCAGGGTCCTGATGTAAGAGCGGGTCACGGCATCATCGAGGACCAGCAGCTCAGCAAGCTCAGTGAGCCCCATCGGGCGTTGCTGCACAGCCAACAAAATGGCCTTCTTGACGCTCGGGAATTCCGGGAATTCCTGCAGCCGGTGATGGTGACGGTTCAGGTACACCTCTCCGGCGTCGGTCAGGCAGATGCCGCTCGCTTCTTTCCTGGCGAAGCCCAGCATGTACAGGGGGGACAGGGTGGAGTGCACGTCCTCAAGGTCAAAATGGTACCCTTTCAGGCGCTCAGTGAGGGCCTTGATGGGCGTCGGGTGGGCGGAGAGTTTCGAGAGCACTTTCACCATGGCAACGATGGTGATTTCACTGAGGGTTTCGGTGTTTCGTTCCATCAGCCTTTCTTCACTTTCGGTTGGATCACGCTGGCCACATGCGCTTTCGGATCCGGGACGTTGCTTCTCCACTGCTGGTAATCGCGGTGCAGCACTTTGACTTTGTACTGCCCGTCGGCGTTGCGCTTCGGGGCTTGCAGGTCATGAAACAAGCACAAACTCAACGCTTCGCTGAGGTCCGAAGTGACCAGTTCGAAGTAAGAGAAGTCCTGCCGGGCAACCTGGGCTTTCAACTGGTCCCGTTCGGCCCTCAATTCCCGCATTTCAGCGGCGTGCCGTTCACGCTCCCGACTCGCCCCGGAGTGCGCCTTCTCGACTTTCTGTTGCGCTTCCAGCAAAGACTTTTGAAGCCCGAGAATCTCCTTTTTCAACTGGTCTGTTTCTGGAGCAGCAGCAGCCCGCTGCGCTTCACTTGCCCGGACCTGCAGGGCACGCACCTCGCTTTCAAGGGTGTCCACCTGCTGTCGGAGTTGCTGTTCGTGCCGCTCGTACTGGTCGAGTTCGTTTTTGTAGTGGTGGGTCACTGCCGCAGCGAGGCAATCCTCAAAGAACTTCCGGGCGTCCAGGGCGTGCTTCTTCAGCACCGCGTCGGCCAGAGCAGCATCGAAAGTGCGGTGCAGCAACCACTCCTGTGCGACATCCACAAAGCAATCCATGCCGCGCCGCAACAACCTCAAATTGAAGTGGTCGTTGTGGTGATCGCTGAAAGGCTGCGTCAAGTAAGCCTCTCTGGTGCTCTGCAGCAAATCGGTGATCGCCAGGAAGGACTTGCGGGCCATCAAACCGAAATCCTCATCGTTCAACTGCGCCAAACGCAACGCCGGCGGAGGGGTGACCCTTTTGCGGACAGGGGGCGGTTGGTTCACGCCAGACAACTGCTGGTTCAATTTGTTCAGTTTGCTCACGGTTCTCCTCTCCCTGCGTTGATCTCAGAGAGGTAATGCTGGAAGGCCTCGCTGTTGAACGGCAAAGGGGTGCGCACCACCTTCAGAAGGGTGGTTGCCACCTGCGCAGCACCATGCTCGTGGATGTGAGACAGCACCTCCGGCAACCACTCCGCGAACACCCGCATGGGGGCTTTGCTTTTGAATTTCAGTTCACACAACGCCCGGAACACCTCCGGGTAAGCCTCCAGAAGAATCAAAGCGGAAAACTCCACCTCTGGGTGCTCCGCGAGATCCAAGGCGACTTTTGCGCGTGCAGACGTGAGTTTCGCCTGCCGGGACAGCAGTGCAAGCTGCTCCGGGTAAGGCAAAGGCGGGGTTTCCACTTTCGGCGGGAGGGCAGGGGTGCGTTTCCCGCCACGCAAAGAACGCTTCCGGGACTGCAGCACAGCCTTCGCAGGAAGCCACTCCGCAGGGGCGCGGATGGTGTACTCGGGTTTTCGTCCCGGTCGATCCAGGCGACTCACCACCTGGAAGCCCAGCAGGGCATGCAGGGTTTTGCGGGCCGTGTCCTCGGTGATCAGGCACCTCCGGGCAATTTCAGGGATGCCTGCCTGGACACTCAAGGTGCCGGCACTCAAAGTGATCAGGTGACTCACCACCCGGTGCTCATGGGGGGTGAGGGGGTACTTGTCGAGCCGGTCCCGCAAAGCATCGGTTGTCTTTCGGGCCACCTACGTCCGCTTTCTGCAAGGCCCTGGCCCCCTGAGGGTCTCCGCGTACAGACCGCACAACTCCTTGCGGTTCAACTCCGCGAGCTTCGCACGGGTCTGCAACTCAATGCCCGGCATGGACCACCAGCCCCCGTAATACCCGGCCTTCCGGAAAGCCATGATCTGATCGATCATGCTCTGGGCAGTCACCTCCGGGAAAGGATCCGGGGCTTCAGGTTCAGGCGCAGGCTTGCTGGGCGTGGGCTTGGAGGGCTCCACGGCGGCAATCAAAGCCTGCACTTCATCCACTGGTTTTCCCTGCCAGGCCCCCTGCACCCGGTTGATCACCTGATCGAGCACCATGTGCAACTCTGGCTTCTTGTGCGGACTGTTCGGCACCCGCCAAGCGCCTTGCGCCCCACCGATCGGAATGGGAGGGTCAATGGCCGTGAATTGCCCGAGACGCCAACCGTTCGACCCGAAGTACCACGGGTCATCATGATCCTCAGGGGCACCGGTGATCACCTCCTCGATGATGGCCACCGCATAAATGCCTTGCTTCACGAACCTGAGGACCTCTGAAGGGTCCGTGAAATCCGGCATGGCCGCTGGTTGCATGCCGACAATGCCCAGGCAGATCTGCTTCAATTCCTCGCCGAGCCTGAGTGCAGCCTGCTCACCTGACGGGCCTCTGCCGCCATGAAGGGCGATGGTGTCACCGACCTTCAAACCCAGCCTCTGGGGTGGGTACTCGCGGTTCTCGACGCGTTTCTTTGGGAAGCCACCCCCGAAGTCGTGCAGCATCATCGCTGGCCACGGCTGCAGGAGCGTCAAAGCCCGCAAATTCTCAAAATCATAAGGGGGCATCAACGGTCATCCTCCGGTGGCAAGTAACTTTTGATCTGGTGCTCCAGGAAGTGCTTGGCTTCTTCGAAACGCGTGTGAGGCAAATCGCGGTATGAAGCCAGCCCGAAATGCTCCTTGAAAAGCCGCCAGGCTTTCGAATAACCCATGTGCTTCCCGAGGGCCTGCCCAAGTGCATGGATGACTTTCACTTGCCCAGCGCTGATCGGCGCGGTTTTCTTCCAGCCTTCCAGTTCAGAGATTCGCTGGTCATGCTGGGTGAGTTGCTTTTCGTGCTGCACAAGCTGCTGCGCGGACTCCAGCAGCATTTCCGCTGGGGTCTTCAAGGCAGGGACAGCAACCCTTCGATTCCGGGCATCTCCGAACGCCTGCACCAACTTCACTTTCAGGGCCACAGACAAATCGTTGTTGCGCACCAGCGTCAGCAGAAAGTACACCTGGTCTTCGTTCAGCAAAGCGAACTTCGGGGGTCTCCCACGGCCTTCCTTTTCTGCGATTTCAAATCGGAATAAACCAAAGCCTTTCATTTCATCCTCGTAATCGCTCAGCAAACTGAGGATGCTTTCATGCTGGTTCCCGAGTTGCGCAGCCACCAACCGGGAGTCGACTCGGGGTTCTTCATTCAAGTAATTCAAGGTGAGGGGGGCATCGGTCATGAAAAACCTCCAAAAACCAGAGGGGCCTCTGGATCAAAATGAGGGTTGAGGGTCACTCGAGTTGCTGGCCATCTTCAAGATGCGCATGGTCAACCTGTCATTGAGCAGGTCCCGGTCCGGCGCAAACAGAGGCGTTTCCACATCCACCACCAGCGTCAACTCCCAAGGCTCGACGAACAAATGGTTGTACTGCTCGGAGGGATCATGGAATTTGATGAGGTGCGCAGCGAGCACGAAATCACGCGTTTTGCTGCCCTTCGAGCTCAACTCGGGAATGGTGATCACCTCACCATCTGAAGGATTGAAGGCCTTCAAGGAGAAAGCGACCATCTCGCCAGCTTTGGGTTTCTTGTTGATGCGATGGCAGACCTGAAAGAACTTCAAATCCACCGCGTTCTGCAAATTCACCACCAGATGGGTGTACAAATCACCATGGTTGTCGGGCTTGGTGCTCGCTTCGCTGAGGGTGACCGAAAATTCCTTTTTCACTTCCGCTTCCTTCTTTCGATTTCCAAACGCCGAGCCGCGGCATAAGCCGAAAGGTACTCGGGGGTGGCCGCCTTGATCTCTTGGATGTGCTGCACACTCCAACCTTCAATCAAAGCGAGCTGCTCGTCTCGCAAAGGGTGATGGTGGATCTTCAACAAGCGGTCCTCGCTCCAAATGGGCCAGTTGGGCAACTGCGGTTGGATTTCCGGCCTGATTTGACCTTTCAGAATCAAGCGAACCAATGACTCTGTGAGGTTGTGTTCGGTGGCCACTTGGCGTCGGACTTCAGAGGGCAGATCTGGCGCATCCGCACCGAAGTACAGGGGGTGTCGGTTCCGCAACGCCTGAATCAACTCCGGGGTGGCTTTCGGGCCTATAGGATTGTTCTGGCGATGCTCGCGGTATGCTTTGATGGCCTCCGGAGGGTAGTAAGTGGCCCATTGACGACCAGCATCCCAGCATTTCTTGCCTATGAAACGCAAATCCAGCCAGTCTTTGGCACCTGAAGGATCCACCTGTAATTCTTCGCACACATCCCGGAGTCGCACCCAGCCTTCAGGAGGGTACTGCTCCTGGATGTGCGCTTTGAAGGCAAGAACAGCGCTCGGGTCAAAAGCCAACTTGTCTCCGACTTGCATGGCATGAAGTTGTTTTTGGTTCAAAGCCTTGTAGATTTTTTGGATGCTCCAACCAAGCAGTTCAGAAGCCTCATGCACAGTGATGTGTCCTGCAGGCCAGTGGCTGCTGCGGAGGTTCACCACGGAAATCTGGGTGTTTTCCAGGTACTGCCGCAAAACCTCCACAGGAATGTACGTGTGGCCTTGGTGGTGCGAATAATGGTCCGTCAACTGGTGCTTTTTCATGAACTTGTACAGCACACTCTTGGTGACGTGAACAGCGAGAGTGGCTGCGAGCAGCAGCACTTTGCCTTCCAATTGAGGGAAGTCAGGTCCGGCCAACCGATGGGCGAGCTGCACGAAAAGGCGGGTGGCTTCGTCAAGGTCCATGATGTCCACAATGACCGGGTCGACTGGCCCAGCCACCGGCTTGAATTTTGCGCGCACCGCCAGCACCGGTTTCTCCTTCGGGACCTTCGGGACCTTCGGGACCTTCGGGGGTGCAACGGCAGGCTCTGGTTTGGGTTTCTGTTGCCTCTCGGTTCTCAAAGCATTCTTGAGGTCCGGTACATGCACCAAAAACACACCGTTGTCCCTGCAGGTGCGAACGGTGTGCCGATCAAGCAGGCGCATGATCTCCGAGGCACTGACCCCCGTGACCAGCTCGGCTCCTTGAAGGGGCTTGAAGTCCGGGGAGGGTTTGGGTGTTACAGCCTCGGGCTTGGGTTTGGCTGCTGGTTTGGGTTGTGGAACTGGCCTCTGGGTGCGGAGATCCGCGATCTTTTCTTTCCAGCCTGACAGCACATTTTCATGCACGTAAACCCCAGGGCCACACTTCCGCACCATCGACCCTTCTGGAGTGTGCTGCTGCATCAACTGAGCAACCATGCCCGATGAGCACTTCAGCAACCCCCGAGCTTCTTTTAAGGACACAAAGCCTTGGCTTTTCAACTCTGCCCGGTCCGGCTTTTTGGGGGAGCGTACCAGTTGAATGTCCAGTTCGGGCTTGCCCTTCCGGGACTCCAAGTACACCTGCAGTGGATCTCGACGTCCAACTTTCTGCAGTTCCTCCGGGGTTGCTTCACGCACAGTGCCACGTTCCTGCTGGGCGTAAATGCACAAGTTGCCCACGAACCGCCCGCAGATTTTGCCTTGCTTGCGGAGTTCTTCGAGGGTGGCTTTGACCACGTTGATGTTCAAGGCCAGTTCGGTGGCCACTGAAGCGGCCGTGGCTGAACGACCCCCGTCGAAGTGGCTGTGCAGGAGACCCATGAGGTCTTTGCGCACGTCGGACTGGTCATGGTCGAAGCTCATCCGTTCGTACAGGATGCTGGTGTTGATCTGGATGCAGCGGATCATGCCCCGGTTGATGAGTTCATCGACAATGGCGCGGTAAACGTTCATTGAATTGTTCCCGAGGGCACCCCCGATGTCGGATTTGCGGATCATGGTGAGGTGATCGAAGAGGGCCATCACTTTTTCGATCTGCTCCTCGGTGATGGTGATGGTTTTGGGCAGGGGCATGCAGCACCTCCTTTCAGGTTGTTGGTTTGCTGAGGGTGGTGAGGGCTTTTGCGTAAGCGACCACCAGGGCGACCCGGAAGGCAGCTTCGGTTTCGCTGGGGGTGGTGCAGTGGGTGCTTCCCTCGCCGATCGGGACGTGGCCATGCAGCAGCACCACCACCCGGCCCGCCATGGGCACCTCCCAGCTCGCTTCGAGGTCCGTGATGCCCTGCCGGACTTTCATTTCGAGCTCCATGCAGGCCCAGTCCCACTTCTCGGATTTCAAGACGGGTTTCTCGTCCGAGAAAGCAAGCGTGAAATGACCCCTCGGGGTTCTGAAGGCGAAAGACTGGAATTTGCCTTTGTCCACGGTGGTGATGAAAAACTCCGGGCGGACAGCCCGGAGCAACATCAGGGGGAAAGGGTGTTCCATGTGGCTTACAAATCCAGAGCCTGGATCTGCTGCAGGGTTTCCGCCACGTGCTCCTGCGATGGCTTGGGGGCACACAGGGGCTGGATGTGACTGGAAGCCTCACCTGCCAGAGGAGGCAGGTCTCGGGTCATCTCGGTGAGCAGTTCTCGCTGGACAAGGCTGATGGGGTCTTCTTGTGGCATGCTGCGCTCCTCTTGGGGTGAAAATCACTCTGCTGGTTCGTAGGTTTTCTCGAAAATGTCGGGCTTGCAGGGGTACCGTTCGCCATTCACGCCGGTGATGATCCAATCTCCAGCAGAAATGTACATGCGGCCTTCCAGGGTGCTGATGTAGGGGTACAGGCGCACGATGTCCAATTTGCTGGCAAGGTACATGGCTTGGGTGAGGTCAATGTCCTCAGGCAACTCGTCTTCGTACTCCCAGCCGTCTTCCATGCCCTGCTGGTACTGCGCAGCTTCAACCACCACTGGTTTCTTCTTGAATTTCCGGGTGCCTTCCTGCGGGTGGGTTGCCTGCGGGGACTCTTCGAACAGCACAGGGAACGGCTCCGAGGGGACAACGAAGTACTCCGTGTGGCCAGTAAACCTGCAAACCATGTCCAGGTCGCGTGCGACGGTGTCCAGTTCCTCTTGATCTCCACGGGGGTTGATGGCCGGGAGGAGGATGTAGCGCAGGTCGTTGTGTGTGTGCACTTCGTATTCTTTGCCTTCAAGGACGATGCTTTTGGCCTCTTTGGGGATGAGGAGTTGGGTGGCCACAATCGGATGCGGAACGGGGATGTATCGGTCCATTTCAATTGCCTTTCTGGTCTTCTTGGAGGGTGATTTCTCGTGGCTGCCGGAGTTTCAGGCGTCTTCTGTGCTGGTCGTTGTTCGCGTACCAGGCAAGCAACTGGAAACCCAAGGTGAAGGTGGCAACGGCGATCAGTGCAGCGATCAGCACGGCAAACCTTTCAGTTTTCGATGACCCGTTCAAGGTTGTTCGGCTCGAACGCCCCAGCGGTCATCCATGGGAGGTTGTTTTCCTGTGCGTACTTTTCAACATCCGGCTGGAAGGACGGGAAGTGCACCCAGACCTTTCCGGAGATCTGGGCTTGCGTGGCGTTGGGCTCCACCACCAAGCCCACCTCTCGGGTCACACAGAGGTTGTCGTATGGACTGCTCGGCGCATGGAACCTGCCCACGTAACGCACTTTGATGCCTGGAGGGAAATCACTCGGGTTTTTTTTCATGGGTGCGCTGCCCCTCCTGAGAGCAGCCATCGATGTGAATGCCAGTGATTTCTGGCAGGGACCTTCGGGACTGGTGCATGGTGTAACCGGTTTTTTGTTCCAATTCGACGTACCGCTGGTACAACTCTGGATTCCTGACGGCACCGTTCCGCAGGTCGTTGCTGTTCGCCAGAATGCAAAAAACGCAACTCAGGCGGTCATTCCCGAGGCCGTAAGCAGGGTGGAGTTCCTGCCCTGCCTCCCGGATGGCCTCGAACACTTGGTCACGGTTGAAGTGGTGGATGGGCAGCCAGTCGAACCATGCACGGCTCTGGGTGGTGTTGGTTTCATTTTTCCGCCATGTAATGGCTTTTGCGCGCCTCGGGCTTTCCTCAGCTCGGAGGCCCACGCAGTTGATGATGGTTTGAAAGCCGTGCTCTTTGGCGTACCGCCTGACTTCCCGTTCAATGGGGCCTCGCTTCAGGTCGGAGGTGCACTGTCGGTGCTGCGCGCTCGGCCAGCTCGGCACGTCCGGCCTGCTGTCAAACCGCGCTTCCACCATGCCCAGCAGGGTCTTGTTGGCACGGGCCACCACGAAAGGCAACCCTGCGTTTCTGGCTTGCTGCTCGGCGTGCTCCAAAGCTCCGGGCCATTCCATTTCCCCGAGGGAGGCGTGAACGACCAGCATTTGTGCTGCAGGACTGATTTTCAGGAGTTCGATCAGCATGGCCTGGCTGTCTTTTCCGCCACTGTGGTTCGAGACGATCAATGCCCCTGCGCGGATGAGGTCTTGGACTTCATCGGGTGGCCACTGGGTTTCAAACAGCGGGTTTTGCATGGTCCTCTTGCGGGGGTGCCGTCATGGCACGGTGTTTTTTGATCAGGTTTTCTGCCCGATCGCTGAATTCTTTGATGGGTTTCCTGTGGATCCGGTTGTAGTTGCTGAGCAAATCCATGGCTTCAGACATCCACGCTCGGGCATCCACCCAGTGCACCTGCTGGTGCTCGTAGCGTTGCAGGGCTTCCATTCCTGCAGGGCTGAGTCGGCAGTGCCCGTTGATGCTGTGATCCACCAACCCGAAGGCTTTCAGGCGTTCGAAGGTGGCATTCAAGCGCTCGTGGCCACACATGCCGGACTTGCCGCGCACATGGCGCGTTTTGGGGGACGAGCCGTTGTTCTCTCGGATCAAATCCCGAATTTCAGTCAGCATTTCAAGTTCGGCTTTGCCGAGTTCCACTTCGATTTTCATGACTCACCGCCCGGTAAAGAACAGGCCTGATGCTTTTTTGTTCCACCAGGCCTTGCGTGACAAGAATTTTGAGGTTCTTCCAGACGGCCCGAATGCCGTTCGTGGTGCGATTGCCTCTGCCGTCCTCTGACAGGGTGTCGTTGATTTCCTGTGCACTGAGCCACATGCCAGATGTGGATCGCAGGTGCCGGAGGATCCGGTTGCAAAGCCAAGTGCGTGCTTGTTTTGCCATGCTGCCCTTCACTGCCGGACCCAAGATGCCCGGCCAACGTGCCTGAACTCCTCGGATTTCAATCGACAGAAAGCCTGCCCTTGCTGCGGTATCTCCACGCACCCCTGCACGCCCCACGACCGCACTTCCGTCACCTGCAAGAAGCAACCCCCGAACAACCGGTGCTCGGGGTACACTTGGACCACATCACCAACGACAACGCTGCGCCCACTGGCATCAACCATGCTGGGCATCCAGAGCGAAAAGGGAGTGGGGTCCGATTTTGCGGTTTGCTTCTGCTGCAGGATTGAGCCACAGCACCTCTTGCCGGTCCCCTCCACGGTCCGCTTGGCTGACCTGGTGGTACTTCCCCCACCCTTCCAGAAGGTCGTCATACAGGTCGCTTTCGTAAGCGGAGAGCATCACCATGCCCTGGTAGTCTTGGGTGAGGAATTCCAGCATTTCGATGTGCTGGGTGTCGTCCAGCATCTCCTGACGGTACATGGGTTTGAATTTCCGGGTGCGGGCAAGGTAAGGGGGATCGATGTAAGCCAGCACCCCTGAGTGGTTCAGTCGCCCAAGCACCTCAAGGGCGGGCCTGCATTCAATCTGGGCGTCTTTGATGCGTTCCACGGTGGCCATGATCCGCTCGGGCAGGTTCCGCCACTGCTGGGTGACTCCTGCGCCCACGCCGTTCAGGGCTCCGTTGTGCCTCCACCCACTGCGGTACCGTCCGTTCGCCGTGCCGCCCTGACTCATCCAGTGTTTGATCAGGGTGCGGCGGGCAAGTTCAACAGGGTCATCTGTGGGATGAAAACTGTCTTCGTATTCGATTCTCGACCATGGGGTCAGGCGGATGGTTCGCTCCAACTCTTTCGGTTGGTTGCGCAGCACCCGGAACAGGTTGGCGATCTCGTGATCGATGTCGTTCAGGTATTCGCTCTCACTGTGTGGCTTCTGGAAAAACACACTGAATGACCCGCCGTAAGGCTCAACGTAAGTGTGATGCTCGGGCATCAACGACACGATCCACTTGCCGATCCGCCACTTGCTGCCCGGGTAACGCAAAACCGGTCCTCTCAGTTCAGCCATGACGGTACCGGAAGCCCGAGGAGGGTGAAGGCTTGCTGCATGGTGCCCTTGTGGTACAGGTGGAACATGGGGGCCTGCACGAGGCTCTCAGCGGTCACCATTGAGTTTTTCATGCGGTCGTATGCACTCTGGGCCTCAAGGGACTGTTTGAGGAGGTCGAGGGTCTCCAGCAGCACCCGAACGTCCTCTGGTGCGGCTGCAATTGCTTCGGCATCCGGGTGGTTGATGCCATTGATGTGGGTCCGGTAATGCACTTCGTGCTGCGCAAAGCTTCTGGCTGGAGCCATGATGCACATGCCAGGACCAAGACTTTGAAAGCGGGGCTGGGCATAACCGGTTCTCTCAACACACTGGAAGTCCATCACGAAATTCCCATTTCTCAAACTGGTCAGGCGAATCTCAGTCATGGGGTCCTGGTCGTGTCCCACATGCCCACGCCAGCCCCACGGTCCAGGTGTCGCTTTCTGCCAGCGTTCACGGATGGCTTGAATGCCTTCCAGGGCACCTTGCAGGCCGGGATTGGCGGGCGCAGTCACAAATCCCCCGGTTTCTTGTGGTAATCGGGTTCCAGAGGGGCGGTTTTCATGGCGTGCATGAAGGCAAGAAGGCCGACCAGTAGGGTCAGGCCTGAGAGGGAAAGCAGAATTGGGGTCATTGATTTACCCTTTCTCTCGAAGGATGAGGTGCAGGTACCTGAAGAGTTCTTGTTCCTCTCTGGCGGTCAGTGCTGTGGCGTCGAGGGCTTGCCCTTCGAGGGTGTGCCTTTTGATGGGTGGTTTGGGGGGTGGCACTTTGTACCCTGCGAGTTGCATCAGGTGGGTGAAGTCCACCTGGTAGGTTTCGGCGAGCTTGGCGAGCACGTCCGGGCTGGGCTTCTGGATGCGTCCCCTTTCGAGCTGGGACAGGTATCCGGTTTGCAGGCCACAGATGGCGTCCATGTCTGGCAGGGTGAAGCCGATGTTTTCCCGGATTGCGCGAAGTTGAGGCCCGAGGGTGGTCACCGGATGGGGGTCCAGTGGTCGGCGTGGCTGTTTTTGTGGGCGTGGACCCATGCGGTCATGTAAATGACGAGGTTTTTGTGCCACAGGCGCATTTTTTGCCATTCGCTGAGGGTGGGGTCTTTGAGGATTTCGCTGGTGGGTCGGTGCGTGCCGACGCGGGGTTCGTTCTGGTATTTGCTGCCGTCCTCTGCTCGGGCGAGCTGCAGGTACTCCTTGATTTCTCCGGTGAGGATCACGCGGGGCAGGTACAGCCACCAGGGTTCCATGCAGAAAGCGAGCTTGTCGGCAACGCAGAGCCTTGAGAAGGGGTGGTTGTGTTGCCGGGCGTAGAAGCGGCTGTGGTACAGGCAGAGCCGGCCCCATTCTTCGCCGAACAGCACAAACATGAAAGCTGCGCCGAAAAGCACGTGCTTTTCGCCTTCTTCGCCGTCCATGTTGTGGCACCAGCGGGTGAGGTACCCGAAGTCATGAATGAAGAAAGCCACCCACAGCCTGGGGTCCCAGGGGAAGCCGTACAGTTTCCGCCATGCTGCAGCCACGAACAGCGGGTGAATCAGGAACTGGTGCGCCCCGAGGAGCACGGATCTCGGGCCGACCGGGAAGGAGAGCATCAAGAGGGTGAGGGTGGCCAGCGTTCCGAGGGTGGTGAGGGTGGGGGTGATCAAGTCCAGTTTGGTGAGGATCACGGTGTAAAGCAGGCTGGTCAGTGCAGCGATGAACAGCAGGAGGCGGCGTGGGTTTTCAAGCATGGCTTTGAAGTCCAGGGTTGGTGACTGGGAGGGTGTGTGTGGCGGTTGGTTCACTGAGGCTTTCGAGTGGCACGTGGAGTTGCTGTGCCCAGTGGGCGGCGTGTTCTTCGGCGAAGAAAAGCTCTGTGAATTCCGCTTGCCAGGTGAGGGTTCCGTCTGGGGCCCGGAAGTACACCCCGAAGAAGGGGGCTTTTTCGGGTGGGCATGCTTGAATTTTGGTGATTCTGGAGTGGTGGGATTCTTTGTGCGGCTGGATCTGTACGGATGCCACTTCCTGCTGGTCAACCAGATGGGTTTGCTGGGCGAGCGCTGCGCCTTCTGGGGTGAGTTTGCATTTCCCATCAAGGCCCAGTTGAACGAGCCCTGCTTTCTGCAGGGCTTTGAAGGTCTTGTCGAGGGATTTGAAGTGCCACTGGTGTTTGTTGGAGCGAACGTCCGTTGCTGGGATGCGTTTCCCTGCGTTGCGTGCTTGCAGGTTGTGGATGTGCAGCAACATCATTTTTTGTTGGATGTTCATGGGGGTCTCCTTCAGGAGGAACTCATTTGAGTTGCACGAAGGGGACGGTGCCCCCAGAGTAAGTGGGCAGTTTCCCATCCCATTTCTGGATGGCTTCGTATTGCACCAGTTGAGGGGTGATGGTTTTGGCTTTGAGTTTTGCTGCTTCAGCGTCCGCTTTGGCTTTGGTGATGATTTCGTAAGCCCGGGTGTCGGCTTGCAACCGGCGCTTTTCGGCTTCTGCGCGGGTGGCTCGGATTTCGTTTTCGCGCTGGATGGCTATTTGTGTGGCTTGCTGTGCAGCGTCAATGCTCTGTTTGACTTCGCGGGGCAGGATGATCTGCCCGGTGAACATGAAGTTGTCCACCTGAATGAACTCCTTGGAGAGCCTTTCGCGGATCGCTTGGGCCACTTTGAGTTGAAATTCGGGGCGTTTGGTGCCGTTGATTTCCATTGCGCTGTACTGGGAAGCCACCGAGGTCACTGCGTCTCGCACAATGTCCCGACCTACGGTGTCGATGATGTCAGGGGATTGCTTGCCGTATTTGCTGTAAATGTTGGGGGTTTTGCCGCGCTCGAAAGCCATGGAGAAAGCCACGTCCGCGGAGAGGGACAGGCCTTCTTTGCTCTGGAATTTCAGGTTGTCTTCGGCTTTCCATTCAACGCGCTGCAGGCGCACTGGGAACACGATGATGTCCTCAGTGAACGGGTTGTAGGTGATGCGTCCAACCACGATGTTGCTGGTGGTGACTTCACGTTTCGCGCCGAGCGTGTCCACCCGGATGGCTTCCTCGTCGGGGTTGACGGTGGTGATGGCGCAGGAGGTCATAAAGGCGATGGCCAGAAACAGGAAGGGGTGCTTTTTCATTTGGGCTCCTTGGTGTGGGTCAAGTTCTGCAGGTGGGTGTTGATCTGCTCGCCGAGCGTTTGGTGGGCGAGCCGGTCAAGCACGTCAATCTGGCCACTGCGCAACACATCACCGTGGCGTTTCAAAAGATCCTGCAGGCCATCCATCATTTGCTTTCTGGAGATGCGCCCGAGGGAATGCTGGACGTTCAATTTGCGGTATTCACTCTGGATTTTTTGTGTGGGTTTCACCATGCGGTCACCTCTGGGAAGCTGTGGTGGGTGACCCCATCAAGGTCACGTCCGGCTTTTCGTGTGCCTGCCCGGGCCAGCACCAGCAGGGGGTAGGTTTTGGTTTCTGGCCTGCCGTCTCTGGCGAGGGTGCCGTCTGCGTTCATCAGCACATCGCCGCGTTTTTTGTTCATGTGGCGTTTCGCTCCATCGATGTATTGGATGGGGTCACAGAACTGGTGGATGGGGATGAATTCACCCCACTGCTTGAAGTGGAAGGGGGTGTTCGCTTCCTGGCAGTCGTCGCGGATCTGCCGGGCCCAGTCGGGGTGCATGGGTCGGGCGTTCTTGCCGGATTCCCCGCCGACAATCACCCAATGGATGCCGTCCGGGTGGAGGTGGCCTTTGAGGTCCACGGGCCCGAGGAGGGGTTCGCAACTCAAGAAGCGCACCTGCGCTGGAATGCTGGTGAGGACCGGGATGCGCTGGGTGGCTTGCTGTTGGTCTTCTGCGGTGGTGCCCAGCCAGATGTTCGGCCCGAGGAAGTCTTTCGGGTCATCAAAGCCTCGAGCGATGCTGTCGAAGGCTGTGTCTGGGTCTTCGAGGCCTGGGAGGGCTTCTGCGATGCTCTGGCGTCTGCCGGGGGTGAGGAGGTAGTCTTTCATGCGCTCAGGTCTTTTGGTGAGCAGCAGGAACCGGTGGGCTGCATCGTAAGGGCTTGAGGCGAGGATCATGCTGGCAAACACCCGGTCCAGAAAGGCGTCAGGGACAAGTGGATGGAAAAGGTCGGACATGCTGCCCACGAAGATTCGTGCAGGTGTTTTGCTGCGGAATTTCAGGGGGTCAATCAGCCTTGATGGGTGGAGTTGGATGCTGCCAAACGGTTGCCGGTACTGCTCAGGGAGGCGCTTCCCGGCGTGCAGCGCGTCATGCCTCTGGTCGTGCAGGGTTTTGGCGTAGCAGTTCTTGCAGCCCGCAGTGATTTGAGTGCAGCCAGAGGTGGGATTCCAGGTGTGGGTTGCCCAGGTGATGCTGGTTTTGTTGATCATTCATCCCTCATGGTGGCTTCCGGTTGCGCTTGGCTTTGCAGGGAGGCGCAGGGGTGGTGGGGCGGGTTTGACTTTCCCGGCACTCACCAGATATTTCAGGCCGATTTCGGTCAGGTGGTATTTGAATTGCGCCTTGTGGCCTTCGTCGGTGGTGGTTCGTCCCACGAAGCCAGAGAGCCACAACGGCAAAATTCGTTCTTGCAGCTGGGTTTTGGTGAGGCACAGTTCCAGCAGCAGGTCGTTGGTCTTTTTGGGTTTCCGCAAGGCCATCAGCAATTTGATGTTCTCTTGTCTTTCGAGGCTCATGGGGTGGCCTTGTTGAGCCCATGAGCCTTCATGCGCTCCTCAACCAGCAGGTGCGCCCTGCGTTCCGCTTTCCCGAGGGCGTTGAGGTACTCAAGTGCGGTGTTCTGGTTGGGAACGGACCTCGGGGTGCCTTGTTTTTGCAGTTCGAACAGGTCATGGGTGGCTTTCAAGGCGGCGGTCAGGGCGTCCACTTCTTGCAGCAGGTCGCTGAGTTGCTGGACGGTCAGCAGGGAGTGCTCAGCCCCATGTTCCTGCTGGTGGGCCACGCGGGCTTTGAGGTCTTCAAACATCCTTTTCCTCGGCTTTCGGAATGGTTTCCGTTTCATTGTTGATGCTCTGTTCGATGCGTTCCGCTTCGAGCAGCAAGCGGGTCGCCACGGCCCGCAGCAGGGACTGCGCGGATTCTTTGTGCTTGGGGATGATCGGCCCGAGGTACCTGTGGAAGTACACCTCAAACGTTTGAGGGTCTTCTTTTTCAGGCTCAGGGACATCCCGAACGTGGCCACCGAGATCCAGCAGCCGGAGGTGCTGCCGGTCCAGCAAATCCAGCACCTCCGGGAGTTTCCGGATGAGGCGCAGGTTGTGCTTCACCCTCGGGTGGGTGGCCATGAAGGAGCAGATGACTTCTCCACTTTCGGAGATGATCACCTGTTCATGGGTGACCTTCCAAGGTCCGGGTGTGGCCTTCTCGCGGAGCTTGTGAACATCCTGGATGTCCATGTCAGGCCACCACAGGGGCGTTCATTTCCCGGTAATCGCGGTAGAAGCCCAGCACATACCGGAAGGCCTCATCGAAGGAATCACAGTACTTGAAGGCCGCCGCTGGCATGCTTGAGGCTTTCCATGCCACTGCCCAGAGTCCAGAGCGCGTGGCGTAGAAGCTGCAGCCGTACCCTTCCAGCAGGCCTTCCACGGTAAACAGGTCAACGTTCTCGCAGAACACTTCATGCCGGATGGGGATGAACAACTGCACGAATTCAATTCGAACGTCCTGCACGAAATCCGCCAGCTTTTTGTAGGTGCGCCTCTCGGGGGGCCTCTTGCCAACGATCGGCTCAACGATCCCTGTGTAGGAAACCACTTCGCCTTTTTTGACGCTGGCAGTGGCCCTGAAGGTGTACACGGCGCGACCGTAACGGAATTCCACCTGCACGGCTTTGCCTTGCTCGTGGATGGTGCAGTCCCTGAGAGGGGTGCTTTTCAACGTCAGTGTTGTATGATGCATGCAAGCCTTTCTCCCGGAATTCACATGGTTGGTTGCCCTGAATTCCGGGTTTTCTGTTGTGGTTTCTGGTTTTGTGGTCCATCAAAAACCTCACTCCGGGCCTGTGAGGGTGGTGCGTTGCAAGTGCAGGAGGCATGTGGCAAGTGGACCCCCTGCCCGGAACGGGGGTTATGGCAACGGTCCTTTACCGTCAAATGATCCCAGGTCGAAACCTGCTGTTCTCACCTCCACTCCGGCCCTGCAGCTCGGAACCTGAGAGCAATCAAAGTCCTGCAAATGTGTTTGGTATGAAGCACCCAGCAGGCTGTCACCGTTTCTTTCTGTTCGGATTGGTTCGCTTTGCGCGGGAACTGCTGGCCCGCACCGCGAACCTGAACTGCCACCCTCGGGGCGTGACCCCGAAAGGCCCGTGACCGGGTGGCTTGCTTCAGTCCTGCTGCTTGGAGCCGCCCGGCTGGTGTTTCACCACGCGCGCTTCCACAACCATCCCGAGGATTTCGCGGTCTGAAATCAAATCGAAATCCACCAGGGTGATGTCCCCGTTGGGTTCCCTGAATTCAAGTTCGGGGGTTCCGTACTGCTCCACTGCCGCCTCTCGGATCGCTTCTCCAGTCAGGTCAACAATGAGATCTCCGGGGTTGCAGTTGGTGTCGTATCCGTCGATGGTGACGATGATTTCGCTGTTGAAGGATTTCAAGGTGACTTCGATGGCGCTGTGGTTCCAGGTGTTGTTCGGGTCGAAGGACTCCAGGATGCCTTTGCGGCCTTTGAGTCGGTTGGCGAGCTGCTCGGCTGCCAGGGTGAGGGTGCTTCCGGCATCTGGTGACGTGAAGGTGGTGGAGGTGTGGGAGGGGTCGTCGAGGGTGCCGACCGCAGCCCCGAGGGTCATGCCGTGTGCTGCGAGGTGGTTTCCGAGTGGAATCAGGATCTGGGTGTTGTAATCGGCTGGGGTCTCCCGGATGTGGTCGAAGGGAGGGAAGGGCGTTTTGTGCAGGCCGGAGTCGAGGTAGTGTTCGAGTTCGTTGAGGGTGCGGATGGCGCTGTAATCGCCTTTGAGCGCTGGCTTGAGCTGCGCGATGCGTTCTTGCAGCAGGTTCACGGTTTCTTGGGTGATGGTGTAATGCATGGGTGTCCTTTCGGGGAATGAAAACCCCGGAAGAAATGGGTTCCGGGGTGTCTGACAGTCAACTCTTATCGCTTGTAACCGCTCACATAACCCACTTCCTGTTCTGGCTGCCTGCTGAGCCAACCACGATCCTGCAGGCGAACCAAACGAAAGCCAGAGTGAACCTCTCACCTGTTAGGAGTTCACCCCAGCGAGCTTCTGTTTTGCTGTGGAAGCCACCCCCGGGATTTGAACCCGGCATGGAATGAACCTTCAGGTGGCAGAAAACCGGGTCAATTGTGCCCGGTGGAGACTTGCAACGGCTTGGTGATTTCGAACTGCATGACGTAATCCGCGACGGTGATCCACTCACCGGAATCCAGTTTGAGTTTGGTGTCCAGACTGGCCGGTTCAAGGTCCTCGAGGTTCACATCCACGCCGACGGTCAACTTGCGCACGCCGACCAGAAAGGCCAGCAGTTCCTCGCGGCTCGGGGCAACGTAAATCTCGGTGTCTTCTTCGAAACTGAAAGCCTGCATCTGCACGACTTCCACGACCACTTCATGCCCAGCGACCCTCAGCACCTCTTCGATGTTGACGCGTTTGACATTCACCCAGTCGAGGTGCACTTCCCCTTTGCTGTAAGACAAAGAGAAACGTTCCGGCTGGCCATCCTCGTGAAATTCATCACTGGTGCCGTGAAAAATCCAGCCTTGCGGAATCGCTGATTCACTGGCACAGAAATCATTCACGGTCTCACCGGCGGCAAACAACACCTGCCCAACTGGGATCCGCCTGCCAAACCAGACTTTGTTGGTTTCATGGTGCCTCAAGAACACCCGGGCATGGTCGGTCTCTGGATTCCAGATGATCAACTTGAAATGCTGCACCCCTGTGGGTTTCGCTTCATAAGCACCGCACCCGCTGCACCCGAGCTCAACGGCACTCCTGCCGTAAGGGGTGTCCACCCCGACGTCTGGGTGAATGCAGTTGCAGGGCGTGAGGTTCACCGCCACAGTCAGGGTGGTGTCCTCCTGAAAGAACAGGCATCTGGGGGGTGGAATGTTCCATCTGTTCATGTGTCTCCTGTGCAAGAAAGAATTCCCCCGGCCATTCACCGGGGGTTTTTGACGCACACTCCTGAGGTCAATGGAGAGGGACAGGATTTGAACCTGCATGCGATTGTTTGCCTTGGATTCCCCTGTGGTAGCGGTCAGGGCTTCCCAGCCTCCTGTTTTTCTGGCAGCCCACGTTCATGCAGCCTGGGCACAGCCGCGCACCACTGCGCTTCCCTCTCATGCATTCAATCCACAAACTGGATTTTCTCCCCGAGGTCCGTGGCCACCGCAATCAAACCCCTGCGGATCACCAGGGCCCGCAATGCAGCAACCTCCTCAACGGTTGGAGGCGCAGCCTCTGGATGCTCCTTTTCTGCTTGGAGGGCAACCGTAAGGGAAGGAGGGGGTTCTTCTGGAGCATCTTCTTTTGGAGCCTGAGGAACCGCACCTTGCACTCTGGGTGTGGCCGGCTGGGTGACTTGCGGCTCAGGCAAAAGCGGTTCTTTGCCGAGCACTGCATTCAAAGATGGTGGTGCTGCAGGAGGGTTCATTTCACGGTAGTTCTCCAGAGCCAAGCGGAACATGGGGGTGTCTCTGATGGGCACCGTGGCCCGACCCCGAACGAAACCCTGAATCTCCTCCGGTGAGAACACCAACCCGTGGGTGACGAGGTAAGCGCAGATTTCCTTGTATCCCAGTCCGTGCCGGTTCTTGAAGTCCGCAATTTCGTAAGGCTCGATGGGTTTGTTGGACTGGATGGTCAATTGCGAACTGGCCGCCACGGTTTTCGCCTGCTCAATCACATCCTGGTGCTTCTGGTACAGCGGGTGCTGCCGGAGGGCTTTGAGGATCGTGCGGCACATGTCCCGACCGATGGCGCGCCGCCCACTGGCGTAATTCGAGAAGCTTTTCTTGTTGTAAGAAAGCCCTTTGCTGGACAGAAAATCAGTGATCTGCTGGTAACTCATCTGAGTGAGTGTTTTGAAGGCCGCCATGAACCGAATGAACTCCTCGCTGGGCGTCTCATTGCCATCGAGAGGGATCGGCTCGGGTTTCGCTGGGAGCTGCAGGTGCACGTCCGGGAAGCACTCCATTGAGTTGGTCCTCTGGTCGGACTGCAGGGCTTCCAGCAAACCTTCAGGCACCATTTTCAGGTGCTGCAGCAAACGCTCCGCGACTTCCTGCAGGGTGAAGTAACACGGGTCTTCGTTCAGGTTGTTCACCAGGTAACCGTCAGACTCAGGGTGCTCTTCGCCCTTGAAGACCATCAAGAAGAAGCACCGGTCGGCAGTTGCGCCCGGGGCGCGACTCTCAAATCCGGTTTGCGCGGTGATCACCTGCGTGCCGCGCCTCACAATGTACTTTCTGCTGCTCAAATTGCCTCCTCTCAAAATGAAAACCCGGTCAGGCAGAACCGGGAGCTGCACAACCGCCCTCTTCACAGGTGGACGGCCAGACGCTGGAGTGTGTTTTGCCCTGGGCCACTCAATCAGGGGGGAACCCGTAACAGGGGCACCTTGCCGGAGGGCTTCACGCTGAAGTGCCATTTCCAGCGCTTCGCATCCCTGCAGGCCGCGTTCGGTGTGAAAACCAGTGGAAAAAGATGCAAGGCACCTGACTGGTCGTGGTTCCCGCAGTCGCCTTATCCCCACAAAAAAACCACACTGGTTTCCTTGTGGGTGTGCGCTGCTTTGCTTGCTTGCTCTCTCCAGAACCCACCCCGAACGTGGGGTGTTTTCAGCCAGCAGCTGCTGGCGGTCCGGGGGACATGAATGCTGCCTGCGCGCGGGCTCTTAGAACACCACGTTCGTCGCCCTTCTGGCAGGTTCGCCACCAAGTGGCATGGCGCAAAAGAGGTCCCTGAATTTGGCACCACCGTCTCAGGAAAGGTTAGAGGAAGTGGTGAGAAAACCCCTGCCTGGGCTTCAATGCCGCCTTGCTTCCGGGGGCACCAGGGGGCGCGGCATGGCCCCCTGCCCGATTCACGCGGACACCCCTGAATTCTCCCCCAGGGTGGGCTTGCGGACTCTGGAAGGCAAGGACATGACTTGCTGCCCTCCCAGTGCGCGCCGCCAAACGCACACGCTCACCTCAGCAACCCAACCGCCTTGAACATCGCCTCGCTGGTGATTTCACCATTCGCCACGGCGTTGCCCAGCACCGAAACCACCGAGCCAAGCTCATAAGGGGTCAAAGCCAGAGGATCGATGATCACCGGATGGTCCAGAGGGTCCGGCCCGAGGGTGGGTAAGTCCACGAAGGAAGGCGCGAACATCCACTGGTAATCCATGAACACCGCATTGAACAGTTCCTCGGTGAACATCTCATCTGCAATGTCGAGCACCTCACCCAGCGGGAAGTCTTTTCTTTCTGCGATCGGCCATTCCTCATCCGGGACGAGGGTCTTGACTTTCCGCAGCACCGCTTCAGCCACGGTGACTGCGTTGCGCTCCTCGACGCCCCCAGCGACCAGCGTGTCGAGCACACTGAAGCCAATCACTTCTTCACCGGCCATGCAGGTGAAAAACGCGTGGGTGCTCAACTCACCACAATCCACCCGAATGCCTTGCTCTGCGAGGTGCTCCAGCAAATTCCGCATGGCGGACACTTCACAATCATGCCGCTCTGGGCTCACGGTGGTGACGAAGGAATCTCCAAAAGGCCGACTCAGGCAGGCCGTGATTCTCTTGGGTTTCATGCCAACTCCTTGGACCGGTGGGTCAGAATCAAAACGTTGTCCGGCGCAGCCTGAGCGGAAGTGATCACCTTCGCGCGCAAGAGGCCCTCAAGGGCCAACTCCAGCAGCCTCGCAGCCTCAGCGCAAGCCTCCGGCAAATCCGACACCAGAGGCCCCTGCGCAACCATGAACTTCAGTGCAGCTCTGGCCACCAACCGGTGAAAGGTGGCCAGAACCAAGAAAGGCATCATGCTTTCCCGAACATCCGAATTGGAGCGGCACCCAAACGGTACTGCTCGGCCCAAGCTTCCGCCCGCTCCCGACTGGAAGCCAGCACCGACTCTGGCACCAGTTCACCCTTGGCGTTGCGGCTGAACACCCTGAAGCCACCCTTCACCTCGTGCACTTCGAACACGCACTCGGAAAGATCCTCGGTGGGCACAGCGAACAACCCGACGCATGCCACGGCAGCGAAGACCAGCAGGATCAAAAGGGCGAGCATCACGCCCCCCGTTTCTTCTGGTCGGCAATGACCACCACCGTCACAATCAGGGTGGCCAGAAACACCAGACCAACCATGCGGTAATTCATGCCTTCCACCTGCCAGAGCCACGCGCGGAAAGCCGGAATGGAAAACAGGCCGTACTCGACCACCAGCAGCAAAACCATCACCAGAGAAGCAGAAAGCCGCTTCTTGCGCACTTGCCCCGATGCTTTGAGGGTGCTAATGTGTCTGGAAACCATCAGATTTCTCCTTTCACCCTCACGCTCCGGTTGGCGCCTGCGTGGGGGTGAACCCCTTCATGGGATTCTGGAGGTCAGGGCAGGAATCGAACCTGCAATCTGCCCTTTACGAAAGGGCTGCTCTGCCATTGAGCCACCTGACCATGACGCCCCCAAAAGGGAGCGGGGGTTTCATGAAAAAAGCCCCCCCGAGAGGGGCCAGCACTTGGAGTGACACGAAAAACGCAAGGCAACTCGGGGCCTTGATGCCGAACCGTGAACTTGGGGAAGTGTGGCTGGAGACAAGGAATCCAGCAGGGAAGATTTCTCACTGGGTCAGAAAGACGTGGCCTGTAAGTTGAGGCACCCAGCGAGACTGCAAAGGTCTGGATTCGTTCTGGTGGACCGGGGGGGAAGCCCGGCAGCCAAGGAAGAAAAATTCACGGGTCCCTCACAGCGAAACGCTGATCGGGTGTTACAGTCATGCCCTGCCCTCCTCTGAAGCGACAGGCACTCATCACGGCAGCCACGGGCGCTCCGATGTCTCATCGGGGTGGGTTCCATCAATCTGGTACAGCCGTGATTTTGGGGTTGTGGATCCGCCGCACATCCACAAGCGGCGCAGTCCCCAAGACGCTCCCACTGGGGCAATGGAGCCAACCTCACCGGCACGAACCTCACGATTACACCGGGTCCTTCGCTTGCCCTTGGAGCAAGAACCACCCTCATCCTCAGGGCTGGCGACTGGTTTTCTTGGTTGACTTTCCTGTACTGCAAAATGTGCTTCTTCCATTCCGTCTGAAAGGGTCACCTGTCCAGCGCAACCCGCAAGTGGGGCTTCTGCTCCACTGCAGCCAGGCCTTCCTGAATGACTTTCAGGTGTTCCGGAAAAGCACGGTTGTCAAACAACTCCGGTGCCGCGTTTCTGGGGGTGGGTGCGGTTGCCTTGGCCCACTTCAAACAACAGGAATCCACGGCCTGCACAAGCAGACCTCCACAAAGCAGGTTTGTCACCTGACTGTTCTGGTTGATTCCTTCTGAGACTTCCTGCGACGACGCGCCCTGAAACGCAAGAACTCCTCTGGGGCCGGCTCGTTTTCAGTGAGCAGGTCCTCATAGCGGGCGATCTGTTTGTCCTCGGGCAGCTTGCTGTTCAGAAAGTCGCGGTATTGCTTCAGGATCATGAAAGTGGGGTTGTAGATGGGTTTCCTGAACCACTTGTACGCCGTTTCCTTGCTGATTCCTGACTCTGTGACGAACCGTTGCTTCTGGCGTTCGGCTGACACGTCAAAACCAGCGGTCTTCAGGAGGTCAAAAAGTTTATGAGGAGAAACGTACATGTGTAACTTATTGTACTCAGCAGTCTAAATGAAAGTCAACACTTTAACTGCTGGGCACACTTTTTGATATTGTTCAAATTTTACAGAGGGCAGAGATGAGCAAAAAGTGTAACCAGAGGTTTGTAAGCTCCGTGTGATACGTGATATAGAATCATTTATATTACTGAGTACCCTAAATGCAGGGTTGGAGGAAGGTCCAGAGATGCCAAGGAAACCCGTTGCAACACCCAAGCCAGAGAAGATCATTGATGCCAGGGATGCCGGGCTGGCTTTGAAGCATTGGATGAAGAGCCACATCAATCCGAGAACAAACCAGCGGTGGACGCTTGACGAGTTGGCTTCCGTCACGGGGATCAGTCGAACCACTTTGGGGCATTACCTTTCTGGGAATCGAGATCTTCGCAAAATCACCCAACCGATTGCACAGAAATTGCTGCCTGTGCTGGGGATGACGGATCAAGAGTTTTGGGATTATTTTGATGTCCCGCAGAAACGGTGGGCTGAGGTGCGGGTGTTTGATCAGCCGGTGCAGCGTCTGGAAGCGGAGACGCTGCACATTGTTGCTCAAGATGAAATCAAAGGTGAATGGCCCATTGCTGTGGGCATTCACCTTTACGTGCAGCCAGATGAAGGCACTGGCTTTTTGTTGTTCAAAGTGGGCGATGAGCTGAGGACTTACCGGAGCGATTCGGCATTCATTCCTGCAGGAGCAAAATCAGTTGGCGCGATCCTATGGGCTGATGCAGAGCCTCTGCTGCGCGCATTGCGTCGCTGAAATGTTCAGGTTGCACCAAAATCCGCATGTGTTCCCCTTCTGGCTGCATTTGCAGGGGGAAGCGCCTAGCGAGCAGGGCGGCTTCCCGAGGGGTCAATTTCACGGTGAGCTCTCGGGTGTAAGTGGATTCAAAATGTTGGGTTGTTGTCATGAGGGGTTCCCGGGGTGGTGCCGAATTGCAACCTGTGCTTGTGGTTGTTTATGATTTGCAGTTCAAAATGAGGGTTTCAACTTCTTGCATGTTTTGCTGGACCACATAATAGTAGTCCGCATCACCATACCGGCGACTTGTGTAAAGAATCCATTCGGATTCCAGCAAGTCGCGTTGTTCTCTGGTGAGACCTGTCCCGATGCAGACTAGTCCATCCAATTGGTATTCTGCGGGGAAGTTGCTCCTATTTGTCGATGGTGCAGTCACAAAAAACCTCCGTAACACAAGATATTGCGATTCAGGTTATTACAGGGTTGTTTGAATAAGGTATCACACTTATACGAATTAAGGAATTACACCTATCTGAAAAGGGGGTTTTGGGGTAAGTGAAAACCCCTAAAGTTTGTAAGGTCACACTTTACATTTTCACCATGCACTCATGCGTCAATTTTTGGGGTTTTTGGGCGTGTTTTGACGCCTCAAAGACAAGCAACCCCCGCAAAAGTGTGACCAAAAAGAACCCCCGAATGGTTCGGGGGTCCAAAGTCCCATCTTGAAGTTCAGCAACTGGCGCAAGGCCCGGGAGGATTTCCTCCATCAGCATATGCAGCAGAAGGGGTGGCCAGAGAGAAAAGGGCAACAAGAACCAGACTCAGCATACGTCTCATCATGATCTAAACGTATGCTGAATACCACGTGAAATCTCAAAAGCATGGTCACACTTTTTGATTGATGAAGGGCGAAATCAAGTCCAGCACTGGCTGCAGGATCAAAGGGTACACCCCGTGCCGCTCCATGGCTTCCCGGTGACGGTAAGCCTGGGTGCGTCCCCTGCGGGGCAATTTTTGACCAGACAGAACCCCCAGAGCGAGTCGAACCATGTATTTTTTGGGGCAACCCGGGTATTTTCTGTTCCGCCATTTTGCCTTTTCGTAGGTGACCACCACATAATCTTCGACGTGCTTCTGGAGCCCTCCGAACCGCTCGGACAGCAGGTACATGACCACTGGGGTGAAGTTTTTCATCCACGTGATCAGGAATTGCTGTTCGCCTTCAGGAAGGTGTTTGAACTGCCCCACCATCATTTTTGCAGCTTGGTCCAGCTCTGGGCCCCGAGGCAACTCTGGGAGGTTCGCATGAATCTGGATTTTGGTGGCGTAGTACATCAAGGCCAGCACCGGAATGCCTGTGGTGGGGTGCCGGAAACTGCTGTTGAGGTGCTCCAGAGCGGTGAGGTCGTGGTGCAAGCTCTTGGCAAGGGCCACAACGGCATGTGAAACAAAACCGTTGATTTCACCCCGGTTGGCCCCGGCATGCTTGGTGATGGCGTCCACGAGCTGCTGGCGTTCGTCGGCCACCTCTTCGGTGTGCATCAGCATGAAATTCAGGTGGTAATGCTCGTAGAGTTTGCCCAACTTGCGAAACAACTTGGCAATCCACGGCAAGAATGCCTCCGGTGCCTCTTCGTAGTTGTCCCGACTGAACTGGCCTTGCAGTTCAGCGATGGCTTTCTGCATGTGCAGGGGCAATTCTGTGGTGGGAGATGACTGCATCCAGGCGATCATCCCCAGGTACTCCTGGCAGCCGACGTACATCAAACTGTTGGGCACGCAACCCTGCATGACACCCTTAAAAGCATGGGTGGCTGCACTAAAATCACCCCGGAACAAACGCATGCGTGCCATTTCATAGGAAGCAATCCACTCGGCGTTCTGGTCGCCGGTCATTTTGGCGATTTTGATTGCATCAAACATCCGAATGTCGGCCTGCGTGTGACGCCCGATCTGGTTTGCAGCGGTGGCGACTGCGAGCAGCAGGCGGAACCTTGCTTCCACATCCGTCCCAGTATTCACTGAGATGTCCGGGTTGAGGCTCTCAGCCATCATCTTCAACTGCGCTTCATTGGCCCTGCGGGTCAGGATGGCAAAGTACCAAGCTTTGCACAACTGGCAGCCCTTGTGCTGGTACAGCAACGCCAGAGCTTCATCGATCTGGCCGAGCCTGGACAGGATCCGGGCGATCCTTGCGTCCCGGATGCTGGAGTCCGGCAACTGCCGCAGGGCAGCCAGCAGGTCAGCATAACGGTTTGTGGCTTCAACCTCTGCATAAAAAGCCGACCATTCCACGTGCTGGTGGATCAATACATTCAATTTTTCTGCATCGGGAATCATGAGCACCTCTCTCAGTGTAACAAAAGGCACGGGGGGGTACCCCGTGCCAAGCGGTCATTCTGTAATCCAGATCTCCTCGATGAGGCCTTCGTTGACCCTCACCCCGAGGGTGCATTTCAATGCAAGTGCCTGCCCGATCGCATTGCGGGTCTGGTCGATGAGCTTCGCCGGAACACCGAAAGTCACCCAGCTCCCGTTGATCTGCAGGTCAAGGGTGGCCCCTGCCCAGGGTTCTTTGCGACGGAAAGGGACGTTTTCGTGCACGTCCCCTTCCAGGGCCTGCTGGGTGAACAGGTGCGGGTGGGCTTCGAGCAGTTTGCGGGTGGCGATTTTGCCGATGATCGCTTCAAGGTCCTCTGGGAAAAGGCGTTTCACTTCAGCGCCTCAGGTTGGATGATCCCGCGGACCAGCAATTCTTTGAGGAGGGTGGCTCTGGTGGCTTCGATGGTCAAGGCGATCACATCGCCCAGCTCGGCTTTGCATTCATGGTCGAGGTGCTTCCCGAGGTGGTGGATGAGGATGCGGGTTGCTTGCTCCTGACTGGCTTCTGCCCGGTGGCCGAGGGAATCAATGGCTTCCTGGGCTTCGACGCTCACCCCGTTTTTCTGGGCGCGCATCAGCACGAGCCGTTCACGTTCGGCTTTCCATTCAGCCTGGGTTTCTTCGCTGAAACGCTGGAGTTCTTCGCGGTGCGCCTCGAAGCCCTCTGTGGCCTCAATGTCCCAGCAGGGGTCAGCAGCCCAACTGCGTTTGAGGGCTTCGATTTCTTCGGGGGTGCGGGGTGCGGGTGTGTTTTTCATGCTGCCATCTCCAGAGCCAGAATTTTGCTTGCAGGAAGGGGCTCAAGGTCCCCTTCTTGCATGAGCGCGTTGATGTATGCGGCTTCCTCTTCCACTGCGGACTGTACAACCCCGGTGCCCCAACATCTGGCGCACTCCACTTCCTGGTTGCCGTACTCGGGCACGTCCACGACGACAAGCCCGTTGTGGCAATGCTGGCAAGGCATGTGGCTTTCAACCACGGGGTCTTGCTGGTTGCGGAAGATGGCTTCAGGGAAATCCTGCCATGGGAAGGCAGGGCGGCACATCAGGAAGCCCTCTGATTGATGTACTGGCGGAAGTGTGTTTCAGCGTCCTTGCGGGCGTAGAATTCTTCTCTGGCTTTGGAGACGGCTTTGTTGACGCAGGTGCGGCATTCGGTTTTGCCACGCACCCAGTTGCCGCAGTCGGCATCTTTGACTTCTTTGCAGGATGAGCACAGGCGGGCGAGGGAGGAAAAGGCGGGGCCTTTCATACGGCCACCACCCATCCAGCACCTGTGTTGCTGCGCTTGTGGATTTCGATGGCGGCCTGCAAGTAGTCCATGATTTCGCGCATTTCGCCGCGTTTGATTTCGGTGAAGCTGGTGATGGTGCGGCCAGTGACACGGGAAGCGAGTTCTTTCTGATTGACGCGCATGCCGGTGCCCTTGTTCATTTCGCCGAGGGTGCGGTGAAACTGGTGGGCTTCACCCAAGCTGAGGGTGGTTTCGGCAAGGTCGATGCTTTCGGTGGTGACGGGCTGGAACTGCATGCGCTTGCCGGAAGCATCGAGGGTGTTAACAACTTTGAGGATCCAGCGGGCGGCGTCTTCGATGGTTTGCAGTTTGCCGTTCACGTGCACTTCCACGGTGTCGCCGGTGCGAGTGGCTTCAACGTTGAAAGTTTGGGCGGGGGTGTCCATCCATTCGCGCTCGCTGATGGTTGCGGCCACTTTCAGGTAGCCTTTGTCTTGCATTTTGCTGGAGAGGGTTTGTAGAGTGTTCATTGATTCCACCTCAACTGGGATTCCTGTAGAGGACGCTTGCTGCCAGGCGGTCTGTCCTCTCAGGTGATTTCATTGTACATCATTCCGATATACTTGTCAATCTCTCGGATATACAGTATCATTTGGGCATGACACACGATGACCTCGAACAACAACTGGCCGAACAACTCAAAACCCGCATGGCCCAGCAAGGCCACACCCAAGAAAGCCTCGGGCTGGCCATCGACCCAGCCGCCAAACAACCCAGACAAAACATCCACCAGTACCTCTCTGGCAGTCGCAGTTTGCTGGTCGGCACCACCCTCAAAATCCTGAAAGCCCTCGGAGCCAAACGCATCCACATTGAATGGAAAGACTGACCCGAGACCTTTTTGTGTGGTTTGTCCCCAGAACAGAGACCTTTTTGTGTGGTTTGTCCCGGGCCCAGCAGAGACCTTTTTGTGTGGTTTCAGCAAAAGCCCCAGCAAAAGCCACCTGTAGACACAGGGACCTTTTTGTGTGGTTCAAAACCCACCACCACCAAAACACCGTTCTGCACAAGATTTCCTCAGAAGCCCAGAACAGAGACCTTTTTGTGTGATTCACCCCC